GTTGACATTTTATTACTTTTAAATTAGTTTTACTAAGGCGAGTTATTATTTATACTACCTTCTTACTTATTTTAAAGCATTTCAATTTTTTTTACACAATTAATATTTTGCTTTTCACTACGAAACTGTCCACCTTTGAAAAGGTGGAGTCAAACGATCCAATTGTTTTAAAAAGTTAAGTTCAAATTCCAAGTATTTAACTTAAAAAAATAACTTAAAGGAACTAATTATATAATATAATAAATGGGAATTTATAGTAACGGTAGTATTTTTGGAATACAAATATATAATTTTAATGATGATGATATTAGTAATATATTATTTGAAGAGAAATATGATGAAATAATGAGTTACAATCAAATGAGGGAAGCATATTTATTCTACACTAACTTAAATAATAAAAATAACATTTTTTTTAAAATTTATACTGAATGTACTAGCACATTAAGTTATAATAGAGATAGTTTTATGTTGTGGCACCCATTGTCTTTAGATACATTTTTAGAACAATTTGGCGATATTCAAGTGTAAAATGTGTAAAAAGATAAGAATTATTTTTAAAAGGTAAACAATTTCGTAGTGAAACATATTTTTATATATTTCAAAAAAAAATTGAATTGCTTTTTACCAAGTAAGAAAGTAGTATAAATTAAATCCAATCACTAGTTCAAAACTATTAAACCAAACGCTAATTCAATTCAATAAGATGTCAAGACAATTTAACAACAAGAAGATCAATAACAATAACAATAACAACGTCAATAGTAGAAAACCTTTCTGCAAGGTTTGCGCTGACGCTGGAAAGACCGATACCGCTCACTTTCCCAGAAAGACTCCCGATCCTAATTCAGAGGTCGTTTGCCCTACTCTCAAGGCGCTCGAGTGCAGATACTGCTTCAATAACGGACATACCGTCAAGTATTGCCCCGTTTTGAAGGAGAGAAACGCAAGAGATGAGGAATTCAGACGCGATCAAGAGAGACAACAACGTCAACAGGAGCGCCAGATGGAGCAGGAGAGACTTGCTCGCTTACCTCCAGTCGTGGAGAAGAAGGCAACCGGCAAGTTCGGCGCATTCCTTGACGAGACCGAAGAGGAAGAGAGAAAGGAACGCGAGGAGGAAGAGATGCGTCTCAAGATCGAACAAGACGCCGCTGCTCTAGTTGCCAAGCGTGAATCGGAGTTCCCATCACTTGGTATGAAGTCTACTTCAAAGACTTCTGCTCCTGCCGCCAACAACTGGTCAGTCATGGCGCAAAACGCTTCTGCTTTGCCTATTCCCAAACCCAAGGTCATCGCTAAGGCGGTTGAGGTATCAAAACCCAAGACCAATTATGTTGGTTGGGCGGAAGACAGTGACGAGGAGTACGAAGAAGAGATGTACGAGTCAGTAATCCCAAGCGATGACGACGAACCATCATCTCCAAGACCGTTCGAGTTCCCTCCTCTTTCCAGCGCTCCTTGCTACGCCAGAGCAAGTTACGAGGACAACGACTGGTAAATCAAAACACCAGTAAGGTAAGTCAACCCCACTCATATAATCCAGACCATAGTCAAAACATAAAAATTGAATAAAAATTAGCAAACTGTGGTCTGGATCCGTATATATTGTATATTTGCTTGTATCATCTTATTATTATTATTATTATCATATCATAAAAACATTATCATATCATAAAAACATTATCATTATCATTATCATTATCAAAAAAAATAAAAAACAAAAATAAATAAAAACCAAAAAAAACAGGGGGACCAATTGGTTCCTTGTTTTTTCCCTTGCATTAAAAAATTGAAATCCTAATATATATTAAAAAATGATATAAAGAAATAAACATAACCGCTAATAATAGTATAAATATAATAAAATGACGTCAGAAGATAAACATGTTCAATATTTTAATGAGGTCCACAAGACGACCTATACGAAGGCGGAAATAGATGGCATCTATTGGTTGTGTGATATACACAAGTTGAAAACTGCCGACGCAATCGGTTACGCACACAAATGCCATACATGCGGTAAAGAAATAGACACAATTGGTAATGAATTTTGTAGTCCAGACTGTAAAATAACAAACAACATTCGTCATCATTTTCCAGAGTATGTGTGCTACTGGGGACCAGAGTGTAAAATATGTACACAAGCGTACAAGACAAATGGATCAAATTACGCCGACTATGAATTAGAAGGTGACGAAATCGAAGTTGATGATGGTATTCCGGTTGGAGAAACATTTGATGACTTAGAATACAGCGACGATGAAGAAGAATCGTTGCTCTCATTAAAAAATCCAAGAGATGATCCTCTTGCAAAAGTGCCATTAGAACGCACAAGCAACTATATAAGTTCAGACGAGGAAGATTCGTTATTACTTTCAAAAAAATCAGATAAAATACAGTCACTAATACAAGGAGACAATACAAATGTGTTCCAAGAAAATATTATTGAGATGATGATACGACTTTATGGTCAACCAAATAAAGGTAAACAATAAAATAAAAATATTTCTATGGACCTGTATATGTCCAATCCGTTGGAGGCAAACACTCTTGTTCTAATGATGGTGTTGAACCAGGAGTATAATATATTGTTTTACTACAAGTACTCATTGGTTGAAATAAACCAATTTTTGCTTGACAATTAGCGTAACAAGTTAAACAATTAAAATATTGTTGATTTGTAAATAAAAAGTCAAATTCAGTATTGTTAGTATTACTGAAAAAACAAAACATATTATCGAAATTATTAGTATTCCAAAATGGGTAAACTGCGGTTATTGGGTCATGTGAACTGTATGTATAAGTAGGAGGATCAGTTGATACTTCAGTTTTTATATTGAATGGGTAAGCTGTCGAAGTAGCAGGTGCTAAATATGTTCCATCAACACAAGTCTGTTTAGAAACAAGAGGATCCGCAAAGAAAGCATTACCATCTTTTGAAGATCTATTTATACCAACACCAAGATTACTACATGTATCCATTATTTTTAAACAAAGGTCTTGGGTTGTTGTGTGTTCCCAACAAATTAATACATTTAGTCCGTTAAATGGATTTGTCGGGTCTGTGTCAAAAAGTGCTGAAGCAAGAGGTTGAGTATCATCTATAGACCCATACACGAACATTGGAATATTTAATAAAAATGACGCCATAGTAATTGTTTGTTGATTACGCATTGATGGATCTGCTGTATTCATAGGGCACGGGTTAGTAGATAGCATGTAAGATATAGGGTATCCAATTTCTGCCAATTTATTGACAACAGTTGGTATTTGACATGCGCGGTAAATTCCATTTTGATTCAAGTGGTATTGTCTATTGGTAGGAGTAGATGGTATTTTTTCTCCATGTCTTATAATGAATATATTTTTTGGTCCTACCATTGTAGGTGGTAATTTTGGTGCACCAATATTAGATTGACTCTGTGTAAACTTAGCGCCAATAGTGGATTGGTAAGAGTTCCAAACACTATACAAAACTTCATAGGAATTTACACCATACCCGGAATAATTATCTATCGGACTCCCATTAGAACATTGTGACGCTGGTAAAGTGTTGCTAAATTGTGCCGTGGATGAAACCGGTTGCGTTGTTGCTGGCAATTTTGAAAAATTTGACAAAAAACTATCAGACATTATATAAATTGTAATTATATAATAATTATAATTATAATTTAATTTAATTTAATTTAATTTAATTTAATTTAAGACGACGGATAAATCCAGTCCGTTGGAGGTACACAATTAGGTTCTATTTCATGTTTATCATCATAATAATATGTTGAATGAGTACAATTATTTATTGGTTGATACAATCCAATTTGTAATTCACAACTAGGATAACAAGTTAAACAATTAAAATATTGTTGATTTGTTAATTGAAAATTAAAACTGGTATTACCTGGATTGGCAAAAAATAAATACATATTATCGTAATTATGAGTATTCCAATAAGGGTAATTAACAGACGCTGTGTTCTTAGGCGGTCCTGTAGAAAATGGCGGTTTTCCGTCAGGCGCTAAATATGTGCCATCAACCGCAGTCTGACTAGATACAGTAGCAAAAAACTGATCAGCATTCATTGTAGATCTACCAATGCTATTACATGTATTTATAATTGTTAAACAAAGGTCTTGGATTGCCGTGTGTTCCCAACAAATTAATACATTTAAACCGTTAAATGGATTTGCCGGGTCATTACTAAACAGTGCATCAGCTACTTCTTGATTATCATTTGCGTTTCCAAAGAAAAACATTGGAATATTTAATAAAAATGACGCCATGGCAACTGTTTGTTCTTGTCGCATAGAACCATCTACTGAATTCCAAGGACACGGGTTTGCTGCTACTAAATAAGTTATCGGGTATCCATTTACCGCAAATTGATTTATTAAAGTTGGTATTTGACAAGCGCGATAGATGCCATTTTGATTCAAGTGGTATTCAATAGTTGTACTTCCCGGGGTCCTAAATGATGATGTTTTTTCTCCATGTCTTATAATAAAAATATTTTTGGGACCTACCATTGCTGTAGGTTCAATTGGTGCAGAACTATTAGATTGATTTTGTGTAAACTGAGGAGTAATAGTGGATTGATATGAATTCCAAATACTATACAAAACATCTACGGAATTATCACCATACCCGGCATAATTATCTACTGGAAACCCACCAGGACATTGGGAGGAAGGTAAAGTGTTGCTATATTGTGCTGTGGATGAAACAGGTTGCGTTGTTGTAGGTAATTTTGAAAAATTTGACAAAAAACTATCAGACATTATATAAATTATAAGTATATAAAAATATTCATATTTTTTCATATTTTTTCATATTTTTTCATATTTTTGCCATTATTTTTCATATTTTCAAGTTTATGTGAGGTTATTTTTATAGTCCAAAAAAAATTGAATTGCTAAAAAGTATATAAAATCATTGTATTAAATTAAAAACCCCTAACGTTCAGTTATATTATATCAACTTAACCCAATACTTAAACTAAGATTAAAAGAATACTATGTCGTCTTCGTCTTCTAGTCAATCAAACGATTACAGTCTCTATATTCCCACTATCCACAAGAAATACAGCGCCGAAATAATCATCAATATCTTCTGGCAATTCTTCATGGGCAACGTGGATCGAATTGACTTCGTCACAATTATGAAGCAACCAAAGGACGCAACTAAAGAACCTGTTGAAGATCCCAATTTCTGGCAGGCGTTCATTTACGTGAGACCCAGGACCACATGGGCTACATTCGTTACAGATGCAATTGATAACACCGGTTCATACAAGTTCTATCCGAATCAGCGCGCGCATCCGGACCCAGAAAAACAAGGTAGTTCTAAAGAATACTGGATCATTCTCAAGAACAAGACACCTGTGCCGTACGCTCAGACGCATCTCAATATTCATCAATTGGCGCACAACAACTCTCTTTTGGAGACCAAATTTGCGGAAATGGAAGCAGAGATGTTAAAAATGAAGGTCAAGATGGAAGAGATGGTGCAAGATGTTGCCAGGTTGCAGTATGACAATGACACAATGTCTATGCAACTCGAAGAAAATACAAAGAGAGAACGATGCGATTCACACTCTACCACTGAATCCGAGGCAGAAAGATTTGTAACCTCATTTGAAAACATATTACAAATGGCGGAAGAACAAGGTGGTGTATATAGAGATGAAAATGGAAACTATGAGGAATACATCAGACAGCGTATGTACGAAGATGACGACAATGATGGCAGAGAGCGAGAGGAGGATCTCGTATACGACGACAGTGGTGAAATGACACCAAGAGGTAGAATCGTTAAAAAAGATAGTGATGGTAATACTTACTATCAGTATGAAATGCTTGATGTACACGGTTACAATAACGGTGATGTAGCGCCTAGAGGTTGGAAAGTCTCAATTGAATCAGATCTAGAAACATGTAGTGAATGCGGATTTAAAGGAGAACTAATCGCATATGGTTGGCGCAACCCGGATGATAACTTATGCCGTGATTGCGTTAACTTACCAGGTATGGACGCTTACGAGTGTTAAATAAAAATTTATATAAATGTATAACCTGTATAACCTATATAATGTATAATGTATAATGTATAATGTATAATGTATAATGTATAATGTATAATGTATAATGTATAATGTATAATCCTGTATATTTTAGTATAAAATTTAATTAAATAAAAAATGAATAAGGGGCGAAAGTCCCTTTTTATTTTTATTTTTATTTTTATTTTATTTGTTAGTATGTTTAGATCAAAAGAGTAAAATATTTACATAAATATATGATAGATTTGTGTAAATATAAGAATTTATTTGGTGTTCCTGGGGAAGGAATACATGCATTTAAAATATACGGCATATCAGTATGGGATACATTGATCGCAATTGGTATTGCATTAATTATAGCGTGGGTAACAGGATGGTATTATTGGCAAACAACGATAGGTTTTTTATTATTAGGAATTGTAGTTCATCGTGTCTTTTGCGTTAGAACAACTATAGACAAAATGTTATTTCCGGGTAAACGTGTGACGTTTGATCCTGAAGTCTATGTGGAGAGTTAAGTTAAGTTGAATTTTCATTAAGTTTAGACTCGTTATTGGTATTGTTATTTTTGTATTGACAGATGATTCCCACTATTATAGTGAAGGTTAAAATGCTGGTTACTGCTCCTACATAATAATATATACCGGTACTACACAACCTCTTGTATGTGACGAATACAAATATAATAACGCCAATTGAGACCCAGATTAGAGAGAATACGCGGTAGCATAAGATATAATTATTGTAAAAGGTTTTAAACCTTGGAAATATTTTGGGATCGTAAAAATCATCCAAAACAATTAGCGCAAGGGTGAGTGTCATGCCATACGCCTGGATGGTTAAATAATCATATAATGTCAAACCAATAATTGGATTTACTCTTGAAACGCAAGAAGTGTTGTCAGTGAATGCAAAATATAGATTGAAAGCGATGATAGGTGTGTAAACAACAATAAATGTAATAATTGTAAACATTCTTGCCATTTGTTTGAGTTGGTGTTGATGTCTGAATTTATCTAAATCGGTTAATGGGCGTTTCAAAATACTGCGAACATTTGAGTTATTTGAGTTGTTTGAACAGTCAGAAGACAATGATTGTTCAACTAACATGTCATCTAATTGACTATTATTGCTATTCGTGTGTCTGAAAGGGGTTTGAGTTGTTGCCATTTTATAAGTTTACGACTGTTATAAGTTTACGACTGTTATAAGTTTACGACTGTGTTAAAAGTATTATATTATAAATAAAATAAAATAGAAAAAACGATTTTCAATTTTATTTTTATACCATATACGCTAATAAATTATATTAAATATTAAACTCAGGGATCGAATATTGTTCGCCATTCTTCACGTACTTGGCGATTACCTTAGGATTCAGTTTGTTAACAATAATGTCTTCTACTTGGTAGACATTGAATGCCTTGTCAATATAATAAATGATACCTTGAATTTCCTGCGCCCATACTTCGACTTTTTGTCCAACGGGTTTATCGTCATCATCATTATCACAAATACCATGAGGTGTGCCCTTCATATGGGTGCCGCAATATTCACAATCAGTCTTTTTGCGTCGAGTGCACTGTTCACCGCTAGCGCGTTTTGCGCAGCATCGGTCGGATAAATGTACGACATTCTTGACACGTTTTCTCTTCAAAAAGTCTTCCTTACTTAGCACGAGACGATCGTAATCGTAAACATATTGGACCAATTGACTTAAATTGGGGTCGGTATTTAATCCGAGTTGGTCTGCCTTGGACCTAACACGGTCCTTCAATTCAGTAATATACGCTTCTATTTTCTTGTTGATTCGTCGTTCCATTGTCTTTATATTGATTATTATATATTATAACTGGGTTGTCTTTAGTTCAATTTTTTATATATTTAAAAAAACAACTTAAAGAGCGCGACCTATTACTTCTTCTTTTTGCCGCGCTTCTTCTTCAAATAAGGATCTATTGCTTCTTCAACTTCATTTTTATTTATGGCGTCTTCTATGACGTCGTCTATGTCTTCTGATCCGTTTTGCATGACGTCGCCTATAGTTTCTTTTTTTTCTCGTATTGTTTCGTCAATAGGATCAAGATTAGCAACAATTGCAACACCAAAATCCTCAATTGGGTTAATGACTTCTTCCTTTTCTTTTTCTTCCTTTTCTTTTTCTTCCTTTTCTTCATCTGATTCATCCAATGTTTTTGTTAGTTGGAAGAACATTTTATCCATGTATTTTGGATCATTATTAAGTTGTTCTTTAATTGAATCTGTTCTTTCTCTAGTTAAGTTAGTAGCGTTAAATTCAGACAAAGGTGCTATTGTATCTAGTACATTTGATGTCTTTTCCTCAATATGCAAATTTAAGTTTTCATTATTACTATGGTTACTATGGTTACTATCATTCGAACTAACACTATTGTTGCTGCTAATATTATTGTTATTAGTATTATTTATCGGTTTGGTTCCAAACACTCTAAATGTATTCATTACAGTATCAACACCTTTCTTTAATAAACTGCTCTTAGGTTCACTCTTTCTAGGAACCACTTTAGGTTTACTTGATGGATCAACTACTTCACTTCCTCCTCCTGCGCCGCCACCTTTTGAACTATCACTGCTAATACTACTAATTTGAGATAAAGTGTCGTCAAAATCACGCGAGTTTTTACGTCGCGGACTATCATCAAATGTGATATCTTCATTCAAGTAATCGTCCATGGACTTCATTTTCTTGGCAAACCGTTTAAAATGCTTGATATGAATATTATGAAAAAAGTCCAAGTAAGAAATAAATAATGCAAGATTCTGTTTTATCATTGTCACATTAAATAAAAAGGTGTTTACAAAGTTATTAATATTTAATCCAGAATCCTGCTTTATTTTATAATTTTCCAATTCCGTCTCTTTAAACACAATGTGTTCTTGTATACCACCTAACAGTAATATAATTGTCTTATGTACTTCTTCAATAGTTTCAAAATTATATTGTTTATAGGGTTCTAAATCCTTATAAATAGGGAATACACTGTTAGTTTTGATCATTTCAAATGTCTTGTTAGTTCCTATTGTTTTATCAACATATTCAGAAACAATCTTGAACAATTTGTAATACTCACAATACATTCGATTATTTAGTGCGTAAAAGTATTTCTGCATATCAGCGTATTCAAAGTCAATTAACTTACTTTGAAATTTAAACGAATCGAGTCCAAAAACAAACAAAACATCATGATTACTTTTAATAAAATCATTTGTCATGTTTTTTAGTTTAGTCAATTTTACTTCAAGCACACTGAACACGTTTACTACATGTACTCGTGTATCCTTTATCTTATTGAAAATTGTTTTTATTTTTAGTAATTTGGTATCCATATTATTATTATTACATATAATAATATTTTCAAAAATAATATATTATTAGTATAATTTAATATGAGTAGTAATACAAATTCTAACAATTTGATAACAAATGGCAATTCAAATGCAAAATCTGATACTACAGTTGATACTAGCACTGCTATACCAGAAGTAGATTGGACAATTGATCATGAAGATATTCTTATAGAGTGGGCAGATAAGGCAATGTGTTTCCGATGGTTACACTCCAGGGCACATGCGTTATATAGTAAATTAAATTATAATTACACTATACCAGTTATTGTAATATCAACACTAACAGGAACGGCAAATTTCGCCCAAGACCGTGTTCCTTTAGCGTACCAAGGTTATTACGTCATGATTGTAGGTGGATTCAATATTTTAGCGGGAATTATAACAACAATCCAGCAATTCTTAAAAATTACACAATTAAACGAAGCACATCGCGTTTCCGGTATTGCCTGGGATAAATTTTACAGAAATATCAAAATTGAGTTGGCTAGACATCCAGATGAAAGAATTCATGTAAATCAAATGCTCAAAATGTGCAAGGAGGAATTTGATCGAATGATGGAAACTAGTCCAAATATACCAGATGAAATTATTAATGAATTCAAGAACAAATTCAAGGATAGTCTTGAATATGAAGACATTATTAAACCAGAAATATGCGATAAACTTATGTCAACCGAGTCATTTAGAAATCAGTGGTCGAGTCAAGAGAATCTAACAAAGAAGAAGAACATAAAGGCGCAACGTGATACTAAAATGAAGCAAATTGTTATTAATTTCATATCCGAGTTTCAAACAGTTCAAGGACGTGAACCAATTACTAGTGAAATTATTGACAATTTAAAGGATAAAATAGATACGACGACACTAACAACCATTATTAATGATATTAATAACAGTAATACAATGACATCAAGTAATTCAAGTCTTGTTGTTCATGCATCAAATGTTGCGAATCTGCCTGTGTAATCAATTTTGATTTTACTGCTTTTCTGACGTCAATACACTATTAAAATTATGGGGTAGTATAAATGAAGAAATTATTATAAAAATCATAAAGGCGAGATAAGGACCATATTTGTCAATTGTGATGCTATAAAAATTTAATATTGTTGGCAATACAAATAATAATAATACTGATATACCTATTCCAGTTACTAATGAACTCATTATATAATTATTTAAGAATAAATAATTATAATATTATCTTACATTTTTACAATTTTTCTATAGGATCATATATTTATCTTGTTTATCTATTTCGTATTTATCTCCTAATATACTCTTTTGCAATATATGATACGAAATTGGATACGCCAATTCATATTCTTTGGTCAGAATATCCGGCAAAATAGTGTCAATATCTGCATCTTCATATTGTATTATAATACACTTATTTCCCTCAAATTTTATGTTAATGTCTTCATCTGTTAACGATAATGTCTTATTTGATTCTATGTACATAATATAATTCTCAGGAAACAATGCGTAACGGTTTATTCCACCTCTAATATATCGTCCATATTCATTATCGATCAATTTTGTTCCTGCCTGGTTGTGTGTTATACTTACGTCATTTAAATCGATCAGTTTATGACCTCCACTCCTTACCCATCCGCCTTCTTTTACAGCGTCTTCAAACAATCTAAAATAATAGTAATATTGGTCACAAGATGTGTAAACCTTCTCTTTGGAAACACCAAAAACTGATTGAAATTCTACATTTCTGAAATAACTTCCACTATAAACTGCGTCTGGAATTGGATATACATCCATTTTATTCGGTATATGTAACACGCTTAATTCAGGCATATTTAAAAACAATTCAGTAACGTCATCATCAATTGGTATGTTACATATACTCCTGATATTCATTATTTCAGTTGGCAATGAAAACCATATTGGATTATTCCTGGTTAAGGAAATGCGAAATATATCAACAATACTAATGTCAACTAATGCGTAAATACGCTCATTTTTATCACTAATCAATCCCTTGTATGCATCCATCGTCAATTCAGACGGATTGCAACCAATCGCGCTTAATGAATTCTTGATCTTTTCAATCATCGCTATTGAAAAATCTTGATCTGTTTCCCGAGATACTGTTAATAAAGGCAGTACTAGTTTCTCCTTAATTATATCATTACAGAATGGAACCTTCTCTAACATAAACTGAAGAAAAGGATATTTACTATTTCGAGTCACATGATAACACAATACGGTTAATAATCCCTGACCATATATGTTGCTATTATGCGTTAAAATATCATGGTTTCCTAAATTGTTATCTGCTTGTCGATCTATCAAATATGTATAACGGGTTTTATTGCTATCAATTACATTATTACTAGTATTTTCATTTTCGTCCATTTCCTCAATAAAGTTATACATATTTATTATTTAAATTATTTACACCAATTATTTACTTTTTAACTTTGCGTTTAATATCTTCCTTTATATTTTCTTCTCTATTATCCAAAAGATGTTGGGTTAAGTCCTTCGCTACATCTGGTTGATCCTTGTAATACTTCTCTAGTTGAAGAAGTAAATACTTACCAGAAATGGGTTTCTTAGTCTTTCTTTGACTGTATACTAATGCGCCACCATTTATGTCAAAGCAATCAATTGAATTTGTCTTCATAACCTTAACTAAATTATCGGTTATTGTCTTCTTCTGTGTTGTCTTATTTTTGATATCTTTTTTTAAATTAATTAGATCATTGTCTATCTTAATCCATTCTCGAATGTTATTAACGAGTTCTTCTTTAGTTGTTCGTTTAACTGGCGTTAATTCTTGTCCAACTTTTTCATTTGTCTCTGTAATATCCATGATTCTAAATTAAATACTATTGTTATTTTAAAATTGTTTACCTTAAATATATTAATTGTTTTCAATTTCGATTTTGGGTTTATGTCTTAAACAAAACCCGGGGCAATTTACCGAGACTTTGGCGCCACATTTCTGACCTTTTTTAAGACCAGTTTTTAATACGGATTGGCAACCATCTACTGCATTTGCGCTTATATCTGCGTTTATAACTTCGTTTATATCCGGAACAAATGTCTCGATATTAAGCGCCTGATTTGTTACTAAATTTTGCAGTTTCTTTGGTTTCTCCTTTTTAGGTTCACTATGTTTAGGTTCACTATGTTTAGCGATTTTCTGGAGAGAATCCTTCAGTTTCAATAACAACTTTGCTTCCTCCTTTTCTTTCTTCAACGCTGCCTTTGCATCCTCTTTTTGTTGCTTCGAGTCCTCCTTTTGTTTCTTTAAGTGTTCCTTTTCTTTAATTTTCTTGTCTATTTTGTATTGTTTTACAGCAGAGCGAATATGTTGACAACAAAATGACTTGTTCATTTCTACAACAGGTGACGACATTTTTGATGAACAATAAATATCCTTGTTATCCACTGTACCCAACACTTTACAGCACGCCCCGTTAGTAAATGTATAACCATAGGACATAAATGAATAATTATTATTCTTTGATTTGATCAAATAATTCGAATCTGACTGTGTCATTTCAAGGGAATTTATACCATACCTCTTCTCATGTTCCATGTCATCATAATAAGGCAACAACGTAAATTGAATATTACGACAATATGGACACTTAATAAAGTAGTCCTTTTTAGCGTCTTTAAATTTGATCTGTTCCGAATCAGTCAAAGTAGAACAAGTATATGTGTTAAAAATAAATTTCTGTTTATATATTTCTTTATACAAAGCGCTGTAATTAAACTTATGTTTACATTCCAATGTAATAAATCGGTCAACTAAAGGGAATCCGGTAATTTGACATAAGTTATCTGTTTCTTCTGCTTCTATATCTGGTTCGTCAAATGACTTGTATAATTCTTCGTAAAAGTTGATTCCTCCTTCAATTATATATTTTACCATTATTTATATTCTTTTACAATTAATCTTTAAATTTATTTTGTTTTATTTAGTTATAAATATGTCACCAAAGCAATGGGGTCCACCCACATGGGTTTTTATTCATACATTAGCGGCGAAGATCAAAGATGATCAATTTATTGTAATTGGTCCACAAGTAATACGTAACATAATTCAAATATGCGGATTATTACCATGTCCCGAATGTTCAGTGCATGCAAAACAATTCTGGTCCAGGGTGAATATTAATAAAGTCACTACAAAACAAGACCTAATTAATTTATTATTTGTGTTTCATAACAGCGTAAACAAGCGAACCAAAAGTCCACCTTTCAAGTATATTGATTTACAATATTACAAAACACTCAACTTAATAGAAACATTTAACAATTTCGCTAGAAATTTCCATACAAAGGGAAACATGAATTTAATTAACGAATCATTTCATAGAGGACGATTGATGTCGTCTCTAAAAAGTTGGTTGATGAATAATATTGGTCACTTTGATGTGTAAAGTTTAAACGACTGTCGTGCTTACAATTTCGCCATTTTGAGTAACAGTGCACTTAAATTTCTGTTTACTTGACATGGTACATACTTCAGCGTTACTCGCGGCTTCATTAATGAACAACATGTTTCGTTGTGTATAATACATTGCAGCAGAAGATCCAATTCCTAAAGCAACACCTCCAATTACATCGCCAAATAAAGTAGTTAATGAAATATTTGTCATACAATTTCTAGCGCGTTTAATGAAAAAATCAAATATTAAGTAAAATGAAAAGAATGTGACAATTCGATAATTAAACATATTGCTATTATTATCAAGATTTATCAATATCATTGGAAATAAGAAATAGAACATGGTAAACATTATTGAAAAACTGCTATATGTTAGGTTTGTATTGGACAAAAATGGTTCAAAGACGCCTACACTACAAATTGGATCACCGCCAATATTACTGCCATTTCCTCCTGTATATTTCTTAACTATGGATCGAATTCCGGTTGATATGAAAAACCAAAACATAAATACGAATGTTTTTCCTACAGTTGCTGAAAAGACAGACAAAATAAAAACGCCAATAATGAGTATAATAGGGCAATAAAACGACAATACGTTAAATGTGGATGTTAAAAATGATCCTCCATCGGGTGAGGATAAAAATAAAGGAAATATGGTTGGATTTGATTTGCCACCTGTTCCTGTTCCTGTTCCTGTTCCTGGTGTTTGATTTGCTTGCATTATTAATATTATATATTATTAGTTTAAAATAAAATTGTTATTCAAATTATTTAAAAGGTATACTTTATAAATAATTAGGAACTCAAAATGTCGCAAAACAGTAGCAAAAGTACAGAAGAATTTATCAATGCTCTCGTAATATCGTTTATTACTACAACAATTTTGATAGTTGGTAGGAATGTAATAGAACTAATAAATGCCAAAATAGAAACACAAAATGAAGAAATTAAGAGTCTAAAGACCCTTGTTGACGCAAATAACGATAAGCATAGATTTCATTTGTTGGAGATTGTCGCTGAAAATAAGACATTTAGAGATGATTTTGGAGTAAAATATAACAACGACATGTTATTACTAAATTCAAATATGGAAGGTCACGTTGCGACAGCAACCAGGCGCCAGGATCAAATAATAAAGGAACTGTCGGATATTATTGCAAATGTGGCGATGTTAGATTAAAACGGCGAATTCGTTTATTTTAAGAATATTTTTTCTCCAGTTATTTAGAACAAACCTTTGTAGTGGCGCCTTTTTTTATAACTCCGCCAAAAAAATTGAATTACTTTTATTCCAATAAAAATAATTTATAAACATTTAGAAAACTTACAAACCAATTTGAAAACTTAACACTCCAAACTTTTAAACTTAAAATGAACCCTGACCAAAATGAAATTCAAAAACCCACCGCTGCCGACTTCATGTCCGACGAGTTGGAGTATGACTCTGGATACGGTTACTACAACGACGACCTATCGGATTATAATTCAGATGACTATTACTCGGAATCGGACTCGGACTTGGATTTCGACACAGAAGAGTCATACGACTCATTTAACTCAACAAAAATATTCGACATGAAAGAGCATTTCCGCGCCTTGGAACTCAAGCGCCTCCGTCTATTTATTAAAGGTGAGTATGAACTAGAGGAAGGTGAGATCATTACTGCGTTCGAGGCGATCTCCGATGATGAGAAACTGATGTGCGAGTTGGCAATCTGTTACATCCGTACACTTGATGGTTTCATTAAGTGCCGTAGTCTCGATGACGTCACTGACTTTATCTTCAACACTGCCGAAGATATTAAACTTAACTCTGGACAAGCGCTTAACGTCCACTCCATATTACTGAGCGAGGCAATTTGCCAAAAAATGTAAATGTATTGTTTATTTGTATAATTTTGTGTATTGTGTATTTGTATAATTTTGTGTATTATGTATTTGTATAATTTTGTATAGTTTAAATTAATTAATTTAATTAATTTTTTTACGTCACTTCCTTATCTTTCAATTTAATATAACTGTCATAATAGAATTTTCCAAATAGTCCAACCATACCTGTTCCATAACACGCAAATAATAAAATTATATTGTAATTAAACCATGTTTCAAAAGGTGGTCTATAAAGGTATAAATCGGCGTAAAATGTAGAAAATTGAACTAATTGTAATGAAGTAATATATTGTCTGATAACGCGAACTTGGTTTATCTTCAACAAACAACCTAGATAATACGAGTACATTATAGTATGAACAAATGAATTTATTAGTGTTGTTGTCCACACTACATCAATTTTATAAACGTATAACAAATGATAAATAATTAGTGTCCCAACATGATGGTATTTTTGAAGAAATATGGGCGTTTTACCGTTTAAATAAAGCAAAAATGTGTCTAAAAACTCGTAATATTTAGACAAGTAGAAATAGTAAATAATAGTGTCAAATTGTGGGTTCTCAAAATAATATCCGGTTTTAAAAACTATCCCTTCTTTGTATAAAACTTCAGCGATAGATAAGCATGTCCATGCGCTAAACATGACCAATAATCCATTATGTATAATAGAAAGACCATGTAATAAATAAGGATTAATTCGTAATTCTTTAGGATATAAAACATACCCAGCAATTGCTACTACTGGTGCAATATGTGTTGTCAATTTGTTCATAATCATATTTATATTATTATGAAGATGTTTCTTTATATTTTTTTATGTGATTTGTTTTGGAATCGTTAAAACTTGGATCAACAATTTAATAATATATCTTATAAAATGGTAGATGAAATTACTAATTTAAAGAAAGAAAAGAAGAAGAAAGAGAAGAAAGAGAAGAAAGAGAAGAAAGAGAAGAAGGTAGAAACTGATAAAAAAGAGTATACATTTCCTATAAAAGATGGTCGCATGTTTGAATATGAATTATTATACTGTGAAGGGCGACATAAACCACTTCTAAGAGGGTTTATTCATTTATTTGGATTGTGTTCTGGAATAATACCACTAGGATTATTTGAAATTATAAAAATAGCGCAAAATGATACTATATTGATTATTTTAGCGTGTTGTTACTTTATATCTAATTTTATTTGTTATTTTATTAGTTCATTGTTTCATATTTTGAAATGGCCATCAAATGTTGAAATAGTTTTACAAAAAATTGATCATATAATGGTTTGTTTATATTGTGTCGTCACTATAGTACTTTGGTCATATGCATTGTTTCCATTAAAAATCCAGTTACCGTTATCAATTTCTTCACTGATATTGCTCTGTATAAATATATATAAAATATACAATTGTGAACCATCTTTACTAATACAATCACTAACTGGACTTGTTAGTATATTATACATACCATTTTTCTATGCATACACAACCAAGAAAGAATTTGCATTTGCCGGTACCATACTTTTGTTAGCAACAATTGGTGTAATACTTTTCATAAAAGAAATAGATATACCATTTATTGACAATACTATTCTAGGACATCACGAAATATTTCATTTACTTCTAGCAATTGTTGGTCTAGTTGGTTACTTCATGTTGCATAGTATAATATATAGAAGATGTAATGGTATTGGATGCGAGTAACTTAGTTTAATTAAATCGTCTCTTTAAGTTCGATTTAATTAAATATATTATCTATTTTCCTACTTAAAGAAACACCTTATCAAAAACCTCATTAATATGACTAACACTGTGAAACACTACGCCTTTTGTTAGTTCATCGTCTTTATACTTCTCCATAAAACTTGTAAAATCTTTTTCATTCTCAACAGGATATATAAATTCCTTGACTCCCGCTTTGATGCCGCCCAAGATTTTCAGATCTAGACCCCCAATTGCCGTTACATTGCCGTCCAATGTGATTTCACCAGTGATCGCAATTGTATTCTTGATCTTCTTATGATTGAACAGACTATAAAGCGCTGTAGTGATTGCTGTGCCTGCGCTCGGACCATCCTTTGGCGTGCTTCCATCTGGACAATGGATATGGATACCGGAATTACTTTCTCTAATATCCATTTGGGTTGATGACTGCGACAAATTGTAAGCGAGTGTTAACGCAACATTCATAGATTCCTTCATTACATCACCTTGTGTGCCTGTTAAATGCAATTCCATTGCCTTCTCACTCGGTCTCCACTTGGTCTGTATAGGTATTACACCACCCATCCCCAGCGAATTTGCCCATAATCCATTAATAATTCCCACCTTATTCTCGGAGTGTATCTTCTGTATCTTAGTCTCTTGTTTGTCTTTAAAAAACTTATTCTTAATATCATCAATTGAGATCTTGATAGGTATTTCATATTGCGTGTCAAAATTCTTCAATATATCCAAATTGATCTCGCCAACAATTTCAAACAAAATCTCCTTCAATTTGCGCACACCAGGTTCCAATGTGTAATTCTCGATGACATATTTCAGTGTTTCATCCTCTATTTTGATCATCCCTGTTAGTCCCATCTTCTTGTAAACATCCGGCAAAATATGGATATTACTGATTGTTATTTTTTCATCTAGTGACAAATTCTTAAATTTGATCCGATGAATGCGATCTAACAAAATCTTGTCAATCGCATCTACATCATTGTATGATAATATAAATAGCGCCTTGGACAAATCCAAATCGATCCCGGAAAAATACTTGTCTTGGAAGCAATCATTTTGCGCTGGATCTAACAAATGTGTCAATATGCCTATTATTTCCTTACCATGTTCAGTCTTAGATATCTTGTCAATTTCATCTATAAAAATAATCGGATTCATGCATTTCTTGTCCATAAGAATCTGGACAATTTGACCCCAAGTCGACCCTACATACGTGTAGTTGTGACCGTGTAAACTTGATCCATTTGCGTCGCCACCCATCTGAATCATAGCAAAAGGGCGCGGAACACCATTCTCGTCTTTCAAGCAATCGGATAGACCACGCTTCGCCAAACTGGTCTTGCCTGTACCTGGCGGTCCTTCAAACCCAAAACAGTACCCATCTTGTTGTCCATTGATCCACTGTCCAATAATACGTTCTACTTGCTTCTTCGCCTTGTCATGCCCATGAACCGCATTGTCAAGTGTTGTTTTAACACTGGACATATAAGTATTAATCTCATTGTATTTATCCTCAATTTCCTTTATATAAGGAGTGATCGAATGACTAATTGATACATTTTCTACTTCCTTTTTAAACTTCATACTAACAAATATTTGATCCAATAAATGACTGTTATTTGAACTAGTTATATGTTCTACAAATTCCATAATAGAAGCAATTAGATCATGTTTCTTTTTGTTAGATTGTTTGATTTTGGACACTAACATTTTATGCTTTACAATGACTTCATTGATCTTTAAAATATAAGTAACCAGTGTGTTCTTATCACAGTCATTTAAAAATGTTTTAATAGTTTCAGTATTGCTAGTTGGACCAGATTTTGTCGCCTGTTTCTCTTTAAGTTGTTTTAGACATTTAAGTATTTCAATACTGGTATACCTCTCTTTAAATTCAAAATTACATATATTATTTTCCGGCGATTGAATGATGTCAGTGAATTTACTTCGAATCGTATCCATTAAATTCAGAATGGGTTCCTTACGATATATGCTAAAGGGGATTTTCAAAAGACCGTCCAAGAATTGCCTCGCTTTGGAACCTGAATCCTCGGATTTCGCCTTCACCTCCTTCAATTTCTGCATCGCCTTCTCCTTCACTAAATCTGGCGCCTTTAAAAGACATATTTGCTGCTCCAAAGGGATCTTTTGTATGTCAAAGTTCGCCAAATCATTCGTGTATTGAATCGTCTTTTTCATTGCATCCTTGAAACACTGCTTGATGGACCACGGGAAACTATCAAAAATAGTCACTTGCTCTAATGAATCCACTGTGCCATTCACATCATTTGACATCAAATCATATAATAAATACGCCAAATATTGATTATCATATTTATCCGATTTAACTAACAACTGGATCAATGTCAAACGCTTCGCAAATAGATCACTCGAAATGAATTCCTTAACTGCCGCCGCAATTGTTTTCTGCTTGATTGAGTTTAGGTTACTTAAACAACCCGCATATTTTGAATAGACCTCATGTGGTTCATAGAGCAAGTAATCCTTTAACCCAAGTGAATTGATAAACCGTCCAAATGTGTCGCCCTTGAATTCCGTTGAATTCGGCACATTGTCTTTAATTGCCTTCATCTTGAGGTTTACAAATTTGTTATTCAAAAATTCAATCATTATATCATCAACAACACCACTAATAATTAGACTCTTCTTATGCTGCGGATTGTGTATTATTACCTGAATACCATACACCTTTAGATAAAACGATTTGGTCTTAATACTAAGTTCAGCGCAGTCCAGATTTTTCGACTTTTCTGTCAACAAATTGTCATCTGATTTGCTAGAGGATGACGATGAACTATCCTGTTTTTTTGAATTCAGCAATTTATAACTGGTCGGATGCAAATACTTCTTCAACAACTCAAACTTGTGCTTGTCCATGTCTGAAATAGCATATGTATTTACTGAGTTGTTACCAAAACAAACCCATAAAAAATCTTCAAACAACTCGGTACCAAACAATTTAAACAGCGATGACAATTCGTTATTGATATATTGAAGCGTATTGATCACATTATCTGTATTAGTTTGAATCATCTGATCAGTAATTTCCCTTATTGACTTGCTAAGTTCAAACAACGTATTAATACAATTGTTCAATTCACTAACACCAATAATGTCAAGCATTTTACTTTTTTGTACATGAAGGATTGTTCGTTGAATTGTATCTTGGAAAAACGCTATTTTTCGTTCAATAAGTGTTACAATATCCTGGTTCGGTTTTTTAATTTCTTTTTTTGGTAGCGCTTGTTTATCTGACATTTTGAATTATATAATTATTAAATATATAAATTAACGGATTTTCACTAAACAACAAGAAAAACTTCTACTAACATATTTTAAATTATTTATAATCTTATTAATAATCTTATTAATAATCTTATTAATAATATATTTGGAATCATATTAGACACATATTATCATAAGAATATAGAACTATAAAATGGGAATACCTAGTTACTTTTCTTATATTGTTAAAAATTATCCTAACATCATCAAGCGGTACAACAAATCGGTATTAAATGTTGACAATCTTTACTTAGATTGTAATTCTATCATCTACGATATTTATGCCAAAATGAAGACCGATGATCTAACTGACTCCATTACAAACAGCATTATCAAGGGTGTGATCTCAAAAATTGAATATTACATTGAAACCATCGACCCCAAACAGCAGGTAATTGTTGCATTTGATGGTGTCGCACCTGTCGCCAAATTGGAGCAGCAGCGAAACAGGCGTTACAAGTCCTGGTATCAAAATGAGATCACTCGCGAGATCTTCAACAAGGACAAACCTGACCCTTGGAACACCACCGCCATCACACCCGGTACCAAATTCATGTCCGAGTTGAATGCGAAGGTGTCTGCGCACTTTGCTAAGTTATCGACAGATAACCCTACATCCATGAAGGGACCAAATATCGCGGTTTCGGGCAGCAATTTAGTTGGTGAAGGCGAGCACAAGTTGTTCGATTATATTCGTAAGAATCCGGTAAAACACGCGGATCAAGTGTCGGTAATATACGGTCTTGACGCTGACCTTATTATGCTCTCAATCAATCACCTGCCAGTAAGTCCCAAGACATATTTGTTCAGAGAGACACCCCATTTCATCGGGTCCATTGACAGTGAATTGGAACCCGATGCCGACTATTTCCTGGATATTCCGGAACTGACCGAGGCAATTGTGTCATACATGAATAGTGATAAGGAGTTGACAACAGAACAAAAGAAAAGCGTGAGTCAACGAAACAAGATCTATGATTACATTTTCTTGGGTTTCTTTTTGGGCAACGATTTCATGCCACACTTTCCCGCTATAAATATTCGAACTGGCGGCGTTGACAAGATGATGAACGCGTACAGGGCAACTATTGGACCTAATGAGAATCTATGTGATGGCAAAACAATTTATTGGAATAATGTACGGAAGATGATCCAATTCCTTGTGAATTTGGAGGAGCAATATATTATTGTAGAGCACAAATCAAGGAATTCCAAAGAGCGCCATTTGATGCCACAGACTACGCCAGAGGAGAAGTTCAAGCGTTTTGAAGCAACACCTGTTTTTGAGAGGGACATGGAGAAGTATATCAACCCTGTAAAACCTTATTGGCAGTCGCGCTACTATCGCGGACTATTTGGAATCAAATCGGACACCAATGATATGCAAAAGAAAGACATCGCCGTCAATTATTTACAAGGACTAGAATGGACTATGAAATATTACACGACTGGGTGCGCAGATTGGCGCTGGAGGTACAAGTACAACTATCCACCTTTGCTTCAAGATCTAATAAAACATGTGCCTGTTTTTAATACCGAATTTATTGTTGACAAACCTGCGAATCCGGTTACAGAAATTGTTCAATTGTGCTACGTGTTGCCGCGAACGCAGTTAAGTCTGCTACCACCCAAACTAGTAAGTGAATTATTACGACACAAGGATCACTGGTACAAGGGTAATTGCGACTTTGTCTGGGCTTACAGCAAGTACTTCTGGGAATCCCATGTGGAAATGAATGAAATTGATATAAACGAATTGGAACAATTTCTTACCGATAACAAGCATCTTTTGCTAGAGAAATAGAATGAACACATGTTAAACTGTAAAAATCATGTTTAATATATCATTTTCGGATTGATCCGGAGGAGTAAAAACTGTATGATGGGTTTTTGGTGGTATGGGTTCAACGCCGACAAATGGGATGAATGTATATTTATCTTGTAACCCATTGTTAGTAATGAATTGCTTAAATGGACTAAAATGGATATCATAATGAATGTTATCATTTTCGTTGACATATATGTAAGTACGCATTGGAGAACCATATTTGGTTATTATGTGTTCTATGTTGTAGTTATCAGAATCTAGTATGACGCCAGTTTTTTCAATAAACGTTTTAAAATAAAAATACTTATCTAAATAAAATTGACTATTTAATACTAACGCTGTTATTCTAAAATGAGTGTTGTCTATTTTATCTATATTATTTGAATAATACTGGGTAAAATAACTAGCAAATAGCATACTAGCGATCCCACCTGCCGACGAACCGTGGAAGATAACTTGGTCATATTTATCTATAAAAAAACGAATTATTTCGGTATATATTTCAAAATAATTTGTATTATTGGGACACATAAACCAACCAAGTATTATCTTTTGTTCTGAAAAGTCTTCCAACAGTTTGTCTGAAATGTTAAGAATGTTGTATTGTTTGTTATAAAAGTTTCTGAAAACGGGTGTAGGACGTAAGTTATTGTTATCATTTGCTATAGATATTGCACCATTAAAGGCTATTACTAGATTTTTCGACGAATTATTTCGCTTATAATGGAAATGAATATTTTTATAATTATAATACACTTGTCCACTATCATTGATAGCATTTAGATCCTCTATTGTATCACATGCGATCTTATAATCTGGATGTAACATAAATATTATTACATATTATTTATGTTTTTATTTTCAAAATGTACCGAGTTTGCACAAAATATGGCAAAAATGCTGTATTTTTGAGAGTTTTATTTTGTGACCATAAATGCTAACAAAAAACATAGAATATTTCATGTCTTTTTTTCCAATAACAACTTTTTTCCAAAAAGCCAAAAGGGAAATGGATTTTGGACATTTTTCAGACATTTTAAAAATGTCCAAAAACGAAAACCCAAAAAAAGTTTTGAAAATGACCCTTTTTTTGCGTTGTGACGATATCAGTCACCTTTATTTTATTTGTGAGAAAAATTTGTGACGCTAATTTTTTCGATTTTTGCGGCAAATATTTAGGCGTTTTTTCTGTATCTATTATATGATACATTTTGGAGAGAAAAAAGCGCAAAAAAACGCCGATTATTTTGTATGTAAAAGTTGTGACTTTATATGTAGCAAAAAAAGTGATTGGGATAGACATATAACCAGATCAAAACACTTAAAACAACAAGAAATGATACAAAATGATACAATTAGTGACATAAAAAACGCCAATCAATATGATTGTGAATGTGGTAATAAATATAAACATCATTCTGGTTTATGGAGGCATAAAAAGACATGCTATTTTATAAAAACACCATCGTCAATTGACGACAAATTAAATGAATCAACAAAGGTTGAATCAAAAAAAGACGATCTAATAGACTATTTGATCAAAGAGAACCAAGAGTTTAAAAACTTAATATTAGAATTAGCGAAGAAGGATAACAGTGTAATCAATAATAATAACAATACCAATTGCCATAATATTAACAACAATACATTCAACTTAAACATGTTTCTCAATGAAAAGTGCAAGGATGCGATCAATATTGACGATTTTGTTAGTAATATCAAAATGCAAATGTCTGATTTAGAGGACTTCGGTCATATGGGATATGTTGAAGGTGTATCAAGGATTTTAATCAAGAATTTAAAGGAACTTGACACCTATTCCAGACCAATCCATTGTAGCGACTTGAAGCGCGAAGTACTTTATATTAAGGATAACAATGAATGGATGCGAGAAACAGATGATAAACCTGTTCTAAAAAATGTCATTAAACAGGTCGCCAATAAGAATATTAAACAGATCCAAACGTGGAAAAATGAACATCCCGATTGTATTCATGCGGAATCCAAGAAAAACGACCAGTACATGAACATCGTTATGAACTCTATGTCCGGTGGCACTAGTGAAGAACAACAGAACAACATATCTCAAATTGTCAAGAACGTCTCAAAGGCAGTTGTAATTGAGAAGAAGGCGCTTCAATAAATAGTTAAGTTGATTTTAAACCTAACTATTAACTATTCACTCATTTTGTAAACATCCATTAAACACTCTTTGCATCAATGGGTTACTGCAAAACGGTTCAATGTATCCCGAATTTACATTTATAATGGCAATATTTGCAAATATATGCAGACAACTATGCATAAACGCTGAAACCCATGTATATTTTTTGTTATACATATATGTACCAAGTCTATAAAAACAAATACCAATAAGCATATACATAATAAAGTAGTTTATGTATTCAGCGTTGTAGCACCGGATGGCGTGATAACTAAATGACGTATATATGAAGAACACATCTAAATTGCGTTGCCAAGAATTATATCTTGGTTTCTTCCAGTAGTTGATTGACGTCAAAAATGTGCCCGCTGGAACTAATAATAAATCATATTTGTATTGAGTATATATATATGTATAAATGGTTGTTATAAAAAACACAGACGAGGATGTTAATAGTACTTTACATTGATTGGGATTATAAACATCAATTTGACTCTTTTCCTTTTCTATATTTTTTTCTGTTTCTGTTTCTTTTTCATTTTCTCCATCTTTTTCAATATTTGTCCTCTTCATAGATCTAAAACTGCTAAATTAATATAATAATTATTTTTATTGTATTAATTGTATTATTTATCACCTTTATTTATTCTGTTTTATCAGTTTTCTCCGTATTCCAAAACAATCTTATAAATCGGCGCACAAATAACTTGACAAAGAAGAGTGTCATTAGACCTACAATAACAACTCCAGCAACTAATATAAACAGTTTGCCAATTTCAGACACTTTGCTCGACGCAAAGTTAATTATCACATTTGCCGGAACATCAAATGTAGAGTAAATCATTTGCCCAATACCTCCTAACAGTGAATCATAAATATTAACACCCTTTGATAGTTGATATGAAAACCACGTATTGAATTGTTGCCACTCTTTGTTACTAAAATTCTGTTGGCGTTCATTGAATAGAATCTTCTCTTGTCTTACAAAATCATGCGCCTCATCAATGAGTGCTTGTTTCCTATACTCATCCTTAATACGTTGCGCTTCTTTTTCCGCATGTAAGATCTTGTCTTTTTCAATTTGCGCGTCCCTTAACTGCCGTTTAAGTTCTAAATCTGCATTATGTCGCAAGCGTTCAAGTTCTAATTTATATTTTTCTGGCGAGTCCTGTGCACCAATGACGCTCTCGTCCAAAATATCTGTCCAAAACTGCCGCAAATTCTGGAAGTATTCGTCAAGATTCAAGGATCGTTTGGCGACATCAGACAAATAAGTTGGCAATCGTTGATCCAGTTTCTGTAATATAGGTAAAATATACTTCGCCTTTTCTACCAGGATCTCCTTCTTATCCTTGTCAATGTCAAAGTCAACGTCGAAGTTGAACTGGGTTTTGTCTTTCTTCTTTTGGTCATTCTTTTGGTCATTCTTTTGGTCTTTGAATCCCCGGTTCAAGTTCCTTACATAACTGTTGTCGATAATGTTCTGGACAATGATTGAATAGTAGCGGATGGGCGCGGTGTTATAGGCGACGTTGAGCGTATTATTCTCGGAATTATAATATATTGTATAGGGGTCGCCGAATGTGTTGAAACACAGACTATTTAGGAACGTTCGCCGGTTATTGAGCGCCAACCGGTATTGTTGATAGGCGTACATTTGCTCGAGCACTTCGGTTTCAATTTGTGTTTTGTCTTTGTCTAATTCCCTGATAACAATCGCTTGACTTGGAATTGTTTTAGACGATGAAGAGAAGAATGAGAAGAAACCATTATTATCACTTTCTTTATCGCTTTCGCTTTCGCTTTCGCTTGTTACAGACTCGGAATCTTTTGCACGCATCTCCGTCTCAAATTGCGCGTAAGAGGAATAAGATAGAGGCAAAGAACTAGTCGTTTTCTCGATCATTTTGTCGCACATATTAAGCAAACTGTCGCTGGCGTTAATAATAATGCGATTCAATGAATCCACATGATTTTGGACACGGACTTCAAATGGTTCCAATTCAAGTTCTAGATCATCCTTTACCAATTTATTGAACAATTGCTTGATATCGTTGAACCAATTATTATTGTTATTTAGGTTTTTCATTTTTTGGTGATTTATTAATTCTTTATCCTTGTATTGTTTCAAACTGAAACTATTAATATTAAGCAAATTGGAGTAACTATTGACAGGCGTATCAATGAGTGTATAATCTTTTACCATAGCAACAATATGGTTGCTACCATTGTCAAAAACGGCGTTATTTAGAGACTTTTGGGTTTCCTTGCTTTGTATTGTAATTTGCGCGAATGATATTAACAGTGGTGAAAATAATAATATAAAAAATAAAATATTGTACATTGGATATATGTTTTATATGGTAAATGCTTTTATATAATTTTAATTTATTATCTATAAATAATATATATCATGGATACAAGTTCATCATCATCAGCAGCAGCAACAGCAACAGCGGGAGAGCAAATACCTATACCAACTGATATAACATTATCCACGCTACCTGAACCAATAAGGGACGCAGCAGAGCAAGCAGTTATTAATGAACTTAATACTCCAGTAGGCGGAGGAGGGGCAGCGGGAGGAGGACCAGCAACTGCCTTGGATGGTACAAGCAGTTCTACCAACGCAGTTACAACACAAATTACTAATGATAGTGAAGATGGATATGTTGTTATTGGTGCGTTAGACGCCCAACAAGAGACTCCGGCATCTTTACAAAGAATACAACAAATACGTGAATGCGAGCAAGCAATTGATGAACTAAGACCAGCAATTGCTGAACTGGGAGGACAGCGACAGGGACAAGGATTTAACGATGTTAGAACCAAACTAATACGCATACGAGAATTACTAGCAACAATTAATGAAGGAGTTGCTGTAAATGAAGAAGTTCATGCAAATGCACAGGAAGATTGGGTATCAATAATGATGATACAAAATATGCAACAGGCTGAAGGTGTCAGAAGTGCTCGAACCCTTATACAAGGTTGGTCTGTTTTAATTGGTCCTTTTTCTGAGAGGATGAGTCAAATTATTGGACGTCTACCTGCAGGTCAACAACAGCAAAAGTTACGAGAGATAGAGCAGAAATTTACAGTTTTTTTAGATGAACTTGCGAAAGAAGAGATATCTGATCAGCAAATATCAATGGAATTAGATGCACGTAATAAAAGATTACATGCAATGTGGGTTAGTACCCAAGTTACTGCTAGAGAGGTAGTACAAGCAGGTGCGGTCGTTGCTTCAGCAGGTGTTACAATGGATTTTTTTTTACGGTTATCCAGATTAATTCAACAAGGTAGAGTTGCAGGTACACAATCAGTGCGTATATTTTTAGCAGCGGCGGCGCGTCAAGCAAGATTATCAGCAATAGAGGGAGCGTTAGTTGCAGTAGAAAACCCAATGTCATATGATTATATGGCACCAGTTGCTGTAACATGGGGTGAACAAGTTTATTTGTTTTTTGTGCCAGTTATTCGAATGTTTAGCGTAACCTATAATTATACTATGGCGCTATTATTACGATATCCTTTAATAAGTTTGGTAGGTCTCAGTGGTGCAACTTATTTAGTATCTATTTGGTACCTTCAAAGGCACCCAACTTTTTTACCTATGATGAGAGATGGATTTAATACCGCGTATAATGCGGTAACATGGGAAAATCTTCAAGAAATTCAAGATAGTATTAGTAGTGCTTGGCGACGTGATCCCAACACCGCCGATGACGGTAGACCAGATATAGGTGATACATTTGCACCACATGTAGACTTGGTCCCTGGATGGATCAGAGAGTGGTTGGAACGAACTGATATAACAGTCCCAACGCCAAGAGTAGATCTACCAGAACCAAATACTCCAGCAAACGCATTAGCAGCGTTAACGGCACTAGCAGCAGCGCCAGCAGCAGCGCCAGCAGCAGCGCCAGCACAAGCACAAGCACAAGCAGCAGCGCCAGCAACACAAGTAGTATCATCTACAAGGAGTTGGTCAGCAGGATGGAGAACCTGCACTAGTTATTTTACAGGAGCAGTGTCAACAATATTAGCAACTGCACTTGAGATCTTAGTAGATCCGAACAATCCATTTTATCCACAACAAGGATCTCCTACCCCAGAACAAATTCTAAGTGCTATTAGGAGGAGCGCATCTCCACAACAAATCCAGCAACTTATTAGGAGCGCATCTCCAGTTCTTCAACAGGCGTTAACGTCATTATCAGCGTCAGCGTCTCCGATGCGGGCAATAGTTGGAGTGGGTCCATCTCCGCAATCTCCACTAAGTGTGATAAGACCTAACACACCTAACGCCCCTCCATCATCACCAGTAGAATATGGTGAAGGAACAGTTATAGGTACATTTGCGGTTGTTACTAGTGATTTGTGCAATGGCAATAATAGCACTTCTGTTGACGCCAATAATACAAATACTTCTGGTATATTAGTTACTAGTTTTGAAAATGTTGGTAGCGATGGAAACTTATTGACTAATTTGCAAGCGTTTTCTCAACAAGCAAATAATACTGAAGAGATTACAGCAATGGCAGCGGAGGAGGTTACTGGGAAGCAGATACGTGACCAGGAAGCAGCGGCGGCGCAGGCGCAAAGAAAGTCAAATACGGCAAGAAAGATTGATGCAGTAGACGATTCATCATCACCCACAAGCAAGTCACCCAGAGACGACGCTGGAAACATTGGAGGCAGGCGCAAATCCAAAAGACGTCTCGGTTCTTCCAACCGTCGCACAAAGGTGAGACGATGCAAGAAAGGTGGAATGAAGATGCGTGTTACAAAGAAGGGTATTAAACACCGATACACGAAAAAGGTAAGAAAAATGTCAAGACCTAACACATTAGCGAGACGATCGACGCAGATGCAAAAACAGATGCAGAACCAAAATTATAACCAGAATCAAATGCAAAAGCAGATGCAAACCCAGATGCAAAGGCAGAATCAGAGTCAAATGAAAAAGATGTCTAAGCAACAGATGCAAAAACTCATGATGCAACGACAAATGATGCAATACAGTCAACAATATTAAGTCTAAGTCTAAGAAATAGTCTTTAAAATAAGTTATAAGTTATAAGTTATAAATAAAAAATAAAACTCTTTTATTTATAATATACTAACAATGTCTTTACAGAAGCAACCATTACCTCAGCAACCTCAAAAGCAAGAGAAATTGATCGTCTCCTCATTCAGCAGTCGCCAGGATTTTATCAGTCTTTTAGAGAAAAATCCAGGTTTAGTAATATTGAAGTTGGGCGCCACTTGGTGCGGACCTTGTAAGAAGATTAAACCCGTCGTAGATGCTTTCTATGCCTCGTCGCCTGACAGCGTAATATGCTGCGATGTTGATGTGGACGAATCGTTTGATCTATACGCTTATTTAAAAAGCAAGAAGATGGTTAATGGAGTGCCGGTCATGATGTGCTACAAGAAAGGCAATACCAGTTTTATTCCGGACGACTCGATTACGGGTGCAGATCCAGTGGAATTGGACAAGTTCTTTAAGAGGTGTAATTTACACTTGATGTCTCTTCGTCTTTCATAATTCTACCTTTATAAGCGTAGCGGAAAAAATGGAAAATTAAATATATAATATATAATATATAATATATAATATATAATATATAATATATAATATATATTATATAATGATATCTATATTTTTGTTAATTTTATTAATACCTCATATATATTCTCAATTAATTTGCCCCAGTGCAGATTCGTCTAGTTCGCGAACCGACTGTGGATATATTGGAATTACACAAACAGAATGTATTGAAAAAACGTGTTGCTGGCAACCAACTAACGACCATTCCTCTTATTGTACTTATCCTTTGACAACATATTACCCAAATTATTACACACCTTTTTTAAATAAAGTTATAGAACCCTTCAATCAAACCGAAATAAATATCTTCTTCCAATATTTTTTAAATAACATTGATATTAATAAAACAGGTGCCGTCGCTGCTGCACCAGATTTAAATACACCAGGAGGATCCTATTTTTATCATTGGGCGAGAGATGGCGCTTTAACTATAAATACACTGTACTCATTTACCAATAACACTTTTGCCAAAAAATATTCCGATGATTATTTGAAATGGATAAATTTAATTCAAAGCAAAAATGATCCAAACAACATTGATATAAGGGTTGAACCAAAATATGAAATACCATATGGCACAGCATATACTGGTGGATGGTGTCGCCCACAAAATGATGGTCCTGGACTACAAGCAATTACGTTGATTAATACGGCGTCTGACAATTCAGCGTCATGGTCAACAATAAAATACAATTTGGATTACATTGTGTCCGGTTATAATTCGGATACTTGTGATTTGTGGGAAGAAATAATAAGTAAGGATTTCTTCTGGAACAGGGCAACGATGGTCAAAGCACTCCTTTTGGGGTCTAGATTAGCTAATAAATTAGGATTCAATAACGACGCTATAAATTGGGATAACGCGGCAAACTTGATTAAATCACAGTTATATTCGACCCATTGGAACGGTTATTACTTGTATGAATCTAATAATAGACCAGTGGATGGAGCAGTTATTGTAGCGTTAAATGATGGTTATGATGAGGAAACCAATTTCTTAGATCCTCTTTCATATGAAGTGGCGTCCACTGTTAATTATTATAATCAAGTGTTTAGTAGGGAATATCCAATTAATAATTATGACGCAAAATTTTATGGAATTCTTTATGGACGTTATCCAGGAGACATTTACGCTGGCGGTAATCCCTGGATTTTAACAACGGCGGCGTTATCCTCATTGATGTACAGAATTTCTAATAAATTAAGTGAAGGATACACACTATCAGAAAACACAATTAAAATGTGGTTAAAGGCGTTAAATATGGGAAAAATGCCTGACAATCAAAGTGATTTTTTTAAAGGTCAAGGTGATGGGTTATTATTAAGAATCCGAAAATATATTGAATCTTATAATTTTCACATGTATGAACAAATTGATAAAAATAATGGCAAACAACTGTCTGCGTATGATTTAACTTGGTCTTACGCTGAGGTGCTTAACGCGCTTAAATATCGTAACAAATAATTGTGTGTAGTGTGTAAATAAAAAAATAATTGAACTTAAAAATACTATGTTATAATTAGTTATAAAATAGTATAGAAGATGTCACAAGAACAAGAACAAACAAAAATAAATAATCCTTTACTAACGCAAGCGCAATCAGAAGCGCAAGCGTCAGTAATAGCAATAGATCCCAGTTTAAAAGAAGCGTCTCAAATTTTTGGAATGCTCCAATCCGACATTCAAACGCACCTAATAGAAGAATATATCAAACCCCAGTTAAGAGGTGACGATTTAGTAAGAGAATTTGACAAGCAACTCAATTCAGAAGAGTGCAGCAGTTTACAATGGCAGGTATTGGTTGATGTAGTTACAAAAATAATAGAGAATGAAGCAGCATTGGCGCAGATGTTTGAAAAGTATGAGGAAGATATTGGGTTCAAGACGTATTATAAACAACATTTTATTGAAAAGATAAACCAGTTTAAAAGTCCATCATGGGACGCATTGTCAAGTTTCTGCGCCACATTAACAATGTGTAAGTGGCATTAATCAAGGAAAAAATTGAACAAAAGAATAATTAAATATTTGTTGTTATAAATACTTATAAATTCCTTGTTTAAAAAACCTAATAAAATGATGACAGAACATACTGAGTCCAGAGAGTCAAGAGACAGTCTTGATGTAATCAGTAACGCAATAATCAAGGAGACATTCTTAGGAGCAGGAAATGAAAACTCAATAAGCGTTAATAAAAGACAAGAATCAAAAGAAGAAGATGTCGATTGTTGTTCGGACTCATGTTTCAAGTGGTGGTTCTTTCACAGTTCATTTCAGATCCCGACAAAAGGTGATATTAGAACCGATTTGCTAAACCAGCGCAAACAGTTCTATTGCTGCGATGTTTGTAGCGAGTGCTTGGAAATTAAATTATTAAATTATTGCGCGTCCAGTGAGTGCACAAAGCAACATTGCTCAGATTGCTTCTATAATGGTTGCCAATTGTCGTGCTGCTGTTTCACGTTTATCCTAAGTTCGAAATAAGAACTGTGATATCACAAATATAATCAGAATTAAAGCAAACAAGTAATGTATTAGTTGCGGACCTCTATTTTTTTCTAGGGTTGTTTCACTATTTTTAGACTGGACATAATTCATGGTTCCTATCCCGCAATTAGGACAAGTGGGTTTATGGATGGACATTTTGGTTTTTAAAATACAGGCTGTATGGTAGTAATGACCACAACTGTAACTGACGTATTCAGTTTCGCCCAATATTGAAGAATTGCATTTGACACAGGACATTTTTTAAACGAAGTAAGTAAGTAATGTTTTATAAAAGTATTCAATTTATAAAACATTGGTTCAATTTTTTTAAAATAAATAATATATATATGACATCTTTTCAAAAAAAATTAACATACGAAAAATTTTATAAAAAAATGCCTAATGGTGATTTAGACAATCTTATAGAATTAATGGATATAAAAGGGTTTGATGTTAACTATCAAAATCCAAACCATTTTGGAAATACACCTCTTATGGCTGCGGTTATAGACGACCGAGCAGATGTAGCCGAAGAACTTGTTAAACGTGGCGCCAGTTTAAAAAAACTTGCTCTTCTTGAAACATATATTAATGTAGCCGCACGAAAAGGCAGCGTAAACATAATAAACTTTTTGTTGTCTCAAGGTGTCGATTTTGATAATAGTACTATAAAAATTGCGAGAAAATATGGTCACGAAGATGTTGTTAATATATTGGAAAATTGGGAAGCAGAACAGGTGATTCCTGCGTTTAATGAAGCAGGACCTCACATGGGTATTGGACGTATTCATAACGAGGATTTAATAGATATAAGCGAATATGTAGGTGTTAAAGGACGTGACTATGGAGAAGGAAAAAGAATAAATAAAAAATCAAAGAAACGGAAATCCTATAAAAGGAAATCTATGAAAAGACATAAAAAACGTAGTATTAGAAAGTAAAATTACACTCGTCTAGTTCTTTTCGCGCTTTTAGATCTTCTTGATCTTTTCGATCGCTTATTTGAACTCTTAGTTCTTTTAGACTTCCTGCCTCTTGCCGTCCTTGATGAAGAAAGACTTGACCCTCGAGATTGGTTTAACATTATAAACCCATCTTCATCAACCCCATCCAAATCAAGGTATTCTTCACTTTCTTTTGTTTGAGGGAATTCTTCGGGGCAAACTAATTTTTTATTGGCCGGTCCAAAATTAATATGTATATAAGGGGATCCAACTTGAACTTTATTCCAGTCTTCCGTATATATTAAATTATTGTCTCTAATATACTGTAAAAAAAGTAGTTTTTTGTCCCTTCTGGATGCGGTGTTGTCGTTGAGGTATTCAAAATTGTCTAAATTTTCAATACCTGCCAAATATTTGCTTATATTTCTAGACATTTATATAATAATAACATATTTTATTAATTTTATTATTATTAATTTAACGCCTTTTAGTGCTGCGTTTTGACTTCCTAGATTTCTTATACTTTTTTGATTTTTTTGTACTCTTCCTCTTTCTCTTTCTTTTAAGACCACGAGCAATAATAAAATTGTCATTTTCCATCATGTCTATTTCATGGTCTACCTGATGATCAAGTTCACCTTTGTTCCTTTGAAAAAATGCAAGCACATCAGTTGACGCCTTATCTTCATTTCCATTTGCTCTTAACTTCAAATAAAGGTCGTAATATTGATGCAAAGTAGGGCGCAAATCTGCGTCTTGACTGTCAATAAACTCTTTAAGTTGAGTGTTCATTATACATAATCAGGTTATTTTATTTTGTAGTGAATCCAAAATAATTAAATTCTGAAAAAAAATTGAAATACTTTTTATTCAGAATTGTTAATGTATAAATTAAAACCATATTGTATTTCAAATACATTTTGACAAACAATATAAACTTTCAAAACTTTTATCGTAAACTTTTATCGTAAACTTATAATAATGGAGTTCATTAACGCTAGTTTGATTAACTTGGAACTGGAACTTAACTTGAACAAGAACAAGACGGTGTTCAACTTCGTTAGCGCATCAAGTGCAACGGCAGTAGAGGAAACAAAGTCAGAAGAAGCAGTAGTAGTAAGCGCAGCGCCAGTCGTAGTAGTTCCACCCCTACTTCACTTACAAGAGTCCAGAGGTTGGATTACCCAGGAAAAATTTGTATCAAGAGTTGGACACAACTCGCATCCTCTTAACGGACCAACACACGAGAGCAATTGGCTTATTCCAATGACATCTGGGACTGCGACTGCATTCGGTTCTCTTTGCGTTGGTTCGTACCCCGAGAGTTGGCATGGATATTTGTCGCGAATTCTTAACGCTGGTTTAAACACGTTTGTGTGCCTCAATGACGAGTATGGCACAAAAGACCACCGAGGAGATTACTTTGAACCGTACGCTAAAAACAACGCAAGAATCCCGCCCGACCGTTTCATTCACAAGAAGATCAAGGACATGAAAACCGGTGACGATGGTGACCTTTTAGCAGTTGCGTCCGAAGTCGTCGAGCGTATCAAGAGAGGCGAGCATGTCTACTTACACTGCGCTGGAGGACACGGCAGAACGGGTGGTTATGCCGCAATCATACTTCACAAGTTGTATCCGGAGTTAAGTTCAGCAGAGATTTTCGAGTACATCCAATTCGCACATGATCAACGAGACGGACATGTTTGCGGCACAAGTAAATGGAACAAACAGATGCTTATGGATCCATGGGCGCATCACTTCAAGGTAGGTCAAGTTCCTAGTCCACAGACGCTAGACCAGCGTAATCAGGTAAGGTCTCTTTTAAAAGAGCAATTATACAGATAAACATAATTTATATTTGGTAGTGAATTTAAAAAAAATAATAAAAAATAAAAAATTGAAATACTTTTAACATCAGTCGGATCATTATATAAATTAAATCATTTACAATATTTTAAATACATCATATTATTATTATTATTATTATTACAATGGACCGTGAATACGACTGCGAACCAGAGTACGCACGAGAGTGTGACGATTGTGAGGAGATATTTACACATCCATATTTTGCGTACGATTGCCATACTAAGTACGACTCTAGAATACATCGTGTTTGCAACACTTGTTTTTGTGAAAATTCACAATTTTGGTTGCCAGGAGAAGTAAGATGCGTTCCAAACAAAAACCGCGGCTACCATAATCCCTTTGTATCCGCAATTTCTTGCTTTGAGGAATTGAACATCTACAACTTAGTTGATGATTTGGAGGTTTGGGCAGATTTGGCGCAATATATGACAAAATATCCATATTATTAAAAATTAAAAAAAATATAACAGTCACACTTAGAAGAAATAAAAAACATATAAATAAAAAAAAATTGAAATAAAAAACACAACAAAAAAAGTAATTCATAAATATATATTCATTTAATAACTCAATTATTATACAAGCAAACAATCAATCATAAAATCAAAAATGAGAGGAGGATTTGCGTCTTATACCAAGACTGGCAGAAATATCGCGATGGGACGCAGATTTGGCGAAGCAATGGCCAGAGGTTCAAGATCAAGTAGTAGTGAGAAGAGCGAAGAACTCGGAACTTGCGGTTATATATTATACATTATACTTATATTATTATTAATAGACCAAATAACTAAAGCCACGAATAAATACCAGGCACAATAAAAATCATATAAAAAACTACGGACGCACCAAAAAAAAAAAGTTGGTTGGGTGCGACGGATATGTGCGATGAGTTTAATACATTGAGCGTATTGTTATCGGACGCGAGGGCATACGAATTCAGTGTATTGAAAAAAAAATGGGGCACATATCAGCGGGGACAAGCGACGCGAGCACATAAGTGCAACGGGGACAATGGGCGACTAATATGAATTCAAATAGGCGCGGCTATCTAAAAGATGGCGGTGTTTGACTATTGAATATAAAACGGGGACAAGCGAAGCGAGCACACAAGTGCAACGGGGACAAGCGAAGCGAGCACACAAGTGCAACGGGGACAAGCGAAGCGATCACACAAGTGTAACGGGGACAAGCGAAGCGAGCACACAAGTGCAACGGGGACAAGCGAAGCGGGGACAATGGGCGAATTTTATTAAAATTATTGTAATAAATAAATTTAATGATAATTAAGATAATTTTGTAAATAAATACATTATTAAGATAATAATTCATTAAAAATTTATGAAAATAATTAAAACTTTATGACAATACCAATGGAAAAAATCGCCATTTTAAATGGGGTCATTTGAGTCATAGTCCAAGGACGGTCTGCTACTGGCAAAAGGCACACTCGAGGTTTACATGCTAACCAGTACGGGTTAAAAAACGGTACATTGATGGAGTGTTTGAAAAAAGTGGATTATCAAGTCCAATTGTTTATAACACCAAACCCTAAAAATCTTCAACTCTTTTGATAATCGAATAACCTTCGGGAAAATATACGATAATAACGTATTTTTTCCCGAAGGGAAACAAAGCAAAAAATAAAAAATTTAGTAAATTTTATATTTTAGTAAATTTTATATTTTAGTAAATTTTATATAATACTACAGCGGCATAAATATTTACACATACGCCAAAAAATATTTTTGTTCCAATATAAGATATAATATAAATAATATAAATAATAATGTGTTATGTTTTGATGTTGTTTACAAAATAAAAAAAATCGTAGTGATCGCTAAAAAAATAAAAAATAAAAAAAAATTGAAATACTTTTTGTTAAGTAAAGTTGTTATTGGAGGACGTACCAGCCTATTCCAGGGTACGACAGGTGTGTGCGAGTAATTAAAAAGGGGCACACATCACCAATAAATTCGCTTTAAAATGGGTTGTGAAAGGCGACCAAGAGCTCCTGTCTGTGATTACACGGGGAGTGATCTGGCACTATTCACGGGTTTATGACGGCTGATTACGGCGTTCCGGTAATGCAGGTGCTTAATAAAAAGAAAACGTAAAAACCACTTACCCCGGTCCGAAAGGGAGGACTATATACCGTGTTGAGGGTGGCGTATGTCGTAAGACAAGTAATGATCCCCGGCAAAAAATATACCCGTCGGCTTGCAAGTTGGCCGTGTGATGTACGTGACTATCACAACTGATACATTCTGGATTAATCCTCTGTGTGTATCTTATAGTTATAAAGGATTAGTATTCAAACCACTTTAGAAGAGACTCAGGTCAACGAGTCGATAAATAATGACCCAATTAATCCCGTTGTTTCTCAAGAAACAGACGATGACGTAGACTCTGCCTTCAGCGAATACGATACTTACTATACCAACAAAGCACTCTGCGTTACGTGCGGTGAAATCAATTACGCCGAACCAGTATGTGAAGTTGAAGGTCATCCAAGAATGGTGTGCTGTGACTGTATCCAAATAGTCAACTGTTGCCAAGAATGTAACCATCTTACGCTAGATTATCTCTACAAGAGTATGAATGATGATGAAGATCATAGAGATTTGTGCTTCGACTGCAGATTCAAGACAAAACCGTTAAGAGAGCAGATGCCTTTGGCAGTCCACATGACAATAAGACATAATATACAGTCTCTGAGTCGCGAACACTTTGATATTTTGGCAGATTACGCCGATCTAGCGCAACTGACTATATTTGACGCGTATCGTTACAAATCGCGGTGTCATTTCTATGATTGCGACCGAATGGTAGTTCCAAGCAAGTGGAACGCCGAAGAAGCAGTTCAGTTTTGCTGTAGTAGACACGCTGGTCTTGGTGAAATTGTTGGATGTCACTGTCAAAACGTATATGATGGCAGCGATTATGATGAAGACTGGGAACAGGCAACGTGTAAGATGTGTAATAATTCTAATTACGACACAAATATGATACCACGTATTGCTCTAAGAGACAGTGACCAAGACACCGGACCAATTGTGTCGGCGATCTATGTCTTTGAAGAAGGTATCAAAATGTCAAATGTCTTTGCCGAATCGTTGATAGATCTCTGTCAGTACTTCAGTGAATAAAAAATAAAAAAATTATATTGTATATATTTTAAACTTAATTAATGTAAACTTAACAAAATGTGTTATAAGTTAACACATTTTTTATTTCGCGTTTGGCACTTAATTTCGTAAAGAAGGCATATCAAAAAATAAATTTCGTAGTGACACTAAAAATAATATATTTCTAAAAAAAATTGAAATACTTTTTTTTGATAAGAAGACAGGTATTAATTTATTTATTTCAAGTTTCAAACTAATTACGATTACGATTACGATTACAATCAACTTAACAACAACAATGTCGTCCGAATTAACTTACATTTCATCCAGTCGAGTTAATACCTACACCACTCTTGATGCGTTAAAAATAGACATAATTAAGACCCTCGCTAGATGGTTTTCGAATTATTATGTTTACAATGAACACGCTCTTGAAAGTTGGGTACAAATGGAGGGAACTGACGTTTATGTTCTGTATGGCACTTTTCAGTTTGAACTTCAACAAGTCCAGGAAACCACATTTCAACTCACGATGTACGCTGTTGGTCGTTTCAGACGACACGGGTCAAGTTGCGAATACTTCGAAAGGGTATTCGATGGATTAGAACAGCAACTCAAGCACCCCTCCCCACATTTCGCCACAATGACAGAGGCATTCCATAGCAAATCAGCGGAAGATTACATAGACTTTGGCAGTCCGTTACAATACACGCATTCTAGTAGTATTTCAGGTGCGTTGCCCTCGGCAGGTGCTCTTGCAGAGACGGTTGTCTATGACGAAGAAGACCTAAGGGAAGACGAATACTACAACGGAAGAGACGGCGGTTACGGAGGAAACGACGGTGGTTACTTCGGAAGAGATGACGAAGAAGTCCCAAACTTAGACGCAACAGTCCCAAACTTAGACGCAACAGTCCCAAACTTAGACGCAACAGTCGCTAACGTAGACGAAGACTCTGAAGACGATGCAGAAGGCGATGATGACGATGCAGAAGACTCTGAAGAAGAAGACGATGAGTCAACAGTCGCGAGCTTAGAAGATGAATATGACTCTGATGACGAAGACGAGCACATTATGTCTATGCGTTTGTGCGATATGACCGACAAACAGATTGATAGATATATTGATCTCAGCGGTCAAGAGCCTCGAGATGAGATTGACAGGTGGACTATGAACTTCAGAGGTGGTGCTATTCCCAGATATTCATACGTCAATTTTGCCGATGCGTGGATTACCGACCAAAACGTCTCCAATGTCACCATCAGACGCGCTATATTTGCTGGCTGCACGCTTAGAAACTTCGTCTTTGAAGATGTCCATTTTCACGAATGCAACTTCTTGTCTGTCATCCTAGAGAACGTTACCTTCCAGAATTGTCAATTCACCGACTGCTACTTAGACCCCTATATGAGCTTGGATAATACGTGCAGTGTGGAGAACTTCGATTATGAGGAAGAAATGAGACAAGCATTCTTGGAAGACAACGTCACATATCGTTATTGTTAAACTTGAAATGGCGCAATGCCTTGTTACTACTATTATTATTATTATTATTATTACTATTACTGTTATTATCTTATAAAATTCAAAAAATTCAAAACAAATAAATCAATAAAAACTATAAAAAACTATAAAAAACTATAAAAAACTATATAAATGTGTATGCGTGTATGTTTACTTATATAATTTAATTTAATCAAAAAGATAAAGGGTTTAAACCCTTTTTTCATTAATCCCTTTTTTCATGTGTGAAAAAAATTGAATTGCTTTTTTTTACAAAGAGTTAAGTTATTAAATTTAAATAAACCCCGTTTCTAAAACAATGTCCAAATTTAACGCTATAATTGAAGATACTAATACCACTGCTGCTTCTGGCGCTGCCGCTAACCCAGTTGATGAAATCTACGATTTTCCGGTTGATTCGCTACCTGAGTTCATGACAGAATCCAGCATGTTCATAATGACAATGGATATGTGTCCGGGATCTACAACATTTCCATTTTTAAAGAGCAAGGTACCAACAACTCTCAAGATTCGTTCAACTGAAGACTTTCAAAGACTGACTGAAGCAGATCACATGTTCGGATTCACAACCAAGACACAAATCCTAATCTTTGAAAGCATGTATGACTTCTGGTTAAACGATCCCAATTCGTCAGAACTGCCGCTACCAGTTAAAGACTTCTCTCACTTTGGCAACCAAGTTAGAACGTTGTTTACAGAAACAAATAATATTCTACCTGTTCGTTGTTTTCAAGGTAATTACGTAGAGTTGTTTGACTATTTGTTAAAGCGAGATGGTCTACACAAAGTTGACAGTGGTCGTTGGCCAGACTATACGTTGCCGTATTATAGCGCTGTTTGTAATCATGTTGAGATTACAAGACGCGGTCTCGAGGTTGGTGTCGCAGTAGCGAAAGATTGCATTGATCAATCTATAAAGGAAAATAATCAAGAAATGTTTGATTTGTTTATTTCATTTAAAGTCAAATATTCGGTTAGAACACTTGAACTCGCTGCTGAAAAAGGTCTCCCTGAAATGTACAAGCATTTCTTGAAGGTGGCGATAGATAAAAAACTGTTGGACAAGTTTGTTTTAAAAACGCTGGAAAACAAGGACAACCTTGAATTCCTGCTACAGAGGAGTGGTACCGATTTGACTGGTATAAATGGTGAGGAATTATTAGAAGAGTGTTTAAAAAATGTGTATAATGTAGAAATATTTCAAATGATTGATGGGTATTTTACAAAACCGGAGGATCGTATACGTGGCAAAACATTGCTGAATAAAATGATTGATTTCAGACCTGGATCTCGTTATATGCCGGAAAAAGTCATTTATAAAGATGACTATGAGTTGTTCACGTATTTACAGAGCAAGGGGTTATTAATTAATGAATTTCTGATTCTAAGTGCTATTGACACGTATAAACCACATCGTTTGACGCCGGGGTTTCTGAAAAAGCAATTTGCTGAACAGGAAGCAGTCTTAGAAATAGAAAGAATGGAAGCATTATGGGATGCAGAGTCGCGGGAAGCAGCGGCGCAGGAGGCGGCAGAAAGGGAGGACTTTGAGAGGCAGATTGATTAAGATGATAATTGGGCATGTTTATGTAGGGAGGTCGTATATATTTGAAATATGTTTTGAATTTATGTAGTATTATGTAGTATAACTGTGTATTTTGTATAACTGTGTATTTTGTATAACTGTGTATTTTATATAATTTAAGTAATTGAAAAAAATTGAAATTGTTTTTTCATGTAAAGTTGTTAGTATAAATAATTTATATACCTTTAATTTTAAGATTACTATTGTAAATAATTAATATAAGAATGCCGCTTGTAACTAGAACCGTTATTGTTTATATTGACGATGAACTCGTCGAAGTTGATATTGATTTTGAAGAAGAAGAGGAGGTTAAGAAAAATGTATGCCGTCTCTGTGAGAAGATAGAGTTAACCGAAGATAATGATATTATATGTCCGGAGTGTTGGTTAACAGTGGAGGATGTGGATCCTAAAGTAGAAGTAGTAGAAGATGACGACATGTCGTATCGCAGTTTTAAAGAAATGGTTCGGCAAAGAAATCAAAGTGAGATTAGTGAGATCAGCGAAACTAGCGAAACTAGCGAAACAAGCGAAACAAACGAAACAAATGAAAAATAATTTGTATTTTGTATAATTTAAGTAATAACCAACTTGTTAGTAATTGCCTGTTAATATAATATAACTCAAAAACAAACCAAAGAAATTCTTAGCAAATAGATCTAAGATGTTATACAACGCATTTTTTATATAATACGGTAACAGCGCAACTACTCCATAAAGTGACCAAAATGTAAAGAAATACCAAAACAATTTCCATCCATCTTTGCTTTCTCTTGCATATTTAACGTAAATTATATAATAATAAATTAAAAATGGTACAAATCCCAATAGTACACCAGACAACGTGTCAATTATGTTTACTTCGCCTAAATATCCAAATATTAACATTAACCAATTCAAAAATAGTACAAAGGAAATAGCGCTAGAATTTTCTGTCAATAAGGTGAAGAAGTTTAATGTTGTTACATCCAATCCATTTTCTTTATCTTTTAAATAAATCAAATATAAAATTAACTGAACTAACATAGTAGGAGTTGTTATTGACCAATCAATGTAACGTTTTGGCGTCACATTAGTTACTTCATTAAAATTAAAAAATAACCAAATATAGAATATCCCTTCTATTAGTTGAACAATCACTTCTAAAACTAACAATTGTTTTATTAGAAATACTTTTACATTTACGAAAAGACTTACAAGTTCAATTATACCCGTTATAACTTGAACAACAATTGATAAGATTAGTGTATTATAAAATGTGTTTTTTGTATTCATGTTACTATAAAAATATATAAAAATATATTGTCAATATATTTAAAGACTTTTTTCATAATTATACTACAATGAATACTAACACTAATACCAATTTAGATCTCGAATCAAACGTATACAATAAGAAAATCAATGAATTTTTGACTGAAATACCTGGGCGAATCTATGTTTTTGAAATCACGAAATTCTGCGGATACAGTACCTTCATATTTATGTACAAGGACGAGACGCTGTTAGATCTGTGGTCAAGAGTATCGCATCATTTTAGTTGTAATGACATCAAAGGTCTCTATATTGACAATTGTTTGAATAAAAATCTGTCCAATAATGATGATACTATAAATAATAATAATAATAACACAGTATGCAATGATAACAATAAATGCTGTTGTTGCGCTAACAAAACAGACAAATATATACCAGTTCCCATGTCAAGTCTTAAAAAGGTTCGTGAATTTGTCTATGAAAATATTTCACCAGAGTCACGCAATATGAAACCGGTATATCCAATTCCATTGCCCGTTGTATACCGGATCTATTTAGACGATGGACATTGCCATGGTATAATGTAAATACAAGGCATAATGTAAAAAACAAAAATTGTTAGTTGCGAGGTTAAATAACCGAATTTATTTTGTATAATAATCTTATATAAAATGAATTATACAAATAGAAAAACTCCTGGTTGTGGACCCACTGGTTGTCCAAAGGCAGGTATTAAAATACATGAGACGCCTACTACTAATACAAATACTTTTAATAATTCTAGACAACAAGTTAATTACAATAATAACAATGACGCATTTAATATCGCAACAAAAAAATCCAATGTCCGGGCGCCAGTAAGTTTCCATCAAACAACCATGTCAGATCTTGACCTAAATATAGACAATTATTCGCTCGAAGATTTGTATAATTTGTTTAATATTCCGGATGGTGTTCTAAATGACGCAAATTTGAAGACCGCGAAACAAATTGTCTACAAAATGCATCCCGATAAATCGCGACTTGATCCGAAATATTTCCTATTTTTTTCCAAAGCATACAAATGTATATTTAGCGTTTACGAGTTTCAAAACAAGTCGGATAAGAAGACCGAAAGTAATTTAAAAAAGGAGTATTTTGAGGACAGTAATGTGTCAGTATTAAACAATATGTTTGAGACAAAGAAGGAATTGAAGGATCCCAAGAATTTCAATAGTTGGTTTAATGAGAAGTTTGAAAAGCACAAGTTGGAGGACGATGATACTAACAAAGGTTATGGTGATTGGTTGAAATCCAATGAAGGTTTGTATTCGCAGGATGACAATGTTACGCAGAATAATATGAATGAGGCATTTGAAAAGCAGAAGAAGCAGATCCAGGCGTTAACCACATATACTGGTATAAATGACAGTTACGCTTCATTTAGTGGCGGTGGATCGTTGCTGGGTAGTCAATCAGACAATTTTACTGGATCTTTATCGGGTTTGGGTTTTACAGATTTACGTCAGGCGCATGTTGAGACCATTATTCCTGTAACTATGGATGATTATGAGCAGATACCAAAGTATAAGAATATGAATGAATATAAGTTGCACCGGGATCGTGCGGATGTTAGTCCTTTAACAAAATCAGAATCGGAGCGCATATTGCTTCAAAACAAGCAGAATTTGGATCACGAATCAGCAGCAATGGCGTACAAGTATGCGAAGCAATCGGAGAAGGCGAAGGAGCAGCAGAGGTCGTTTTGGAGTGATATTAAGCAACTACTGTAAAGAAACTTGTTGCGACAGTCTTTAAGTTCCGAAAAAATAATATATTATGAACCAATTTAAAGACAAGACCACACTACATATATTAAAAACTATGACTACTACTATGACGACAAATCCTCTCAATAATAATGAGGTTGTTAATAAAAATAAAAATAATAATAACGATTTCTTTGGAATAGACGAATGTGCTGGCAATAAAGGTTTCGAATTCGCCTCCGAATGGAGTCGACCATATTTTAAGAGCGCACACCAGGCAATCAGTCGATGTGAACTGTGGAACTGGATGCAAACCTATGAACCAGAAAAGGATCGGGGATTTATGTTTGCTCGAAATGTACCTGAACTATACCGACTGAATAATGAGATGATGAACGATCCAGTTAACGGGGGTCATTCAGGAGCGTCTTATGCGTGCACCATGCGAAACATGGAATTCATTGCGAAACATGGATACCAACGATTCAAAGATGACATCATAAAGGAACAGGAAATAAAAAATGAACAATAAATAGGAGATTAAGTATGTAAAACATACTAAAATCATAAAAATTAATTATATAAAATATAAAAAATATATATAATATATAATGTTAACAACTGGATATATAATTTCGATTATTCTGCTTATAACAATTGGAATACTTTATCAAAGATATCTAGAAAAGAAGGCGAAAAATGCAAAATATGATAATTACACGGAAATAAAGAAATACTTATTAAACGATTCATCTTTAGCCAAGAGTAAGAAACCGATTATGTGGATTTATACACCATACGAATACAATTCGCGCGATTGGCTCAGTTTCGGTTCACGAAGTACATACAACTTAAACCAACCTTATCTTAACTTGTGCGTCCGCAGCATTATTCAATGTTGTGATGATTCATTCACCATTTGTTTAATAGATGACAATTCATTTGCCAAATTGATCCCGGGTTGGAGCATTGACCTAGGCAAAATATCCGATCCATTGTTATCATATGTAAGACAATTGGCGATTGGTAAGTTGATCTACAATTACGGCGGCATGGTTACACCTATTTCATTCTTATGCTTCAAAGATCTAGATGATTTATATAACAAGGGAACAAAGGGTGATTGTATGTTTGTCTGTGAAAATGTTAGTACAAATGTTGGAGCAACTAACAATTTGTTTTATCCTGATACAGCATTTATGGGTGCACCAAAGAAGAACGATCAGATGAATGACTATGTTCAATTTATGGAGCGTCTTATATCAAAAGATTACACAGCGCAAGCAGAATTTCTGGGCAACTATGACAAATGGGCGAATAAGAAGGTTCAACAAAACCAAATTCGTCTTATTCCTGGAACGGATGTAGGTGTAAAAACGGTGGACGATGAAGCAGTAATTGTCGATACTCTTCTAAGTGATGATTATATTCACTTTTATCCCAAGATGTATGGCATCTGGATCCCTGCGGCAAGCATATTGAAGCGCACTAATTATGAGTGGTTTGCTAGAATGAGTCCTGACCAAATATTCCAGAGTAACTTTATTTTAGCGAAATATTTTGTGCTTGCTTTGGCGCCAGATAGCAAGATGGGTATAATTGAACCCATGGAAGGAAGACCAGATTGGATCTCATTTTGGCAAGTACCAATTTCAAGTACTTTGCCAGTATTTGGACCCAAACCAATAAATTTAGGTAGTAATGTGCCACGATTCGACCTTTAATTCCACTTTTTAAAAAAAAGTGGAGCAAAAATATAAATGGGGAATTTTTTTGACTCCACCTTTATTAAAGGTATAAAAAGTGGAAGATGGTTTTATTAAATCCGATTCCGTTATTAATTGCGAGCAAAATTATGCGTGTTAAACTAGAGTTTAATATAGCATACAACGCCTTCATAATTATCTACAAGGTAGATTATAGCGACAAGATCGTATGTTTTATAGAGAACCGGCATATTACTGGTTTAATCATAATTGTTTGGAATAATGAACATGATATAACCCCTAATGAACACTTAGTTGTTCTCAAATTTTATCAGAAAGTAGGAGGTCCTATAATTAATTCTGATGAATTTGCCCAATGCATAATAATACAGCAACTAGACAAAGACAATTATGAGATCAAAACAGCGCAAAGTATAAATATCTATATATATAATTTAAATATCTTTACAATTAGAGACTTTATTGTATATAAAGGAAAACTGTATTTGCTTAAAAAACATTACACTACCGAAGTGTCTTATCAACTGTTATTAAATGACTTTTATATATAAATTATGTAGGCGTTTATATATTTAATATCTTCAATATAACTTGCCACAATTCGGTGTACCCCATCCAATAATACATATTTGTTATTTTGTTGTATCATCCATATAGGTAGAATTCCTAAGTTTTGTTTTATTTGGTTTTTACGGTTTCACAAATAGTACAATATGTGATACTTTGCGACCTTTCTGGCGCGATATCTATTGTATCATCAATGTAATTATGACAACATAAATGGTCTAATTCATTGTTGCAAATATCAATATTAATTTGAAAATGTTTTATTTTCTCAGTAAAAAAATCCTTATTATTTTTTGGATAACAAATATCACTAAATTCTGAAATTGTCAAGTAGTCAATATCATCCAGTGTTTCTATTATATATTCTAATTTTTGTATAATCTTGATGTAATTTCTTTTACACGATAAAAAATAATGTAAACTCATAATGGTTTATATTATTTATAGAGTAGTTTTTAAATTGTATTTATTATGTATTTTTTCTAAGCGTAAATGCTATAAAGATGCTTCTTCTTTATTTTTAAATATGTTCATAGAAACTGATGTGTCAATTGAATCTTGTAGAATCGACATATAATCCATATTATTATAAATATTAAATATTATTTAAAACAATTTAAACGATATTTGCTCATAATATATATAATTACAATGACCACATTTGTAACCGACGAACCTATTTGCTTGAATGAAGAGAGAGAGATTGATAGTTGTCTCGTTGTGTGTTTTGAGGAACACGATAATGAGGAAAATTTCGATTCCATCGATACCCGTCTGTTCGTTACTTACGATCATACTACAAAATCATATGTTGTGAACGGCAAGCGTATTGATATTTTTTCAAAGAGGGGTCGAAACAAGACCCAGTTGAAACCCTTTGTCTTCTGTGCACAAGAGTCGAATGACATTGTTGATTTCATCCTCTTGACTTTCAGTAAAAGCAGTTCAATGAGTTACATTATGTACAATTACAATAATTTGCCAGAGGATGCATGTGACATGACTTATGAGTTCATGGAGGGCAACATGGATCGTAAATATGAGATTGCTGCGTTTGATAATGTTTGTGTTAGAAAGCAAATGATCAAGCGTCTGGTTCGCTTGACGAAGAATATGTATAACTAGCAACCTTTTTCCACGAAGTTAAGAAAGGTGGTGCCAAACACTAATTAGGGTTCTATATTTCTGCTGCTTTTTCCACGAAGTTAAGAAAGGTTTTACGGAGTTATGACCAAACTTTCTAGGTAAAATACATAATATGATATTCTATATCATACACCGACTTGTCATATTTAATTTTTGATGTATATGTAATCTTATTGAAATTACATATTTGTCGCAAAATAGTTATAAACGAATTATAAGATAATTTCCTGTCCAAATATTTCCGCTTTGATAAGAAGTAATATTGTCTACATTCAGTGATAAATTTTGGAATACTTTCATTAAATACGCCTTTTTTATAAACATTGTTATTTACAACATAGCACTTATCACTTTTAACCGCATTTTCTTCTAATAAATTGATCAATAATTGATTCGGTATTTGCGTTTTAAATATTTGAGATGTCATTTCTTATAATAAATAAGAAATAATAAAAGTTCTAAATACATATACTAAACTAAACATGTTGCTAACATGTTGCTAAATTTTTGTTAGTATGTATCGATAAAATCTTGTGTAGATTGTTGGAAAATAACGCTAGTTCAATCTCATCTTCATGAATATTGTGGAATACTGTAATATACTTACAAATGAATGGGATCACACTATATTTCTGCTCTTCTGTCAGATGCGTTGTTATTTTGACAAAAATAAAGTAATTGTCCAGTATATCCATAACTGAATAACCCTTGTCATATATGGAATACAGCAATTTGATCGCCTCATTGAGTTGACCATTCTTCAGAAACTGCGTATATTCCTCAAATGAAAAGAAACTGATGTTAGTACAAACATTGGTCGCCAGTTCCAAAGTAATTGATTCATTCAGCAGTTTGAACTTCTCCATGTAATTAATCAGAATCTTGGCGGTATTATTGGATACATTTAATATGAAATCCTCAGCGTCACTCGAAATCTCAATGTCTTCTAAATGTTTGATCTTGTGCATTATTTTGACCAGATTCTCTCTTTGAAGCGGTTTGATTTTAATAATAATAAGACGCGATTGAAGTGACTCGATGACCTTCTGTGAATTACTACACGACGAAATAAAATGAACATTGTGACTGTATTTGTCAATACAATTTCGGAACACTTGCTGACTCTGCTCGTTAATGAAGTCAATATCATCTAACACAATAATCTTTTTCTTGCCTTTAACTGATGAGCATGTTTGGCAAAAGGTTCTCACATCAGTTCTATAATAATTAATTCCCTGCTCCTTAAGACTGTTAATATGAAGTATATTTTCATTGTATTGACTAGGTATTAAATCCTTGTAATATTCCTTGATAACGGCGTTTAGGAAGGCCGTTTTGCCACAGCCAATATCGCCAATAAATAACACATTCAAGTTATTCATGTTAATAAGTGTGTTTAATATACTCACCATTTCCGGGTCAGTTTCAAAGTCTTTGAAGAAAAAAGGTTGATATTTGTTTAAAAAAAGTGGTTGATTGGGATCCATAATTTGTTATTAATATTATACGTTAATAAGTATTTAAGTTTATCTTGAAATATAATATTATATTTGAAATGTCTGATAATTTTTACAATATATTAGAAGTACCTGAGACTGCGGCAATTGACGAGATTAAGAAGTCTTATCGGCGTTTATCTCTAATCCATCATCCTGATAAAAACAACAATTCGCCAGAATCGGCGCAAAAATTTCAGAAAATAAGTGAAGCATATGAGACACTTGGTGACCCCGATAAAAAGAAGGAATATGATATGACACGTAATAATCCGTTTATAAAGATGATGGGCAGCAATCACGGAATGCCAATGGACCCTATGGGTCATGGTCAGAATGTAATGGACGATTTATTAGCAAATTTGTTTGGATTTCCTGGAATGGGATTTCCTATGCCAGGGCAAGGTCAAGGTCAAAGTTTTAATATGCAAGGAATGCCCCCAGCATTTCATATGCAAGGTCAACCAGGATTTCCTAGTGGTTTCGGACCCAATGTCCGCGTTTTCCATAACGGGCGTCCAGTGAATATGCCGCAGCAAAAACCAGCGCCCATTATACTAACAATTAATGTTCCAATTGATAAGATTTTGACAGGAACTACTGTACCAATTGACGTTGAGCGCTGGATTGTTGAGCATGGCAACAAGGTACATGAACACGAGACTATCTATGTCGCCATACCTAAGGGCATGGATGAAGGCGAGATAATTCTTCTTAAAGACAAGGGCAACTCAATTAGTGACGACTTAAGAGGTGACGTAAAGGTAGTCGTAAAAGTGGAAAACACCACGGGGTTTCAGCGTTCTGGTTTGGACCTTGTTTTGTCCAAGTCCATCTCTATTAAGGAAGCGTTGTGTGGTTTCACTTTTGAACTCAAATACATCACTGGGCGCACATATACGATCAACAATAACGCGGGCAATATTATTCCCAATGGTTACAAGAAGATAATTCCGAGTATGGGATTTAGTCGCGATGGACACACCGGCAATCTTGTCATCGTGTTTGATGTGAAGTTCCCTGAGAAACTATCGGATGAATCACTTGAGGCGCTGAAGAAGATCGATTTCTAATTGTGAAATATATATATTGTAGAAAACAACTTAAAGAAAACACAGTTTAAGTATTTGAGGAGTATATGAAATATTGTATACGAATCGATGCTTTGGTAGCTTAGTGGTAGAGCATCACACTTGTAATGTGAAGGTCGCGAGTTCAATCCTCGTCCAAAGCTTTTATACATTTTATCTTTCTTTGAAAGAAATATAAAATTAGGGTAAAATTAAAATATTCACATAGAGTATAAATGGGATCCGGTACATTCAATTCAAGCATTTTTACAAATTCATTTGCCGGTAAAAATAACGCCGCATACTCTCCTTTTTATTTTCAACAAAGAGGTGATTCATTCTATGGTCTAAGTAAAGCGCAATACGCTCACCAAACATATTACCAATTGGCAAATAATGGCGCCAGCGCTGGAGGACGAGGTGATAAATGGTTAAGAGCAAATGGTTATCAATCAAGATCATTCGTTCCTCCTCCTCTAAGTAAGTAAAAAATTGAAATTCTTATTTTTATTAATAATTTAATAATAAAAATATTCTTACCTTTGCTTTTTAAACATGCCGTTCTTAATATTTATACAAACCTTTGTTATTCCACTTGCCCTCTTGTTAGTCTTTCTATACTTACTGGTGAAAGCAATACATATCATTGAATGGCAAATGGATCAAATTCTTTATATAATTAAAACCAATCGAGAAAGAGGACTTTAAGACCTTTAATAAGTCGGTCTTAAGACCTTTAACAAACCTTTACTATATGCTTCACAATATCCGAACTATTACTTTTACTTGCGTTTGAAATGTCTGCCTTTTTGGTAGTTACTAATGAATAGACTCCTTCTGCGTAAAACAACACAGCAGAAGTATAAAATGCGGCAAATATTCCGGGTACTAATCGAGATAACATGTTTTTTTAAGAGTGTTAGTATATGTCTTTGAAAACCTTTAAATTTGTTTGTTATTTTAATTAGTGTAAATTTATCCCGTATTAGCATCAGTTGAATTTGTTGGACTAAATGTTCCAGTGATAGGATTTGGTGTTGGTCCATTGGCAACTTCAATTCGTGCATAATTGGAAACAACTGAAGTGCTAGTAGGATTAATGTAAGGATTACTTCCAAACGCTACTCTTGTAGTGCTTCCATTACTAAAATTAATATAGAACGCTTGAACAGCAGCGCACTGACACTGATCATTATTAAGAGGTCTAACTAGTTGATTATAATAACCTCCAGCGGGTACATTAACAGGTGGACTTATACCAAATGAAAATGCTGCTGGTTGTGAAGCATTAGTTGGGATTGTAACACTTGAGATTGTTTCTGTTGTGGGCCAATATGTTGGTCCTAACAATAGAGTTGCTGTTTGTGTCTGGGAACCTGAGGTTCCCTTAGTAATATATGTAGCAGTTATTTGATAAGAACCCTGATTAAGACCTGATGTTATTTGTGAAATAGTTGCTTGGGCATATGTTGATATAAGTTTTCCAATACCAGTTATAGTTGGACCATTACCTGTGCCATATGGTTCGGCGTAAAATTTATTGTAATATGTTGGTATTATTATTGTAAAAGTATTATTTGTAGGGGAACGATAGGATGTTACAGTGGAAAGGTAGTAAAGAGATGATAAATCTTGTTCATTGAGACCTCTGGAAAATCCCTGATATGATCCAGAATACTCGAAAACATTTCCTGCGACCCATTGAGCAAACAATGTTGTATTTGATAACATAACAATAGGACTGTAATTTTGATAAGGATTGTTAACTAGGTAGTTGGTTCCAGTTCCATTTGCTGCTGTATTCCATCCTAAGAAAGAGTATCCTGTTCTAACAAGAGAATTATTGTTATTAAGAACACCTACATTTGTACCAGAATTATAAGTTATTGGGTTAGCAGGAACAGACCCACCAGTACTTAGATTGCCATCATATGTTAGAGTATATGTACTCGAACCTGTAGCCCATTGAGCCTCTAAAGCAACATCATAAGGAATCATATTAAACCCAACATTTGGAGCGACACCAGTACCACCTGGACCATAGTAATCACCTGTTCCATCTGATTGTGTATTCCACCCAATAAATGCAAAACCTCCTCTTGTTAAACCTCCTTGATTACTAACGGTAAAAGCTGTAAATTCTTTTAGACTACCAACAGGTTGCGGAGGATTTCCTTGACCTTGATTTGCATAGTATGTGACAGTATTAGTTGGATCATTTCCATCAAAACGCCATTGTGCATATAAAGTAATTGACTCATTATAAATTGTTATTGTTCCACTAAGTGCGTAATATTTACCCGTACCATTAATGATAGTATTCCAACCTGCGAATGAGTAATTACCTGATTTTGCTGGTTCAGTTGGTGAAAAATTTACTGTTGTACCAGGAGCATATTGTGTTGTTGTACTTCCACCACCACCACCATTATTATCAAAAGTTAGACTAGAATATGCATTCCATTGTGCGTAAAGTGTTGTATTTGCAGCAGGCATTATGAATTTATTTCCAGTTGTATACAATGTTCCCAGACCAGTAGTTATGTCAGAAACAGTATTCCAACCTGCAAATGTGAAATTGGTTCTTGTTAATGGAGTAGGGGTTCCAGTATTTCCTCTAACTGTTACTTCATTATTATAATTATATGTGTTCGTATCTGAAGGAACATCTCCAGTTCCACTATTTGATGCATAAGTTACTGTGTAATTATTTATAGTCCATTGTGCATATAATGTTGTATTTCCCGTAATTGTAAATGTAGCGTCAGATGCATAAGATGTTCCTCCAGAACCACTAGGTACTGTATTCCAACTTGAGAATGAGTAACCTGTGTTTTCAAAACCAGTACTTGGTTTAACTGTCACAGTAGAACCTGTAATGTATGGAGAACTAGTATCTGTTATAGTTCCAGTAGCATTAGGATAAGTAATTGAATTATTACTATAACTCATTGTGAACGTTTGTTTCCAATTAGCATAAAGTGTTGTATTCGCATTAAATGCAAATGAATTTCCAAATGAATAAGATGTTCCTAATCCATCCGTTTGTGTATTCCAAGTTGTGAATGCGTAACCGTTTCTTGTTAATGGATTAGGGGTTCCAGTATTTCCTGAAATTGTTACGGAACTATTATATGCTACTGTTTGATCTCCAGGAGGATTTCCACTAGCGTCAACCGCATTTGCTGCATAACTAACTGTGTAAGTTGATGTCCAATTTGCAACAAGTGTTGTACCTCCAACGAGCATGGTAAATGTCTGAGGATTAGTATAGACTGTTCCAGTGCCGCCAATAGTCCAACCGTTGAATGTGTAATTGGTTCTTATTAAATTTCCTGAATTTGTTGAAACTGTTACCTGAGTACCAGCAGTATATCGATTGTTATTTATAGGGACAGTTCCGCCTGTAGCGTCAGGTGCTGTATAAGTTACTGTGTAATTTGGAGTCCATTTCGCATAAAGTGTTGTATTTCCAACGGGTATTACAAATGGAGTTCCAACTGCATAACTTGTTCCTAATCCATCCGCTTGTGTATTCCAACCATCGAATACATTATCTGTTTTTATTAAATTTCCACTATTTGTTTGAAGTGCTACGGTAGTATTATATGGAGCTGTTTGACTTGAAGGAGCAGTTCCATTTGTAGATCCATTTGCGTCATAAGTAACTGAGTAAGTATTTATAGTCCATTTAGCATAAAATATTGTATTTTTGGCAGGCATGATAAATATAGCTCCAGGTAAAGGTGCAGTATTTCCGCCACCGTCGGCAAAATAAGCCCAATTAGAAAATGTGTAACCTGTTCTTGATAAGTTTCCAGTATTTGCCATAATTATTACTTGAGAACCAACTGCGTATGGCGATAATGAATCAATAGGAATAGTTCCATCGGTATTCTCATTCCCATCATAAGTAAAGGTGTAAAGTGCTTTCCATCTAACATATAATGTAGTATTTTGTGTAATATTAAATTGAGTAGGAGGGATATAAGTTGTTCCACCACCATTATCTGCTGTATTCCAACCATTGAATATGTAACTAGGTGCTCCTGGTCCTGCTGGTATTGGTATTGCTAAATTTCCAGTATTTTCCAGAACTGTCACGGTAGTACCTGCATCGTATTGAAATATTGTAGTTGTAGGGACAGTTCCAGTTGTAGCTCCATTGCTATCATATTTAAATGTATAAATTGCTGTCCATTTTGCATAAAGTGTTGTACTTGCGTTAATTGAAAATACTTGTCCAATTGTATAAAGTGCTCCTAATCCGTTAGGTTGACTATTCCAACTATTGAATATATAATTTGCGCTTGTAAAACCATCACTTGATTTAACTGTTACGCTGGAACCTGCTATGTATGGAGAACTAGTATCTGTTATAGTCCCAGTAACACCAGGATAATTAGTGGAATTATTACTATAAGTCATTGTGTAAATTGGCGTCCATTTTGCATAAATTGTTGTATTTCCACCAGGCATTGGAAATTGCGATCCAACTGCATAACTTGTTCCTAATCCATCCGCTCGTGTATTCCAACCATCGAATATATTATTTGCTTTTGTTAATATAACAGGGGTTCCAATGTTTCCTAAAAGTGTTACTGAAGCACCTGCTATGTATCGAGTGGTATCTGTAGGGACATTACCAGAACCACCATTTGCTCCATAAGTTAATGTGTAAGATAGTGTCCAATTTGCAACAAGTGTTGTATTTGTAGTAATTACAAATGTGTCAGGATTATTATAGACTGTTCCAGTGCCGCCACTAATAGTCCAACCTGTGAAGTTAAAACCAGATCTTGTTAATATAGGAGGGGTTCCAGTGTTTCCTAAAACTGTTACAGAAGTACCAGATGTGTATGGAGTGGAATCTGTAGGGACATTACCACTTCCTGAATTTGGTGTATAAGTTACTGTGTAAGTTGGTGTCCATTTCGCATAAAGTGTTGTATTTGAGTCAGGTATTGTAAATGAAACTCCAGTTGCATAACTTAGTCCTAATCCATCCGCTTGTGTATTCCAACCATCGAATACATTATTTGTTTTAAACAAAGTTCCACTATTTGTTCGAAGTGTTACAGAAGTATTATATGGAGCAGTTTGACTTGAAGGAGCAGTTCCAGTTGTAGATCCATTTGCTTGATAAGTAACTGTGTAATTATTTACATTCCATTTCGCATAAAGGATTGTATTTGAAGTAATTTGGAATGTAGATCCAGTTGCATAAGGTGTCCCTGATCCGTTTACTTGACTATTCCAACCGTCGAATGTGTTACCTGTTTTAACCAAAGTTCCAGAATTTGTTAAAACTGTTACCGTAGTATTTGCTATGTATGGAGAGTTGGTATCTGTAGGGACAGTTCCATTTGTAGATCCATTTGCTTGATAAGTAACTGTGAAAATTTGAGTCCATTTAGCGTAAATTGTTGTATTTGAATTAATTGTAAATGTAGATCCAATTGTATAAGTTGATCCTAATCCATTTGCTTGACTATTCCAACTATTGAATATGTTACCCATGTTTGTAAAATCAGTACTTGGTAAAACTGTTACCGTAGAACCAGGTATGTATGGGGATGATGGATCTATTATAGACCCAGTAGCAGCAGATGCGTTTTTATCATAAGTAACTGTAAAAACTGGAGACCATGTTGCATACAGTGTTGTATCTGCAAGAATTGAAAATGTAGATCCAATTGTATAAGTTGATCCTAATCCATTTGCTTGACTATTCCAACCATCAAATTTGTTACCCGTGTTTACAAAACCAGTACTTGATAGAACTGTTACCGTAGAACCAGGTAAGTATGGGGATGACTGATCTATTATAGATCCACTAGCAGCAGATGCGTTTTTATCATAAGTTACTGTGAAAGCTATAGTCCATTGTGCATAAAGTGTTATATCTGCGGTAAAAATTGTAAATTGCTGTCCAGATAAATAAGATCTGCCAAATCCATTTGCTTGTGTATTCCAACCAATAAATTTGTAACCTATTTTTGCCAAAGTTCCTGTATTTCCTAAAACTTTTACATTTGAACCATCTAGGTATGGTGAAGAACTATCAACGGGAACACTTCCACTTGTATTGGTATTACCATTATAAGTTACTGTGTATGTTGGTAGTGGTTCAGGTGTTAAAGATGCCAGTATTGTTTGATAGGAAACATAATTATACGCTCTCCTATCGTTAGCGCGCCCAGATCTCCTTCTTGCAGGCATATATATTATATGTTATATAATATAATGGACGTTTTTACAAGTTTTGATAAGAACTTGTAAAAACGCTAAAAGATGTAATTATACTGAGTCAAAAAATGACCATTTGCAACTGATCAAAAATCTTTAAATATATTTGTTATAGTTTTAACTCCATTGAGCGTACAACATTGTATTTGCATTGAGTGTAAATTGGTTTGTAGGGTAATAATCCATTCCTCCTCCATTTGCTTGTGTATTCCATTTTATAAATGTATGACCTGTCCACAAAAACCCATTTGCTTTAACTGTGACTAATGGGTTAGTAGGAAGATATGGGGATGACGCATCCGTCACAGAACCACCAGTATTGGGGGTGGTTAAGGGGAGGTTATTACTATATCTTACATAATAACCCGGTGTCCATTGGGCATATAATATATTAGTAAAAGAAGTAGAGTAATATACTGCGTTAAAACCTGGTCCATAACTTGTTCCCGTGCCATCGGCAGCAGTATTCCATTTAGTAAATACAAATTCATTTAACGTCGTAGTATCTGTCTTTGTCAAAGCACCTGTATTTCCAAGAACTGAAACATTTGTTGGTGTGGCTCCAGTATATGGCGCAAAATATGTTGGTGTACGAGGACTTCCACCGCTAGTAGTGTTATTTGGTGCTGCTGTTGCTGATATTTGATTTGCTCCATTTCCATCAAACTGAACTGTATAATTTGGCATAGCAGGGTATACATATTCAGAACCAGTTGATGGTATAATAGTAATAGCAGTTAAAGCAGCGCTTGAGCGAGGAACAATAGCGGGACCACCCGAGTAAGATACTACAGGATAAGGATAAAGTGATTTGGGTGCGGTTACAAAACTACCACCGCTATTTCTGTATACTGAATTAGTAGGACAACTTACAATTTGAGTACTTGCGCCACCTGAATAATTTAATGTTACTCCTTGAGTAAAGAAACCAAAATTGCATACGTTTCCACCCGAACTATTGTCAAATGCAGTTAATCCACATCCGTTAGTAACATTTCGTGTTTGACCATAATAGTTTGGTGGATTAGAAGTTCTTGGTTGAATTGTAGGTAATGTGACATTTGTGAGTGTTTGACCAGCAGGCCAGTATATAAACCCAGAACCATCATTATTTATAGTTTGAGAATAATTATTTTCTGTTGTTACGGCATAAGTTGTGTTTGTATTAATTTGTATAGTTGATGATGTAATAACTACTTTGCTTAATATGGATATTAATCCCTCAGGAGCAGTTCCAGAACCATAGGATGTTGCAGTGGTTGGAACTGCTGATGCAAGAGCAGTTGTATAAATTGTAACTGTATTAGAACTCGCAATTGTCATCGCATATGGAAAAGTATACGATATGTAACTGCTGCTCAAGGTGCCACCACTACATGCTTTAACAGGTGAACCGGGTGCCCAGTGAGCGTAAAGGGTAGCAGTCTTGGAAGTAAATGTATATCCTGGCGCATATAAAGAACCAGTGCCAGTTGGTGAACCATTCCATCCTAAAAATGTATAACCTGGTCTTGTAAGAGAACCTTGACCCAAAATGGGGACTTGAACGTTAGTTGGATAATTTGTTGGTTCGGCAGGAACCGATCCACCAGTGGCGCCGTTAGCGTTATATGTTACTGTAAGGAGTGGTAGACTTCCCCATTGTGCGTACAAAGTTTTATTAGCGTTCATGGTAATTGTAGAACCAACAGGATAACTAGTTCCAGTTCCATTTGCCAAAGTATTCCATCCATAAAATATTTTGGTTGGGTCAGAATTTGTATAAGATCCAGTATTTCCTAATATATTTGCTGGAGAATTTGAATCATAAGAAGTTGGTGAAGCAGGAGCAGTTCCTGTACCACCAGTTCCAGCGTTATAAGTTAAACTATATGTAATCGCTGGGTTTATCCATTGAGCGTATAAAGTTACCGTTCCGGAACCAGGCATAGTATATTCAGAACCAGCGGGATAACTTGTCCCGGAACCATTAGCAGCAGTATTCCAACCGCCAAATGTATAACCAGAACTATTTGTAAAAGAACCAGTGTTTTCAACTACATCTGCTTCGCTAAAAGCAGTGTAATATGTTCCAGAACTTGATGGCGCTGTTCCCGTTCCTCCGGTTCCTGCATTATATACTAATCTAACACCACCAATTATCCAATTCGCATATAAAGTAGTATTCGCATCAATTATAAATGTGTCATCACCAACATAATTAAGTCCGGTTCCATCAGCAGCAGTATTCCATCCTCCAAATTGATATCCTGATTTGGCAACAGTACCAAGTCCTAAAATTGTTACAGAATCACCACCTACGTATGGAGAATTTGCGTCAATTATACTTCCCGTTCCACCATTATTATTATACGTAACAGTATATTCTGAACCACTAGGAGTAGGAGGAGGAGGAGGTGTTGGTGTAACAGAACTACTAGTACTAGTAGTAGTAATTGCAGGGCACGGGATAAATCCATTGGGATTATGTGTGTAATTGCTATATTGTCCTAAAGTATTGAAACATGGGAAGCATTGTTGACTGTTACAAACAGTTGCTAATCTGTTTTTTGCTCTCCTGTTTGCAATCGATGACGCCCCTACACCACCGCCACCCGGTTTGTACTTGTTATACAAGTAAGTCGGACTATTACATATGATGTTTCCACCAGGATTGAATTTAGTACTGCGTCTGCCAGCGACGCCTACATTCTTCTTAAATAAAAATCCCGGAAAAGCGTTGCCACCGAACCAGAATTGACCGTATGAGTTAGATCCTGTTCCAAAACCTGACATTGTTATATATATATTCACTTTTTAAAAAAAGTTTAAGCGAAGCAAAAAAAGTAACATTCTAAAATCAATATAAACACTTTATGATACTACTAATTAGAAAATGTTTCGTAAACTGCTACAAACACCTATTCCAATCAAAAATAAGTTATTTGTTAAACGCCTCTTTTCTACTTGTAATAATCGCTGTAAAGTGGATGAACTAACAAGTCAATTGAACAGACAAGACCAGTATCTTGATATCATCAATAAAAAAATTAATCACATATTTATCGTTTCATATATTAATTTTACAATCGGTCAACTTCATTTATTATACTCATTTTTTAACTAATTTAAAATATATAATATATTAATTAAAAATCTTTTGCTCCACTTTTCATAAGCGCAACTTTGGCGCAACCTTTCTTAAAGGTTGCTTAGGATATCTTTCTAGTAGGGATATCACTCGACACAATGTAAATCGAATTCTCAGTGATGATGATGTACTCAGTTGCCGACTTGTAGAACTTGGCGATCGGACTCGTGTACTCCTCGGCAGACTTCACAAGCAACTTCTCACCGGACTCGCGAACACCAACAAGCGCTTTCTTGTCGACCGATGCAGTCCAGTAATCAAGCATGATGGGTTTGTCCTCAACAATCGACAACTTGGACGCATGTTGAAGGGTTATATCCGAAGGAAGACGGTAACTGGAGTTGTTAGTGGCGACGACACTGCTAGAAGCAGCGGGAGTAGAAGCGGTGTTAGAGGCGGTAGAAGCAGAAGCGCCACCAGTAGAAGGGGCGGCAGAAGATCCATTAGTAGTTGCTGTTTTCTCAGACATTTATATAAGTTTTTAATTTAAAGTCTTTAAATACTTATTAACATTTATTATTTAGAAAATTCGACTAAAGTTTGTATAAAATTATAAACTTATTATAATAATATAAATGGGATTCAAAACAGGAGGACAACAAGCAATTGCGTGTAATTCCAAAGCAAGAAGTGCCGTAAATGGCAGATGTGGAACACCTTCTACTACTCAATGTATTACATCAACGTTGACAGGAACTACAACAACACCACCACCCACCATAACTCTTACAATAAATAGTATGACAGCAACATCAATTAATTATACAATTGTTGGTGGTTCGACGGAGTTGCCATCAAGTTGTAGTCCAGTAGTTAATTTAGTCGCAGCAAATACGAAAAATACGATCAATACTACAAATACAAATATCGTTTCTGCTCCATATTTCAACTTACAATTACAAACAAATAGTCAAAACATAATTATAAATACACCACTTTCAGCAACTTTATATAGTGGTACATCACAAAATAATAATACACCATTTAATCAATTACCATCAGGAACTTATAATGTATATTTAGCGTATTGGAACAGTTCAATTTGTCCCAATTATTTTATTACTAATAATAGTACTCAACCTACTCCTACTACTGCTGCTGTTAGTGGTTATTATACATATACAGTTTCGTAAACAAATAATTAACAAAGTAACAAATTTATATTATAAACTTATTATAATAATATAAATGGGATTCAAAACAGGAGGACAACAAGCAATTGCGTGTAATTCCAAAGCAAAAAGTGCCGTAAATGGCAGATGTGGAACAAGTGGCAACAAAGGTTGCACTACAGCAACATTAACTGGTACAGATCCATCGTCAGGACCAGTGAGAACATTAATAAACGTATATCATACAATAAATAGTATGACAACAACAACAATAAATTACACAATTACCAGTATAACTTATAATGACGGCACATCAGTCACATATCCATATACTTTTCCAACAGGTTCACCAGATTCAGTTTGTAGTTCAGTAGTTACTTTATGTGCAGCAAATACGAGTAACCCACCGTCAGGGATTTACGCTACTCCATCTTTTAACCTTCCAACAACTACAACTAATCAGGGAACAACTATAACTAGTGATAAAATAAATACACCAATAACATCAACCTTTTTTTATGCTCCGAATGCTCCAACAATGTCTGTATTATCTTCAGGAGCAAGTTATGCTTATGTAGCGTGGTGGTTGAATACAAAAGATTGTATTAATCCTTTGCTTAATAATAATAGTAATCCTAATAATAGTGGTACTTTTTTTTTTACAATTTAATCTTCCGAATAACTAATAAATTTATAATAATAATTATTTAGAAATAATTAAGGTTTATAAACTAACAAATTTATATAATATTATATATATAAGAAATGGTAAAAGGATCTTTGGTAATAAATCAACAACATAAAAGAGCCGTTTATGGTGCTTGTTTGTCAACTAGCAATTCAGCATGCACTGTGGCAGTCTTTAATGGAACAACATCAACACAAGCATTTTATGCAACAGGAACATATTCTGTATCAAGTAATTCAGAATATAATACAATTATTACTTTTACGGGAAATGGAAGTATACAATTTTCCTTCACCTCAGACAACGCCATGTATCTTTTAGTTGGAGGAGGAGGAGGAGGCGGTTATAGTGAAATTCTTGATGATAATGCTGGTGGTGGTGGAGGAGGAGGCGATGTATTGTATGCTAAATTTAATAACCCTTGTAATGGTGCGTATATTATTAATATAGGTAGTGGAGGCGCTGGTGGTGGAAGTGATTCCATAATTGGAGGAGATGGTAATAGTTCAACAATAACATGTATAACTAATAATACAACTATTGCAACTGCTATGGGCGGTAAAGGTGGCTTTATTTCGAGTTCATCAACTAATCCAGGATATGGTGGAAATAGTGGAGCAGGAGGTGCTGGTGGTATTTGGACGTCAACAGGACAGGCTTCTGGAACAAATGGTGGTGGTGGTGGAGGTGCTTGGTACGGACCTCCTGCCGCTGGTAGTGGTGGATATAACACTATTGCATACACAAATGGTTTTAATGTAGGAGGTGGAGGAGGAGGAGGTATGATTAGTGGGACACCACAATATCAAGGAGTTGGTGTAGGTGGCGGTGGGAATGGCGGATTTTTTAATAATGCACCTACAAATGGTTTACCAAACACGGGCGGCGGTGGTGGTGGTTCTGGAGGTTACCCGCTCGATGGAGGTAATGGAGGTTCTGGAGTTTGTATATTTTATTTAAATACATAAAAATTGAATAAACTAACAAATTTATATTATAAATGATATAATATAAATGAAAGGTCTCAAACAACACAACCATTTGGTAACAGAAAATCCACAATATGCTCTAACGAATGTCGACAATTATAAACCAAAATTTGATTGTTCTCTACAAGACATACTAACAAAATTTGTTAGTGTAATCATCGAATATATGAGATTTATGTCGGAGAAAATATCAATGAAAAACAAGCACTATTATCGTTTCATATTTGAGCGAGGCGTTGAAACAGTGATCCATGTTTTCATGAACACATTATATTTCACAAAGAATCTGGATTTGTCTTTCTATCATAGTCAAAAGGCGTATTATTTCTATATCGAGTTCATCGAGCAAATCTCCGACGACAATGTAATATTTCTCCAATTAAGCAGTCGAGACGCCATATTATTCGTTTACAAAAAGACGATCTATGAAATCAATCAAGAGTACAAGAAGACCATGTTAGAACCATCGAATGAAGACAAGGCGATGTTAACAACTATAGATTCATATGTTGCCATTTATAAAAATATAATACGTTATATAATTTTGGATCATGGATTCAATTATACTAACAACATAGAACATGTTAGTAAGTCTTGCGAGAAATTGAAGATGCTAAGCGACGAATTCAATAAAATGAAGAACAAGAAAGCATATTTGGAAAGTATTTATTTATTTACAAATTTATTAGCAGATAAACAAATTAAGTTATTCACATTCTTTGATCTAATATGTGATTTTACACGACGATTACAAGGCAGGAAAAAATTAGCAGATGATAGCGTTATTAGAAAGAATATGTATTTATTGGAATTTGATGACGACATAGATGATACAACTAATATAATCGAGGCAATTTTCGACAAACATCTACATTGATTATTTACATTGATTATTTACACTAATTTGTCTTAGTTTTCCAGTATAGTTACGGTTTTCTTCCTGATCTTCTTCTTTTTATCCTTGAGTAGATTATGATTGCAGTCTAAGAGACCCTGACATACATTCTCAAACTCGGCGAGCAACATTAGTTTCAAGAAGTTGTATATTTCAATGAGCACGTCTTCTTCACACATGCCTACAATTAAAACACTGCCTGTTCTAAATATCATAAATGATACTTCAACAATGTTTGTATATTTACCCTTATTTTCTGTCGTGATTTGCTTGCCAGTTTGGACTCCAATATCCTTGTTATAATAGAACTTACATTGAATGCCTGGATATGAGCACGGATCATAGATCGCCTGAATATTGTACTTGCTTCTTAATATATCATAAAGCATCTCTCTGTCAATATAGAATCCACAATTGAAATTAGAATTAATGAGAACTGTGTCACTGGTCTTATTGTAACACAATTGAGTCGGACTATGTGGTTGTAAAATGCTAATAATAGTCTTTAACACCATTTCAAACATCTCGTCGTTTTGTACACCAGGGATTTCTAATTTGCCTGTATTGAATACCTTGATATGGAATTCCTTGAACTCAGCAGCAATTTTAAGACGGATTATCATCACAAAGCAGTTATAAAACGCCTGCTTCTTCTTTGAGCGGTAACTCATAATATCTTTCTTAGAGATCCCGATTGTTATTTTGCGAATGTCCTTGAACTTGATTCGACCGCTGGGGTTATCAATGTGAGACATAACATGTTCATCAAAATACAGTTCTTTTTGCAGACGCGACTGAATATCATCGAGTTCCTCTTGCGACTTTGAGTTGATTTTAATCTGCTTCTTAATGACGCCATTTTTAGGAGTAGCGTAAGGTATAATTGGAATGTCCCAGAAAATCCGCAAATCAACTGGTTCAGTCAAATAAGCGATCTTGGATTTGGTAGAAATGTAAATATTCGATGGTGTAGGAGCGTTGTTATTGTTATATAATTTGGTTTCAACACTCTTGATATTTGACTTCTCATCATATTTGTTATTGGTTTCAAATTTGCTATCATCAAAATCATCATCTGATACATCTTCTTCATAGTGATTGGATATAAATGATGACCATTCGTCGTCGACATTAATGTCAACCTTTTTATTACCTGATTTTATATTTAATTGTTTTGAACTTAGAGACATGATCTATATTACTTTATTATTATCTCTTTAAATTCTTTAAATTAATTTATTTCAATTATTTCTTTTCGTTGTAGAATATAATGAGTTGTAATCTGCGCATCATCCATGAAAGGAACGTTCGACCCCCGGCGTCCCAAGTCTCCCCTACATTAAGAAGGGCGGACAATAGTTTTAGCGAATATAGTTTAAAACAAAATGTGTTCGATCCGTCAAAGAGTTCGCCTCCGAACGATTTCATGTTAAAGTTGCAATTAAGAATGTCAATTTACAATAATATTTCCGGGTTTCAAAACAAAGACGACATTCGAGTCAACGAATAATTAACATAATCGCTATTTTTACAATCCTCAAAATGCATAATATTTTCAACAAAATTTAAAAATTCCAAGGACATAATTTCACTACCTTTATTACGAATAATATAATTTAGAAAATCCTTCATTATATTCTTTTTATCAATATTGTACTTTGCGCTGGTCTTGTTAATAAAACTTGTTAGTTCTTTCATTGGGCGCCTGCTCTTAATCATTTCAAATAACGCCTTCCATATACTGTCATCTATAATGTTAAAGTCAGCGTCTGTTATATTTTGATTCGACTGCATGAAGTTGATCATACTTCGTATATCGGACTTATATAGTTGCTGAATTAGATTCAATGATTTGTGAGTTATATTCAACTTTTCTGATACCGCAATTGTCTTTAAAAATGAAATAATATCGGTTTCAGGTAGTTGATTAAAACGCAACCGTAGAAACTCGTTTTGGAGACCTTCATCAATGCGACTAATATAATTACAAATAAGACAGAATCGGACGCCTTGAGTGAAATTCTGAAGCAAATAGCGCAACGCCTGCTGAGCGTTCTTGGTCATATAATCAACCTCATCTAATATGACAAATTTCATACCCTGGTTAAAGAGAGATTTCGAATTGACAAACTGGTTGATTTGATTGCGAATGATGTCAATGCCTCGCTCATCCGATGCGTTCAAATGGATCATTAATCCCTTATGCTTTTGATTCAATTTCTCCTGGTATGCGTTCACTAGGTTTATAATGGTTGTTGTTTTCCCGGTGCCCGGTGGTCCATAAAATAACAAATTGGGAAAATACGATGTATTGATAATATTCTTCAAAATTTGCTTATTTAATGGGTCCAAAACAATGCCATCAAAATTAGTTGGGCGCCATTTTTCGACCCAAACATTTCCGCTATGAGTGTTAGTCTTTACATTATCATCCATTTTATCTATAATGGATACTATCGTAATATATTTAATATTTAATTTAAATATTAAATAATAAATTCAATGAAAAATAAACATTTAAACATCGGTTTAAAAATATTTCTATAAATTAAGCAATAATGATGAGTGTTAATTTAGCGTACCTGGAGTTAATTATTGGACCGATGTTTTCTGGTAAGACGAGTCGTCTAGTGGACATTTACAAGCAATGTCAATTTTGCAATATTCCTGTTTCGGTTGTAAATCACTCGATTGATACGCGGTATCATGACACAATGTTGTCAACTCATGATAAAGTTATGATCCCTTGTATTAAGACTAATTGCATTACTGATATTCTGGATATACTAACAAATTCCCAAGTAATTATTATAAACGAAGGTCAGTTTTTCGACGACTTGTATACAACGGTTGTTAGTTTGTTGTCTCAAGGAAAGAAGATTTATGTTGGAGGATTAGATGGCGATTTTGAAAGAAAGAAGTTTGGACAGATTCTTGATTTAATTCCGATGTGTGACAAGGTGACCAAACTAACATCTTTATGTAGCATTTGTAAAAATGGGACTCCGGGCATATTCTCCAAGCGACTCACGATGGAAACAGAACAGACGATTGTTGGATCCGATATTTATATACCAGTATGCCGAACATGCTATAACCAGTAAAATATGAAATTTGAACGCACTTAATATATTTATTAAAACGATTTAAATTAATCAATATAATAAATGTATAACAATATGGTTAGAAAAAACGCTAAGAAGACTACATGCGTTCCTGATAATGAGACGACAATTGCTGCGACTAATACAATTGCTGCTGTTACTACTATAGAAACCGCAATTCAGACAACAACTACTGCTCCAACAACTACTAAAGTAAAAAAAGTTATTAAGACCAAGAAGGCAGTAGAGTTAGAACCAACGTTGGAGACAGCACCGGTGCCAGCGTCAGCGTTAGAGACAGCGTTAGAGACAGCGTTAGAGACAGTACCAGAAGTTATTGCTGTTTCAGTTCCTCCTTTAGAAGTTGTCAAGACAAAACGTGGAAGAAAGTCAAAGAAAGATTTATTAGCGTCTTTAAGTAATATAGCAACTCAACCCAGTATTCAACTGCATATTAATGAATTGGATAGTGTAAATGGTATTAATCATAAAATCCAATCTTTAACAGAATCTGAATCAGTTGGTGAAAATAATGTAATTATTAGTAACGTTTCAAATAAAGAAAAGGTTTATAATGAAAATGATAACATTAATGATGATGACGACGCAGATGATGATACTATGTTAGTTACAGTTGCAGATCAAAAACCTGCCATTAAAAAGCGAGGTCGAAAACCAAAGGGCGGCAAGATAATTCAGCAAGTGGTTCCAATTAATAACCAAAAGATAGAACGACCTAACGTTATATTACACTTGAAGTGTTCCATGAAGGATCTTCAGGCAACAAATGGTTCATCATGTTTAATTGAGTCTTTTAATTTTGCTAACAAATCTGATCTATCCTATGAATTATTGAACGGATCTGATGCTAAACTTTCACAAAATATGAACCAAATAGCAAACCTAAATCAACCCCATAATTCAAACACAATGGATAATAACAATGATTATGATGACGATGATGATGTTGTTTGTAAGGATAATAACAAGGAGATTTGGCGTAAATTGAAGCAACTAGAGCACAATTTACATGTCAACAATATAAACAATAAGAAATCAGCGTGCTTCTGGTGTACATGCGACTTTGATAATCCGCCAGTGTATATTCCTAAGCATTTTATTAACGACACATATCATGTTTATGGTTGCTTTTGTAGTCCAGAATGCGGTGTTGCCCACCTGATGCACGAGGCAATTGATAGTTCTACCAAATTCGAGAGATATCATTTATTAAATCATATTTATTCAAAGATCTATGAATATAAGAAGAACGTTAAACCAGCGCCAAATCCGTATTATATGCTAGAGAAGTATTACGGTAACTTGTCGATTCAAGAGTATAGATCGCTCTTGCGCAATGAACGACTATTCTTAATTGTAGACAAACCCTTAACCAGAATTTTACCCGAATTACATGAAGACAATGATGAGTTCATATTGAATAATAAGATTATTCCGTCAAATAATTACCAATTGAAGTCGCGAATGCAAAAGAAGAAACCCAATAAGGGATCCATTCTTAATGAGAAATTTGGAATAACAACTAGCAATCAATCGGCGCTAATCATGGAATAGAAAGCATAATCATAATATATCCTAACTGATATATTATAATTTATATTTTATATTTATTTATTTTGGTTTATTACCAGATTTGATTCATCTCCTTACCATAATACATGCCATCTCCGGGTTTTATGTCAAATATTTGTCTGAATCGATCAGATCGAACTAACACACAATTGACTCTATAATTAGTCAAACTATGGGTATCTAATAACGTGATATTTTTCAATTGCTTAATATTTAATAATGTCCGCCATTGTTTCGCATAATTGTAATACAAATCTTTAAAATACTTTTCCTGATCCAAGCCAAAGATATCGCGCTCCACCAAATAATCCTCCAAAACATCCTCAACAAACTGAAGCGCTGATGAATCGGCAATATTCTCACTTATTGTTAGTTCACCATTTAATTTAATACCATCTCGCTTTGCCATTGTTTCATATTGTTCTATAATTTCTCTTTGTAATTTCTTGTAATTATTCATATCTTCTTTAGACCACCAATTATTCATATCACCATTTTCGTCAAATTGGCAACCCATTTTATCAAAACCATGTATCATTTCATGTGCAATAATGAATCCAATATTTGCCAAATTATATGAAATATCCTTGTCCAGTTTTACATAAGGAGATTGTAAGATCGCATTAGGAATGATCAATTCATTCTCAGAACCATTATAATGCGCATTAACATCAAACACATTTTGTTCTTCATTCCTTAACCAATATGATTTATCGGGAATTTTCTTGTGAAGAGTCCTAATTACATATTTGTTTTCCCATTTTAAAACCATTACTAGATTTGATATCGGATCATTTTCCAAAAAATTACAATCCGGATCCTCTAGATATTTACTTCTGTAACCAATTGCATAAGACATAGCATCCAATTTTTGTAACGCCAATTCTTTGGTCTTACTTGTTAACCATTTGTTTCGTGTAATTCGTTCTTTAAAGACCTTCTTAATTTTGTTAGTTAGATCTGTAACAAAGACCTTTTGTTGTTCATTTTTATAATACTCAATATACTTCCTACTAACAGTAGCGTTCATTATATTAGAAACAAAACTTGTAGCGAACATCCAACGTGGTTTCATTTGCGATATTCCATTCAATTTCAATAAAAAGAATGCGAAAAAATGTTTATATAATTCTGTGTGAAAACTGGAAACAAATACTAACAAGTGAAACACCCAATATGAGTTCCATTTGTTAGTTGCCCATTCTTTAGATAAAAGATTTGAAGAGTGTTTTATATATTCAGGATTTATAACATTCACCTTGTAACTATTTTTGTTGATATTTTTGAATCCAACATCTCTAATAAATTTGGAAAAGTCGAAATGACACTTGGTTTTTATTTGATCCGGTGTGTATTTGATAATGTTCTTCAGTATATTGTTATTATCTTCCGGTGTGTAAATTTTACTCGCCAATTCGGTCTCAATACTAACAACATCTTCAGCGCAATACGGGTTTTCTGGACCAAAAATAACAGCAAAAATTACCCGAATAAATTCTGTATATTGTTTGATCAATTCACTTTTCTGATTTAAGTATATTTCTTTTAATGAAAAAGTTAACCCACCTTCTCCTATTGCAAGAATATATCTGTCATGATATTTTTCGTCGTTTACCATGTTCACAGTGATGGGACTTGATATTCCGTTCAGTTTTAACCACGCTAAAAATTTATATAGGTCTTGGTGACTTGCATCGCGTCTAAAATTATTAATTTGCTCGATATACGTATAGATATGATGCTCTGCCAAATTATTGTTAAAATGATACATTGAGTTATATAAATTTTTACACCGTTTTGCGTTTGGATTATGTTCTTTGAAAATATGTTTGATGATTACGGTTTGTAATTGTTTGTTAACCTTTTGCTGTAAAATTGAAAACTCATTTTTAATACTGCTATCCTTCGCTATAAAGTTTTTATTGAACCATGATTTGTTAACAAAATAATAAAAATTGTCATTTTCATTAATATCACGCTTTGAAACACCGTTTTTCCTTGTTTTATTTTTACGATGATGATCTTTATTTCTATTTTTATTTGTTAGTTTGCTCATATATATTATTCATAAAATAATATATTGTATACTTTATTATTCATTCTTTTAATCTTTTAATCAATCCTTTTTATCAATCTTTTTAATCTTCTCCCTCTCATCTGACTCTTGAAAATTGTTAATTACTTGATCCACATTGATGGGATGTTTTTCTCTATACACCTTCATAGAACTGTCAAGATTGTGTCTAATTTGCTTATATATTTCTTGATTTACTGACTTGATCTTGGGTGCTATTTTAACATCAGGAATACCCATATAGTCTTTTAACACCCTCGTCACAGAAAACCCAAATTGACTTAATTTGAGTCTTGCAGTTTCATCATCATAATTAGTTTGAGACATAACCTTGGTTACGTATTCACTTATATCATCATTACAGACAAAACTAATCCCATCCGACATTTTATATAAATACATTAAATATTTTTTAAATCATATTAAACGAATAGTGTTATAGTATAATATAACTAAAGAATGTCACAGAGTCATTTATCCACAAACCTAGATAAAATTATTCAACTGATTAGCATTGAGCAAATCATGGGATTGATGAAACAAATGAAAACTGGAGTAGATATAGCGACAACGACGACTAATAGTTCCAAAGAAAAAGAAGACATTCAAGTACCTAAATTTGAGTGCATTTTACCAGACAAAATGAATGAACAATTGGACAGAATTAACAATACATTGTTGCTTATTGTTGATAAAATATCTGCTATTGAGTCTGAGATTCAAACACTCAAAGAGTGTAAACAACGATCTAAATCAGACGCTGATTCCGAGTTTAATGAAGAACATATTGTTCTTAAAATTGAGGAAAAGGAGGTTGTTTCTAAAATCATTGTTGATAATTTGAATATTGATGACGAAGAAGCGAGTATAGAAGATGTAGATTTAAAAGACGACGAAGATCTTGATAACATTAGTGAAGATGCAGGTGAACCCTTAGAAGACAATAAGGATCCTGTTGTAAAAGAGGAAGTTGAAGAGGAAGTCGTAAGCGAAGAGGAAGTTGAAGTTGTAAGCGAAGAGGTTGAAGTTGTAAGCGAAGAAGATGATTCTGAAAAGGAAATTTCAGATGAAAGTGAAGAAGAAGCATCGGAAGAAGAAGCATCGGAAGACGAGGTAGGTGCAAGCGTAGGTGCAAGCGTAGAAGAAGATGTTAAGGAGGAACAACAAGTTGCAGCAGCAGTCGTAGTAACGCCAGTAGAAGATGTGGTCGTAGAAGTAGAAGAAGTAGAAGAAGAAGATGAAGAAGTATTCGAAATTGAGATCGACGATATTACTTATTACGCTACGCATGAGGAAAATGGAATATTATACGAGGTCGATAAGGATGGCGAGGTTGGTAAAAAAGTAGGAATAATCAAAGACGGTGAACCAATTTTTTCGTAATGTAATATATAAGTAAATGACAAGTATATGTGCCCCTGCTCTAATTTATTTGGCGTTTTCACTCACTCAAATAATAATTGACACATTTAAGGGATATTATAACACGGCGTTCTTTAAAGTCATTGTTATGATTATTATAACCATATTATTAAATACATTATGTCAAGGCGGCATGACAATTATTTCATGGATCATTGTTTTCGTACCATTCATGTTTATGTCGTTAATTGTTGGAATACTTTTATATGTTTTTGGTTTAGACGCCGCAACTGGTACATTAAATTTTAAATGTGATCAAAATTGTGATACAGAACCAGAACCAGAACCCAATGCAATTTACAAGATAACTAACGACGCAACCAGCGCAACCGTAACGACAACTAGCGGAAGCAACGCAAGCAGTACAATGGATGTTAGTTACTCCGACACCCCTTCTGACGCCCCATCCGGAACATCGGATCCTGCGTACGAATAATATTTAATATTAAATTATAAACTATTTAAATATTAAATATAAATAATTTATTATGCTTGTCACTGTTTTAAAACTATTACTACTTTCCTTCGCATTTCATTTCTATAAGAATAGATATCCAAAGGAATATGAAGGGTATTCCAATCAATTGTTTGAGTATGTTCAAAATAATGAAAGTATGAAACCAATTTTACCTTATATAGTAAAAGTTGGATACGCATTCATTTACATTTACAGTTGTTGTCAAATCTTGTTAAATAAGGTCATTCGGGTTTCAAATCCATATGTTATGTCAGTTAGAGACAAAGTGCACGATTATTTAGTAAAGAGAAATATCATCTCGAATAAAATGTGTAAAAAGGAAGTTGACACCAATTCTCCTCAAGTAAAGACAATTGTTGCCTTCTTCAATGAAGGTGTCCAAATAAATAAGGAAGAATTGTCGACATGCTTTAATGAAGTAGATGTTACAAAATATGTTCCAAACGGTGACTATGATTTAGTAATCATTTCAGATGTATGTGAAGATAGTCGCGAAAATATCATTACATTTTCTAAGATAACCGATACTAGTAATTCCAAGTATGAGTTGTCTAACATCCAATTTCTTGCTTTGTATTTGAAACACAATGATAACAATCATATTATTAACTTGTGTGAAAGCAACAAGAACTATTATGTTGTTGATAATGTTATTAATAGTGCGTTTGTTAAGTATTATTTAATCAATGTACTACAAACAACAATTGATACTGATAAACCCTTTGTTTATATATTGGAACTTATGGATCACAATGTTAGTATGGTTTATTTAGATGAGACACAAAACATTGTTATTCAAAAGGATGGTTACAAAATTGAAGACAATACAGAGGTTGTCAAAGTCAAGGAAGACAAGGAAGTCAAGGCAAATATAGAAGTTGAAGAAGAAGTTGTTGAAGAAGTTGTTGAAGAAGAATCATCTATCTTTAAAGATGTAGAAATAATTGAAAAGGAGAAACTAGAGTAAAATTATTAATATTTAATAAAATAATTTAAAAAAAATTGAAGTAATATAATTATAATGGTGACTCCAGCAACTGAATTAACAATGGATACTGATAGTAAATTAACCAGCAACAATAGTGAATCATCGTGTGTAGCGTCGTCGTCTACAAATGAGTCTCGTGCAAATGAGTTTCATAGTCTTCGAACCAAATGGAATCTATGGGCGCATCTGCCCCATGAAACTGACTGGTCCGCAAAGAGTTATAAGCAAATCTACAAGTTTGAAACCGTCGAGGAGACCATCGCGATCGTAGATTCACTACCGGAGTCATTAGTAAAAAATTGTATGTTGTTTATAATGAAGGACGGTATTATTCCAATGTGGGAGGATCCTAAGAATCGAAATGGTGGTTGTTTCTCGTACAAAGTATCTAATAAATTTGTTTGTGATGTTTGGAGAGATTTATCCTATATATTGGTTGGTGATTCAATTAGCAGCAACACCCAATTTGTTAATGGAGTAACTGGTATCACCATATCACCTAAAAAAAATTTCTGTATTATAAAAATTTGGATGACTAATTGTGATCATCAAAATCCGGCAGTCGTGAGCAACGAAGTTGCCGGACTAATACCTCAAGGTTGCTTATTCAAAAAGCACACACCTGAGTTCTAAATACACCTTTGAAAAGGTGTAGCCAAAGAAAAAGTTGCGCAAAATAAATAATACCTTTCATAACTTTGTGAAAAAAGTTCAACGAAGTAAGAGTTAACAAAAAAGAAAATAAAAATTTATTATATTTAGATTTGTAAATAACTTAAATATAAACCAAAAGAATTACTAATAATAGATGGAAGTTATCGAGATCTCTCCAACCATAACTAACAACAATGCAACTATTTGTTTAAACATGATTGTTAAAGATGAATCGCATATAATTAAAGGCACATTAGAAATGTTATGCAGCAAAATTAAATTTGATTATTGGGTTATTTGCGACACCGGATCAAGTGATAACACACCAGAGATAATTGTCAATTTTTTCAAGGAAAAAAATATACAAGGAGAACTATATAAAGAAAAGTGGGTCGATTTTGCTCACAATAGAACTAGTGCCCTAGAAAAGGCGTATGGTAAAACTGACTTATTGCTTGTTTTTGACGCAGACGATGAAATACACGGTGAAGTTCAAATCCCCGTGAAGGTGATGTTTGACGAATATCATATGAAGTTTGGTTCTCCCATGGGAACTAGTTACACGCGCGTCCTATTAATAAATAATAGAAAACGATTCAGGTACCTTTCGGTAATCCATGAATTTATTAGTTGCCAGGAACCTAACGCTACATCGGGTGTGTTAGAAGGCAACTATTACGTTGTGTCAGGACGCAGTGGGAGTCGAAATAAAGACCCAGATAAGTATTTAAAGGATGCATTAGTTTTGGAAAAGGCGCACGCAGAAGCAGTTGCCATTAAAGATCCATTATATCAAAGATACGCATTTTATTGCGCAAATAGTTACAAAGATTGCGGCAAATTTGAAGAGGCAATTAAATGGTATAAGATAACGTTGGATCAGGACAATTGGGCGCAAGAAAAATACGTGTCGTGTTTATATACATATGACTGTTTGACCTTGTTAAAACGAAAAGAAGAAGGATTTTTTTACCTGGTAAAGGCGTTCCAATATGATATTGAACGCGTCGAATGTTTATTTCCTTTGTTAGTTCATTACTGTTGTGAAAATATGAATCAAATAGCGTACAATTATTACTTAAATGTGAAGACGTTTTTTGAGACCAAGTATTTGGAAACTGATATGACCAAGAAGTTGTTTATTAATCTGGATAAGGGCAACTTTTTTGTCCCGTATTACATGATATTGATTGCCGACAAAGTCAAAGATTTTGACTGTGTTTTACGCATGTATGAAATTGTGTTTATAAAAAAACAGCGCATGTTTGAGACCTGGTATATAAAGAATTTTCTTTATAATATCCAATTTTTTACACAGTATGTCAAATCAGATAATTTTTTCCGTCTGGCAAATGAATATATACGTTTTTTAAAGGATAACAATGTGCCACTATATTCTTTTGATTTTTTGAAAGACTATGATAAATATGGTATCAATATTGATGGCATTTGTAATATTACAGTTACCAAAGATAAGACCAAATTTTCAAAGAATGAATGTTTTCGATCAAAGAATATATTAATTTATACTGGTTTCTCAGAAACCGAATGGAATTGCTCTTACATCACCAATAATGCACTGGGTGGATCTGAAAAGGCAGTTGCATATTTGTCTAAGAATTTTTCCAAAGAGTACAACATTTATGTGTCAGGTGATGTAAAGGCGGAACAAATAGACAATGTACAATATATCCATTTACGTGAACTAAGTAAGTTATGCGACACAATACCATTTCACACCGTTATATGCTCACGTTATATTGCGTTTTTAGAAATGTTTCAAAATGCGTCTTATTATCAGTTCTATATTTGGGCGCATGACACCCATTTGATCCCATATGGTTACAATTGTAATCTAAGTGAAGGTGAAACTGTGGCGAAATGGGACAAATATATTGATGGTTGTGTGTGCCAGACGGAGTGGCATGCGAATGAATACAAGTCCAAATATCCACAATTAAAAGACAAAATGCATATTATTAATAATGGGATAAATACATCTCTTTTTCCGGTTGTAAACAAGAAACAAACTAACAAATTCATTTATACTTCGCGCACAGAAAGAGGACTATCAATATTGCTCGAACTCTGGCCACAGATTCTTGAATATTTGCCTGATGCACAATTAGTTATTTCAACGTATACTAAATTTCCATCAAATCCAGAGGAAGAACAGATAAAAACAATCATTGATAAATATGACAGCATTAAGCATCTTGGGAAACTAAATACCGAGCAATTGTATTTAGAGATGAGTAGTTCAGAATACTGGTTATATCCTAGTATTTACCCCGAGACTTCTTGTATCACTGCCTTAGAGATGTTAATGTCAGAGGTAATCTGTTTATATTATCCATACGCTGGATTGCCATATACAATGAAGGAACATGGAATCCAAATAGAAAAGGGTAATGAAATTGACAAATTAATAAGTCTAACAATAAAGCAGAAGCGTGATCTTCGTACTAATGGCAAAAAATATGCAGAGTCGTGCTCCTGGGAAGAAAGGGGGAAATTGTGGTCTGAGATGTTGTCACTAAATGCAAGTTCTACAAAGCAAACAACGCAAAATGTAGCGATATTCAATTCATTCGAGTTTCATTATGAACTATTTGCCCACATCATTAATTATTGTAATAAAAATAACTTCAAACTAACAATATTTACTCGAACAACCTGGAGTTTCGGATGGCATGAATACTATAAAAAGCAATTTAATACTTATCAATTTGAATATAAAACTATATCCGAATTTGAATCTATCAGAAACACATTTGACATTATTTTTGTTCCAACGGATGATGATCCTGAAATTAAACCTGAATGGGTAAATGACAAATACATATCACTGAATCATACATGTAATATCCGCAAACCCTTATTCAAGAATTATTTATGGTTAAGACCATTCCATAATTATAATGATATCGAAAATAATCAATACGCGATCCCTTGTTACGATTTAGTTGCTCCACAAGATAAAATAAATATGAATGATGACTGTATAAACATAGCAATTCTTGGTGGATTATATAAGCAGTTAAATTATGAAATTATAAATCGACTTGCAACTGATGAAGGTAGCAAGAAAAAAATCAAATTATATATTATTGGCAGACATTATGGAGAATTTACAACTGAATTTTTTAGAAAAGATTTCATTATTAGTGTATACACAAATATAAACACTGAGCAAATGTTTATCTTACTTAAACATTGTGATTACATCTTTACTGATACAAGTAAAAATAATGATCACATTATAGGGAAAAGCATGTCTGGAAATGTGCCATTAGCGTTTACAACACTAACACCTTTGATCATTAGTCAAGGTAATAATAAAATGTATCGGTTTAAAAATGTGATCGAATTTGATATAGATAGTACAGACAAGATTATTGTTAGAAAGGGTATGATCGATATAAATAACTTGGTAAAAGAGCGTAGTGAATTGATGTCAATGTTTGATAATTATGTAAATACCAAAATGATATATGATTTTGACGCCAATACTAACACTAATAGTAATAGTAATATTAATACCGCGTTAATTGTTGAACCAAGAAATATTCATAATTTAGACAAATTAATCAACGATTATAAAACCAAACTAGGCGACAAATGGAATATTGTATTTTATTGTGGAAAATCATTAAAAAGCAAATGGTCCAATAGTTCATTAGATCCATCAATCGAGATAAGAGAACTAGATATCAATAATTTTACTTTAGAACAATATAGTGATTTTTTCAAATCCAAAGAATTATGGGAGGCGTTAAATGGCGAATATGTATTAACGTTCCAAGCAGATACCTTCATTTTAAATCAGGCGCCATACAATATTGATTATTTTATTAACATGAATAAAAGTTATATTGGAGGAAATATGTCTTATAATTGGATTGAATTAAATCGAGAGAATTTATTTATTGAAAACAGAAATTTCAATGGCGGACTTTCATTAAGAAAAAGACGTGATATGATCAAAATCATTAACTCATTTGGTGTTTCAAAAACAGTACGTAATTCCAATAATTTTCTAACAGACGCAGAGGATGTTTATTTTACACTGGGTTGTTATAAATTAAATATGCCAATTGGAGATACCAAGTCATGTGAATCCTTTGCGTTACATACAATTTATAAATCGGAGTTTTTTGGACTACATAGTCCAGGCGCAAATATAATCGAACAAATTAAATCAAGAGAAGACATGTCGTTATTTTTTGACTATCCAAAGAGTAATAAGTGGTGGGTTTACGCACAAAACTATAATACAAATGTTTTGGCAGAATATAGCACTGGTCTGAAATCCAAATACAATATTGAATTTACAGACAATTTTCAATTAATATTGGATTCGAAACCTGAAATAGTATCATTTGTTTTTGGAATCAATCATTCATTTTATAACCAATTACAAAATATGCATCCACAGTGCGCTGTTAGTTTATTGAATCTAGAACCACTGAATTTATTAGAACGTAAAATGTATGTAATATCAAATTATAACGCATATAATCAATTGAAAATATATGATTACAGTTTATCAAATATACATATTCTAAAAGACAATGGTGTTACAAATGTAGAACACTTGCCATATATTGTCACTGACGCAGAGAGACAAATGCTAACAGATCTGAATTTAAAGACAAATAAATTATACGATTTTGGTATTTTAACTGGTTCTGGCGCTCCCAACAATTCGATCAATGAATTAGGACCCAAACGACAACAACTAGTAAGGCATTTGTTAGACAAAGGTTTTTCAGTAAATGTTATTAAAGGTTGGGGTCTAGAAAGGGACATTGAGTTATCCAAATGTAATGTGATTTTGAATATTCATGGGCAACTCAATTCGACTCCGGATGTTTGGGAAGACTCGAAAATTTTTGAACATATTCGATGTGATCGTTTGCTAGCAGCAGGTTATAATATTTTATCCGAGACTTGTGAACAATTAGACGCTAATTATACTAACAAATATTCAAATAATTTAAAAATTATTGCATTTCAAGACTTTTTTAGTGACGCAAATATAGTGGGTGATTGGTTACAAGAAAAAAAGAACCAATTAACTGATACAATTGATAGAACTAACGTTGATATAAATAAGCGGAAGATAGTAGATTGCTTCATTTTCTATAATGAACTAGAAATGTTGAAATACAGGTTACATGTTTTAAATGACTTTGTAGATTATTTTATAATTGTAGAGGCGAGACAAACCCATGTTGGTGCAAACAAACCGTTATTTTTTAATGAAAATAAACACCTATTTGAAAAGTTCTCGAGCAAAATTATCCACATAGTCGTCGACTTGTTATTTACCAAAGATACTATAAATATTTCAAATGGTGATCAGTGGACCAATGAAAAATATCAACGCAATTGTATTGATCAAGGAATTAAACAAATTGAGTCAAAATTAAACCATGAAGATGTACTTATTATTGCAGATCTAGATGAAATCCCTGATCCAAAAATATTGAAGCAAATAAAGGAATCAAGTATTATTTTGATTAACGGAATATCATGTTTTGAACAAGATTTCTATTATTACAATTTGAATAGCAAGCGGAATGAGAAGTGGTATCACAGCAAGATACTAACATTCAAGAAATACAATGAACTTGCGATAAAATGTTCTGATATTCGTTTTGTTCACTGTAATGTAATAGTGAAGGGTGGTTGGCATTTGAGTTATTTTGGTGACTCTCAATTCATCAAGAATAAGTTGGAGAATTTCGCTCATCAAGAATACAATTCGTCCAAGTTTACTGATCCAAATGAAATCCAAAAGAAGATTGATAATCAATTGGATTTATTTGGTAGACCGGGTAATAATGACATGAAGCGAGTTGAAATAAAAGACAATGATTATTTGCCGCCACTATATGACACATATTTACAATCATTTTATGATGATTTAAATCCAAAACCAATAAAGAAGTATTGTTTTATACATAGTTGTACATTTTTACACAATGGGACATTTTTTTTAGATAAACTTGTTAAGATAATTAAGTCCACTGGATTAATTGATGTTCTGGACAAAATATTTATAAATAACATTGGCGAACCTATTCAATGTAACTATGGAAATAAGTTTATAGTAACAAATTACTCGAAAAATAAATTGTTGTATGAGACTCCAACAATAAATAAAATAAAAAATTTTGTCGATCAACAAACAGACGAACCATGTTACATATTATATTTACACACCAAAGGCAATTCATATGTTGAAGAAATACAACAAATTACTGATTGGACAAATATGATGTTGTATTTCTTGGTAGAGAAATATAAAACTTGTTTTGATAAATTAGATTTGTATGACGTAATTGGATGTAATTATCAACTAGACCCTTCTCCTCATTTTGCGGGAAATTTCTGGTGGGCGAAATCAAGTCATATTAATACATTGGAATTATTAGATGAAACATCTGAAGAATGTAACAAACATGCACCAGAATTTTGGTTACTTAAAAATAATGATGAAAATAATAATAGTACTGTATATTGTAGTCATAGTTCAGACAAATATCATCGTTACACTTACTGTTACCCACGTGAACGATATACCTTAAAATAAGGTGTGTAATATACTATTTTATTAAATATTAGAAAATAAATATATAAATATAAATACTTATTTTCTCTTATAAAATGATCATTGATATTAATCGGAAACAGTATAATGTTGAGTCAAATGAATTCAACACCGTTATTCATAATGAATATAATAACTTGATTATACGCGACGGTCTTGCGCTATTTGAGCGCATTGTATCATTGTTAACAGAATTGTCAAAAACACTTGGCATTAAAAATGGTATCTTTTATAATCAAACGCATGGAGGGTTCATTCCGATACAATGTGCGGCACAGTTTGACCATGTTTATGTAGTAAACAGTGTGGACCCGAATATTGCTGCGAATATTGCCCTACATAATGTAGGGAATGTTTTTTGTGATAATGTGCCGGAATTTGGTACTGATGTAGGCGCATGTAAGGTGGCAATATACGCCGAAAATGCGGAACAAATTGACGCGGAAATTGTCGACAAATTGACACCAGTCATACTAACATCTTTGAATATGAAATTGTGTAAAAATCCCAATTATAATATTTTGGAACTGACTGGTACTAATTTTTATCTGTATGTACCCAATATTTTATATAATTTGTTTTTCAAAGAATTTTATTACTTCATTAAAGACGACAAATTGGATTATGATAATTTGATAAATCTATGTATAATGGTTAAAAATGGTGGTAATTTGTTTGTTGAAATGCTCTCAAAGAATATACACTTGATTGACAGGTGGACTATTTTGGATACTGGATCAACCGATGATACTGTAAATGTTATTAAGAATTTGTTAGTTGGTAAGAAAAAAGGAACATTATACGAGGAACCATTTATTAATTTTCGCGATAGTCGCAACCGTTGCTTAGAACTTGCTGGAACCGTCTGTAAATATAATATAATGTTAGATGACACTTATGTAGTTGAAGGAGATTTACGAGGATTCTTAAATGAAATTAGAGGCGATCAATTTGGCGACTCTTACAGTTTAACAATCAAAAGTCACGATGTTGAATATATTTCAAATCGCATAACAAAGACAGCAAATAAATTACGATATATTTACACGATGCATGAAGTAATTCAAGATAAAGACAACACCAATGTAAGAGTACCTGATAATAGAGCAATTATCAATGATTTAAATAATGATTATATGCAAAACAGGTCTAATTCAAGAAAAGAATATGATCTAAAATGTTTATATGAAATGTTAGAAGAATATCCAGACGATCCACGCCATTTATTTTACCTGGGACAAACATATAAAATGCTCGAAAACTTTGAAAAGGCTGCCGAATACTATTACAAACGAGCGTTCTTTAAGGTAAATGGGTTCGAGCAGGAGAAATTTGACGCTCTTTTTGAATTTACCAGGATTAGTATTTATCAATTAAAAAAACCCTGGAGAGATTTTGAAAAATATTATCAATTATGTATTGAATGGCAACCGACACGCCCAGAAGGCAACTATTTCCTTGGTATTCATTATTTTTTAGAAGGAATTTTAAACGTCGCATTTGATCATTTCAAAAAAGCACATCAAATAGGATATCCGTCTCATCAACAATATAGTTTGAAACCAACTATTAATTATGTTTTTATTCCATATTATTTATCATCGCTGTGTTATCAATTTAAAGATTATAAACTTGGTCTTGAGGTTTGCTCATTATATTTACAAAAAAACAAACCCGAACAACAATATTATTCATTAATAATGGATTGGTACAAAATATATGATATGCTGAATAAACTCCCAGCAATCAAACCATACCCACAAACGTTTGATAAACATATTTTCTGTATCGTTGCTGATGGCGGTTTTACAAAATGGTCTGGATCTAATATACTAACAAGTGGCGTAGGCGGTTCCGAAACATGGGTTATTGAAATGGCGCGCTACATAAGTCAGTTATCCAATTTTGAGGTAATTGTCTTTTGTAATTGCGAAGAAGAGGAAATATTTGAGCAAGTCAAGTATATTAAATTGGAAAGATATTTACAAGTCATATCCGAAATCAAAATAAAACATTGTATTATTAGTCGTTTCTCAGAGTATATACCCGCCACAATTAATGGACATGTAGAAAACATTTATCTTATATTACATGATCTTCAATTAAGCGGAAATGTTATACCCATTCATCCAAAAGTAAAGAACATTTTCTGCTTAACCGAGTGGCACAAACAACATTTTTTGGAAACCTTTCCCCAGTTTTCCCAAATAACACATTCATTACATTATGGCATCGATTTTAACAACTTTTTAGACAAACAAACTAACAAAGGTATTCTCTCTCGAACCTTGTGCAAAATACCATACTCATTCATTTATTCTTCATTTGCCAATCGTGGGTTAAGCGTTGTATTAAAAATGTGGCCCAAAATTGTGACAAGATATCCCCAAGCAACATTAAATATTTTTACCGATGTTAATAATAAATGGGCAAATGATTTTTACCCAGAAGAACTTGAAGAAATTCGCAAGACACTCAAGTTATATAAAGAATTATACCCAATTTCTGTTATAAATCACGGTTGGGTGTCAAAAAAGATGCTCGCTGATCATTGGAAACAAAGCGCAATATGGTTATATCCTTGTAAATTTAAAGAAACCTTTTGCCTAACTGCCATGGAGGCGGCAATAACCAAGACTCTCGCAATCACAAATGATTTAGCAGCGTTACAAGACACAGTTGGTTCAAGAGGTATTGTTATACCTGGTGACGCTAGTCTTCAAGAATGGCAAGACGCTGCGTTTTCAAAAATATGTGACGTACTTGATAATCCGGGATCCAAACTAACAAGTCAATTAATTGACCAAAACTATAACTGGGCGTTAAAACATTCATGGAAAGACAGAGCAGCAGACTTGTTGACAAATTTTATTAATAAAAATACTGATACTGATACTGAAAATATTAAAATAACAATTCTTGAAAAACCAAATTCATTCGAAACAATTGATAAGATTTATTATATAAATCTTTCTAAAAGAGAAGACAGAAAGGTTCATTTTATGAACCAAATGAAAAAAATGAACATTCCAGAGGAAAAGATTGTAAGATTTGAAGCAATTGATGGACCAAACCACAAATTTTTAAACGATGAATTCAAGTTATTCCAAAATGTAAATTATTCATATATGCCAACTAAATTACAAATTATGGGAAATCAAATGAGTCATTTTAAAATATTTCAGGAGATGATATTAAAGAATTATAATTATATAATTGTCTGTCAAGATGATATTGTTTTCAAGGACGGATTTACTGCTTATATTGATGAATTAATGACACATATTCCTAAAGACGCTGAAATTATCCATTTTGGATTTCACAAATATGCTATGCGAGATATATTTTTACCATGGGACTTATCTAAAAGCGATGACAATATTGCGTATAAAGTTGTCAACAAATCAGTTTGCCATTTGGCGCCGGATTTTAACGCACTTTACAATTCCAATAACACAACAGGATACATTCTTACCTTAAATGGCGCCAAAAATTATATACAATATGTTTTACAAAATGGATTCAAATACGCCACTGATTGTGATATAAATGAATACCTTATTAATAAAGACATTTATTACGGAACATGTAACGTTTTGGCAACAACTGCGCCTAATTTTGGATCCGATGTGTTTGAAAATATATATAATAATGATACACTTTCTAATCCTTCTAATCCCTTCAAACTAACAATTAATAATAATTTTTTGAATTACGCAGATATGTATAATTGGACAAATGATCTGCCTGATAATACAAACGCAAAAATTACATTTGTAGAAATATTATCAAATTTTATTACCTATAATAAGTGTAATATTTTGGAAATTGGCACATTTGCTGGGACATCGGTTATTGGAATGCTTCAATATTTGCCAAATTCTTTTGCAACGACTATTGACCCTTGGTTAAGTTATGTAGAGAAAGAATGTGCTACAGAAATAAACACGTCCAGTTTGGAAAAAATGGAACAAATGAATATAGAAAAAGTTTTTTATGAAAATATTGCGAAAGCCGGATTTACAAATAGGGTTACTCCTATAAAAGGTGATTCAGCGTTTGTTCTTATTGATCTTTTGAGACAAAATAAGATCTATGATTTTATTTATGTTGACGGATCACACAAAGCAATCGATTGTTATACAGATTGTTTGCTAAGTTGGCAAATGTTGAGTTTAAATGGAATTATGGGCATAGACGACTATTTATATAAGATTTCACTTGTAGACGAGTTTGAGAACGTACAAAAAGGGGTTGATCACTTCTTAGAGAAAATTAAAGGTCAATACACTGTTCTGGTAAATGGTTATCGAGTATTCATTCAAAAGACAGTTAATTAGTCTTGTTATACTACTGTTTTGAAAATATTAAATATTAAATTTTATAATTTAATTTGATATTTAATTTGTTACTATACTGAATTGAATATTTATGGTATTTGCGTTGCTTTAATTGTAGCTGACATATTGTTATATCCATTATTGAAATATGTATCTGAGTAAATGTCTAATTGGTTATTAGTATTCAATCCAGATGAACCGCTAGTTGTTAGAGAACTGTCTACATATACCGATCCAAGTGTTGGCCAAACAGCGGTTCCAAACGCATTAATACTTGTAAATAATTGCGCTGCTGTTGGATTTGTTATGGATGGACTTGTTAGGGTTACTATACCATTAACTCCAAGCGTATTTGTAGAATATCTAATATTTAAGGTTGATGAAAACCCTGCTAAAAATTTTTTACCATTCCAAGCAATACAATTTGGATAAGGTGTTGGGGATGCCACATTGTTAGTCCATGAGGTACCACCATTTATTGAATACGAAAAACCTGAACCTGCCGCAAACGCAATCCCAATAATTAAAACAGTTCCATAAAGTGTTCCACTTGTTGAAGTTGACACAGGGTAAATTCCATATGTAATACCAAAACTGGAACTTTGTGATATTGTAAAACCAACAAATATCCAAGGATTCGAAGCAGTTAAACTGCTAGCATATAAAATATAGGTTCCATTTGCAGCATTTGAAGAATAAATTAACCATCTGTTATCAGCAAAAATTACAGAGTTATAACCATTAGATACATAGTTACTACCATAGTAAACATTTGCTGACGTAATACCAGTCCAATTTATTCCATCAGTTGAATATGCTGCTCCACCACCAGCGCTTCCTGTAGGGACAACAGTGCCTGTTTGTGAGACACTTACCGTCCAAGAAAATCCTGAACCAGCTGTAATATATGTATTTGCTGCCACAGCTCCTCCATATACTAATTGTCCGATAGAGACAGTTCCAGATGTTACAGAAGTTATGGATAATGCAGTTCCTGTAATTGTAGCGGTAAATGTCGCGGCATTATAATATCCGTAAGTCGAACCTGAAACACTTACTGTATTAGGATTAGAAACATTTACTGAGTATGTTCCAGCACCTCCTGTTGTTCCTGTTAGCTGACCTGTTATATATGTTCCGACGACGGCACCCACTCCTGTAAGTGTAAGTAGTTGTCCTACAGCAAGTGTTGCGTTAGTACTAGTTATTGTTACTGTAGTTCCTGTTGCCGCAAAACCTCCTATAACTGAAAATGTAGCAGTATTACCTACTGCTACAAAATAGTTTTGTCCCCATGTTACATTCCTAACTAATGACATTGCAACGGATGACCTTGTCGCAGAGGATATCCAATTTATACCATCATATGAATACGCCAAAACAGTTGTTGTTCCTTGACCGGCAGCTACAAAAACTGTTCCATTCCAAGCTATACTATATACAGATAAATTTAATATTGATTGTGTAGCAGTGGTCCAATTTATTCCATCAAAAGAATATGCTATTACACCTACACCAAAACTAATACCACCAGCAACCCATATTTTTCCATTCCAACAAGCACCTTGACCAGATGATGCGAAAATTGTTGCACCAAGGCCTCTCCAACTGATACCATCATATGAATATGCTATTGTATTTGTTCCCGCGCCAAGTGCAAGTGTTGGTTGTTGAATCGCAACATTTGATAGTTGTTGTCCTGTATTTACTTGGTAACTTGACCACGCTAATCCTGCACAAAATGTCATTGTAGTAGCAGTATTTGGCGTCCATGCTATACCATCTGGAGAAGTGTATTGTTGTAATTGACTTGGGGTACCTCCACCAGCAACAAATCTATTACCTGACCAAGTAACTGAATATATAGCAACCGATCCAGCTACAGGGCCACCAGTAGAAGCACTCCAGTTTATACCATCAGTTGAATAATATATAGAATTTGTGCTTCCATTTCCAGTAGCTACCCAACGATTTAACGGTGGACTCCAAGCAACCGCACCGAAGAAAGTATTACCAGTGAAAATTGTTGGAGCGCCCGAACTCCAGTTTATACCATTATAAGAATATGCCACTCCTTGTGCTCCGCCATTATTACCAACCGCAACCCATATTGATCCATTAAAACCAATGCCTAAAAAACCATTTAAAAATCCAGTTGAATTAGCTATCCAATTTATACCATCAGTTGAATAATATATTTTATTTCCACCACTCGTATCACCTCCACCTGCTACAAATCTATCTTTACCCCAAGTTACACAATAACCTACATTTCCGGCAAATATTACAGAAGGAACACCAACCCAATTAATACCATCATAAGAATAAGCTAATTGAAATGAACCATTTGTAGGGGTTCCCGATCCTCGACCTACCGCAACCCATATATTTAAAGTTGGACTCCAAGCAATTCCTCTACAAACCCCTGAGGTTAAATTACCCATAATATTACTTGTAAAATTAGGAACTGCCGTCCAAATAATACCATCAAATGAATAAGCTAATGTAATTGTTGGTGTAGCAGCATTCGTACCTCCTGCTAACCATATTTTTCCATTATATGCTAGAGAATGTCCACCAATAACAACTGAAGATGTTGTTCCAAATATTGATGTTCCTGCCACCCAAGTTACACCATAGTCTAAAGAATAAATGTTTGTAGATAATAACCCCCCCACTCCAGCATAATATCCTCCTGTAGCGACCACTATATTTCTTGGAAATGTGATCTGATTCGGTCTTACTGAATTGTATGCGATATAAAAACAAGAAACACTAGCAGCATTAAATGGACTTGTAACAACTGGTAACCAATTTAACCCATCAAATGAATATAACATATTAGAATTTGTTGAACTGCCTGCTCCTCCTGCTATCCATTTTGTACCCGTCCATATTACAGAAATTCCAGTAGCACCATTAGTGTTTGTAAAAATATTTGAAGTTGTTGCCGTCCATGTAATACCATCTATAGATGTTATACATGTAGTAGTCGGCGCGGTTGTTACATTTGTACCAACTGCGACCCATCTTAAACCATTCCATGCAATACCTCTACCTCTTCCTCCTGCTCCAGTAAAAGTTGTTCCTGAACCTGCCGTCCAATTTATACCATCAGATGAATAAACCATTGTAATTGTTGAAGTTGATGCATTTGTTCCAACAGCAACCCATCTTATTCCATTCCAAGCAACATTAAACCCTTGTCCTCCAGTTCCATTAAAAGTTGTACCTGTTCCTGCTTGCCATGTAATTCCATCATTTGAATAAATTATTGTAGCTGTTGAAGTAGTATTATTATTTAAACCAACAGCAACCCATCTTGAACCATTATAAGCAACTTTATTACCAGCACCTCCAGTTCCAGTAAAAGTTGTTCCTGAACCTGCCGCCCAATTTATACCATCAAATGAATAAGCCATTGTAATTGTTGATGGTGCAGAACCTAATGAACCACAAGCTACAAATTTATTTCCTCCCCACGCTACACCATTCCCAGAATTTAATATACTTGCTCCAGAAAGTGCTGCCCAAGTTATTCCATCATATGAATAAGAAAATGCGCCGTTTGTTGATGTTGAACTTCCAGCTAAAACAGCAGCCCATATATAACCATTATATGCCACACCTGAAGCTACGCCTGTGCCTGCTAATTGCCCAGCATTAGAACTATACCAATTTAATCCATCTGAAGAATATATTAATTGATTATTACCTGTTCCACCACAAGCAACATATCTTGCCTGAACTGTAGGTCCAAATGTGTATGTTTGACTTCCAGTAGTCGGATCTAGAAAATTATCCAATTTTGCGGTTATATTACTGGTTGTAATTTGTTGATTTGAAGAATATGGAATACTATTTAGTTTAACTGTTTGTTCAAAGTTTGACATGTTAATTGTCTCTATAGTTGCCGCACCTTCATACACAATTTCTTTAAAAGTTGTATTGTAATACAATGTATTTGCTGCCGATGCTTGGCGAATTGGTGCCGCATAGAACGCCGATTGTAATTGTGAATTTAAAACAGCACCTGTCGCATTTAATATTATAGTATTTTGATGTTGACTTGTTACTCCTGCTTGGTAACCAATTGCGATAGAATTTGTTCCCTGTGTATTTTGACCTGCTTGATACCCAACAGCTACAGATCCTTGACCTTGTTGAGTTCCGCCCGCAAGAGCACCAATCGCTACTGCTTGTGTGCCCTGTTGGTTTTCTCCTGCTTCATAACCAATAGCTACCGTTTGGGTACCTTGTGAATTTAAACCAGATTGATATCCAACTGCTACAGCAAATAGTGATTGTGTATTTTTTCCCGATTGATAACCAATTGCTACAGAATATGTGCCTTGGAATGATTGTCCAGCTTGAAAACCAATAGCAATAGCTCCTTCTCCTTGTGAATTAATTGCTGCTTGTGCACCAACTGCTACCGATTGTTGTCCTTGACTATTGTTAGCAGAAAAATAACCAACTGCTACCGATTGTTGTCCTTGATTTTGAAACCCACAACTATTACCAACAGCAACACTATAATTACCTTGTAAATTTACTCCGGAAGAAGAACCCAACGCAACCGCATATTGACCTTGGAAATTTTGACCAGCGCTAATACCAATAGCTACTGCTTCTTGCTGTTGTATTGAAGAACCTGCTGCGTTAACACCTATAGCAATCGCAGAAGTTTGTTGACCTCCTGCACCAGCATTCGTTCCAATAGCTATTGCTCTCGCCCCTTGAAGGAAATTGGGATTTACTCCACTTGCTGCGCTATCACCAATTGCTATTGCCTGTGTTCCTTGACTTCTGTATCCTGCTTGGTAACCAATGGCAATCGATCTGTAAAGTTGATTTGATTGACCTGCTTGGAACCCCATTGCTATAGCTTGTGTTCCTTGTGTTCCTTGTCCAGCTTGATAACCAATAGCAATACATTGCGTTCCTTGAAATGTTTGACCTGCTTGGAACCCCATTGCTATAGCTTGTGTTTGCTGTGAGAAATAACCAGCTTGATAACCTACTGCTACAGCATTTGCTGATTGTGTAATAGCGCCTGCTTGATAACCTATCGCAATCGACGCTGAACCTTGTTGTGTTGAACCTGCTTGATAACCTATTGCTACACTGCCCGCTAATTGTGTATAGGCGCCTGCTTGCCAACCAATTGCTATAGATGAACTACTTTGCTGTGTCATGCCTGCTTGAAATCCTATCGCAACACTCTGTCCTAATTGTGTATAAGCGCCTGCTTGCCAACCAATCGCGACAGATTGTTGTGTTTGCTGAGTCATGCCTGCTTGAAACCCAATAGCAACAGATTGTGAACCTTGTGTATAAGAACCTGCTTGAAACCCAATAGCAACAGATTGTGAACCTTGTTGTGATGTACCTGCTTGAAAACCAATTGCTACTGCTTGGGTTTGTTGACTAAAATAACCTGCTTGAAACCCTACGGCAACTGCATTTGCTGATTGTGTAAAGGCGCCTGCTTGATAACCAATAGCTACTGACGCTGTGCCTTGCCTTGTTGAACCTGCTTGAAACCCTACCGCAACACTTTGCGATTGTTGTGTATAAGCGCCTGCTTGAAAACCAATTGCTATAGACTGCGTACCTTGGTGTGAAGATCCTGCTTGGTATCCAATTGCGACTGCTTGGGTTTGCTGTGAGAAAAAACCTGCTTGATATCCTACTGCTACAGCGTTAGCAGATTGTGTAACTGTTCCTGCTTGATAACCTATTGCTACTGACGATGATCCTTGAAATGTTTGACCTGCTTGATATCCAATCGCAATTGCTTGTCTTTGTTGAGAAAAATAACCTGATTGATATCCTAAAGATATAGCATTTTCCGATTGTGTAATGGCACCCGCTTGAAAACCTATTGCGACAGATGACACTCCTTGTCTTGTTGAACCTGCTTGATAACCAATTGCAATACCTTGACCTAATTGTGTATAAGCACCTGCTTGAAATCCAATTGCTATAGATGCGCTTTCTTGCCTTGTAGAACCAGCTTGATAACCTATTGCTATACTATTTACTGCTTGTTGTGTAAATCCTGCTCCTCGACCAATTGCTATAGAATTTAACTGCTGAGCATATTTACCTGCTTGGTAACCTATGGCTATACAGTGCCCTGTTTGATTGGTCCATCCAGCTTCATTTCCAATAGCTACCGCATTTATTGCTTGTATCCAATGTCCTGCTTGATAACCTATTGCTATACATTGTTGACCTTGCCAAGAATAACCTGCTTGAAATCCAATTGATATAGAGAAACCTTGTTGACCACTATAACCAGATTCCCATCCAATTGCTACTGTTGTTCCTTGTTGATTATTAAACCCAGCGCGATAACCAATTGCTACTGAACCTGACAGTTGTCCTGTTTGCGCCGATTGATAACCAATTGCTATACAGTTTTGTGATTGATAAAAATTACCAGCGCCATTTCCCAACGCTATTGAATTTATAGCCTGTTGTAAATAACCTGCTGAATTACCTATAGCCAAGCAATAAGAATTTTGATTAAATTGTCCTGCTAAATAACCTATCGCAATACTCCACCATCCTTGAGCATTTTGTGCTGCTGCATTTCCAATTGCGATAGAAAATGGTTTTTGTTGATTTTGACCAGCGTTGGATCCAATTGCTACACAACGATATTCTTGAAGATAATTTCCTGCTGAATTTCCAATTGCTACGCTCGCATAACCTTGACTATATTGACCTGCCGCGGATCCAATTGCTACACTTTCTCCGTTTTGGTTTGAAGCTGCTGCTAAGCTTCCAATAGCTACACTACCACCCCCTTGACCTGTATTTGCCGCATTATAACCAACTGCAACGGAATATTGATTTTGTCCATACTGTCCCGAATCTCTTCCAAGTCTAACAACATCACTACCAACCGTCCATTTATTTGTTAAGTCATTCCAATACAAATAATCAGCCCAATAAGTTCCAGGAGGCACAGGTGCTGAAAAAGGTCCATTTGCTGACAACCATATACCATCAGCTGTATCATAAATTAGATGTGTCGTTTCGTCATAATAGTCTAATGTTATTGAACTTATAGGACCTATTAATGGATCATTAAATGAACCGTTAACTGTTAATGAACCAACTGGAGGTAAAATTACAGCCATGTTGTTTAATGTCGTCGTTGTAATCGGTGTGGTAGTTAAAAAGTTTCCACCCAAATATCGATATACAAACGAATTAAATGAATTTTGTAAAACGGTATAAACTGTTGCTGAACTACCTGCTACACCATAATAATCAATGTCTAATACTTGAAACGGCTCTATTGTAAAATTTACGAAACTTGCTATACCCCCTAGCGGTAAATTAGGTGTTCCGCCCGTATTTGTAAATGAACCACCTATTAATGTGTTATTACTTGATAAATTATATGATATACTATATACAGTATTATTGAACCCAATACCTGAACCTGCTTTTATCAATGTTGTCCAAGTAAAAATATATGGATCTAAAATGCCTATTTTATTTAATTGATAACTTCCGCCACCACTCGCAGCAAAATCACCTCCAACATATAACTGACTGCCATTATTTGTTTCTAAAGCATGGACTATACCATTTACACCATATTCGCCTGGTGAATTAACATTTAAAACAGGATTATAAATTATTGGACTCCAATATCCAATGGTTGGACTGCTTACGTCACTGACCCATTTTATTAAATTATTTATTCCTGATAAACCATTAACCTGTGTTAATTGACCACCTACATATAAATCAAAACCTATATAGCATATTGCTTTAACTGAATCACCACTTCCGATAAATCCAGCATTGTTTACAATGCTTGAATACGGTGCGTTGTCCCAACCTACATTTCCCCAACTTCCACTTGAACTTTTAGCATATGCCATGTAATTCGTAGTGATTGTATTTGTATTAATTCCATCAAAGGTAGCAAATGATGTAAATTCTCCACCAATAACAAGTACATCTGGTGAAGATGGAACGAAGGTTCTGAAACCAATCGCATTAACTTTTGCATTTGTTCCTCCGCTATTACTATTACCAAATGTTGAAGATTGCCAAGATAAAACACTGCTTTGCCATTGCGCCATATTATCAGCAACAATTGTACCCATTTGTTGAAACAAACCACCAGCCCATAAAGTACCTGTAGCATCTAGATTTAATGCGTATACAGTACCTGGGTTGGCAGATCCTGTTCCAGCATCGTTAGCAATACTACCACCTGGAGCCAACATTTGAGACCAATTCATACCGGCACCCAATTGATAATAACCAATACCCCATAAGGGGTTTGTCATATTATCTAGATCTTGTTGAAAACTACCTCCGGCATATACAAAATTATTTGTTTGGTCTACTGCTAAAGAGTAAACAATGTTATCTAATGCGCCACCTGCTGTTGTAGCATTTCCCATAATCGACCATTGACCAGGAGAAAAGCTAGTAGTATTATAATAAGAAATAAAACTCATAGTCGCTGGATTTGTAAGAGGATTTCCAGTTCCATCATATGAAAATGAAAACCATCCTCCTACTATTAAAAGATTAAAAGTTGTGTGATATTCTAAAGCATAAACCGTACCAGAAATACCACACGGTTGTGATATTGGTGTTCCAGGACTTCCCATACTAAAATAAATTGGAAACCATTGACCTGAATAAGCGGTGCCAACAATTTGAAATACAGCAACATTATCTGCTTGTACTGATGGTCCAGCCGGGGCTAATGGATCTATGCTTGCGGCAGATACATAATTGAATTGACCGCCTACAAAAACAAAATTAGTACCTGAAATATTAACTACTTTAATAGCATAAACAGTACTTTGTGTTCCTTGATTTTGCGTAACTGTATCTTGAAGAGAAAACCATCTTGAAACTCCATTATCCCAATAAGCAATATTATTGCACGACACACCTGCATAACTAAACCCACTAGTACTTTGTCCAGTATAGTTAAAAAAACCACCAACATAAAGGTGTTCAGGGTTAGATGGATCTCCCGTAATAGCGTAAACTGTCCCGTCTGTACCATCACCAAGTTTTACAGAATCTATCAATGCTGACCATACTTGGTTATTAATATCATACCTTGCGATATTTCTTGCCTTAACGCCTCCCGCTACAAATTCAAATGAACCACCTACATAAATATAAGTAGGCGAAACGTAAATAGCGTGTACGACACCTGGAAAAGTGAGATTATTTACACCATAAGGTAAACCTAAAAAAGGTTCGAAAAGGTTTGTAGGTGGGTCGTAATAAGAAATTTTATTAAGTTTTGTTCCTGTATTTGTAGCAAGAAAATCACCACCTACTGTTATTTTTCCACTTGTATTAAATGAATCTAATTTTGTTATTGCTCTAACAGTTGAATCTAAACCAGGAGTGGCGCCTGCTCCCATTGGAAACCAAGTTGCGGCATTTGTGTTATAATATGAAATACGATTTACTTGAGTGCTGCCACCAGTATTTGCACCAAGAAAATCACCTCCAGCATAAATTGTTGGATAACCAACATATCCATAAAGATCAAAAAATATAGAATAAACTATACCATCAACACCGTCATTTAATGTGCTGACAATTGTTAAACCATCAGGAGAAACTCTACATATTCTTCCTACAGCAGTCGATGTTGGACCCGCTGTTGTAAAATCACCTCCAATAATTATTTCTCCAGTTGCTACATTTCCATCATTATCCATTGCGTAGACAGTTCCATTAGTGCCTCCACTTGTTCCAAAAGAGTTTCGAGGATAAGGTGAGTATCTTACGCCAAGTGATGCGTGATTTACTAATGTTAATTGCTGATTTGATGCACCTGCTGGTAATGTATATGGAGTAGTTGTTATATAGAGGACTTCAGGAATATATGATACTTCATGTGTTGTCGGATTATAGTGGACATAATTTGAATATGCCGCATCTGGTATTGGTATTCCAGTTCCATCCCTATTCTTTAAAGACTTAATAACTGTTGTATTTGCACCTGCGCCTGTAGTAGCATATCCAATTACAATTTCATCATTAGCATAACTTGAAGAATTACTACCTAAAACTACTGAATTATTATTTATGGTTGTCGTGGCGGAAGAACCTATTATTGTGTTATAATTACCTTGTGTACTAGTTCCAGCATTTGCACCAACAATAGTATTATAAATACCAGTGGTAAGTGATAACCCTGTGTTAGAACCTACTGTCGTATTTTCATAACCACTTGTCAAAGCAGTCATCGAAGAGTGTCCTACCGCAGTATTGTTAATATTCGTACCGCCTGAAAAAGTTAAACTATCAAGAGCATATGCACCTAAATTCAAATTTGTTACACCTAAGTATGAGGCGCTTGTTCCGATTACCCACGCTGAACCATCCCATACTATATATTGACCTTCTATTGTTGCATTTGGAGAAACAGTTCCTGTGGCGCCAACATCTCCAGCAAAAGCAAATGAAACTGTACAAATATCATTTGTAGCAATTGTTCCATTTGACGCTACTGAGAATACTGGAATTACATATGTTGAACCTGAATATATCGAATATACTCCATTAATTGAAAAGTCAACAAAAGTATTTTGAATGCCATTTATACTTACACGAATTCGACCTTTTATTGGATTGGTACTTGATGTTAGCGCTTGTAACCATGTTGTTGCGTCACCACCTGTATAATACGTAGGATTAAAATAAAGATAATCATTTGTACCAGTATAATATGCGAAGAATCCGGTAGACATTACTGTTGGGGTTGTTATTACTCCTGCATATTTATATAATAATGTATCACCACCAAAATTACCTAGTTGACCTGTGGCGCCAGTTGCACCAGTCGCGCCAGTACTACCTGTGGCGCCGGTTGATCCTGTACTACCTGTGGCGCCTGTTGATCCTGTACTACCTGTGGCGCCAGTACTACCTGTTGCTCCAGTTGCACCAGTTGAACCTGTGGCACCAGTTGAACCTGTGGCACCAGTACTACCTGTGGCACCAGTTGCTCCAGTACTTCCAGTACTACCTGTGGCACCAGTAGATCCAGTTGCTCCAGTACTTCCAGTACTACCTGTGGCGCCAGTAGATCCAGTACTACCAGTAGATCCAGTTGCACCAGTAGATCCTGTACTACCTGTGGCACCAGTAGATCCTGTGGCACCAGTAGATCCTGTACTACCTGTGGCACCAGTAGATCCAGTTGAACCTGTTGCTCCAGTTGAACCTGTTGCTCCAGTTGATCCTGTTGATCCTGTGGCGCCTGTAGATCCTGTACTACCTGTAGATCCAGTTGCTCCAGTTGCACCAGTAGATCCAGTAGATCCAGTTGCACCAGTAGATCCAGTAGATCCAGTTGCACCAGTTGCACCAGTAGATCCAGTAGATCCAGTTGCTCCAGTAGATCCAGTTGCTCCAGTAGATCCAGTTGCTCCAGTAGATCCAGTTGATCCAGTAGATCCAGTTGATCCAGTTGCTCCTGTAGATCCTGTGGCGCCAGTAGAACCAGTAGATCCTGTGGCACCAGTAGATCCTGTGGCACCAGTTGCTCCAGTAGAACCAGTAGATCCTGTGGCACCTGTAGATCCAGTTGATCCTGTGGCGCCAGTATTACCTGTAGCGCCAGTAGATCCAGTTGAACCTGTAGCGCCAGTAGATCCAGTTGAACCTGTGGCACCAGTTGATCCTGTACTACCAGTAGCGCCAGTTGCTCCAGTACTACCAGTAGCGCCTGTAGATCCTGTTGATCCTGTAGCGCCGGTAGATCCTGTACTACCTGTAGCGCCAGTTGATCCTGTACTACCTGTGGCACCAGTTGATCCTGTACTACCTGTAGCGCCTGTACTACCTGTGGCACCTGTACTACCTGTGGCACCTGTATCTCCCGTAGATCCAGTCGCACCAGTAGATCCTGTGGCACCTGTGGCACCAGTAGATCCTGTACTACCTGTGGCACCAGTATCTCCTGTTGAACCTGTGGCACCAGTAGATCCCGTTGCTCCTGTGGCACCAGTAGATCCTGTTGCTCCTGTCGCGCCCGTAGATCCTGTTGAACCTGTCGCGCCCGTATCTCCCGTTGCTCCTGTGGCACCTGTTGATCCCGTTGCTCCTGTGGCACCTGTTGATCCCGTTGCTCCTGTGGCACCTGTTGATCCCGTTGCACCTGTATCTCCAGTTGCTCCTGTGGCACCTGTATCTCCAGTTGCTCCTGTGGCACCTGTTGATCCAGTTGCGCCTGTAACACCATATCCTGTAGCGCCCGTAGATCCAGTTGAACCAGTTGCACCTGTAGATCCAGTTGCTCCTGTTGGTCCAGTGTCTCCAGTGGATCCCGTAGCGCCAGTGACTCCTGTTTGAGCGCTAAATGATGCGTGCATGTGTGAATAAGTATTAGCAACATAATAGGTTGTTGCTGTAGCGCCAATTAACCCAACTGATCGTCCTGTTATAATTACAACAATGTGTGTTGTTCCGGTAGTAAATGTTGTTTGTGAAAAAACAGTAGATATTGTTTGTTGAGTAAGAATGGCAGGCGCAATCGCATCATAACCTGAAGGTGACGCTGGAAATAACTCATTTAAAGCAGATGTAAAATAATTATATTCATAAATTCTAAATTGATATTCAACTGTTCCAGCGCCAATTTGTTGACAATATAACGCCATGTCCCAAATACCAGGTGGAATAAATGCTGGACCATTCAATTCATACATTGGTATAGCAAATTGTGTTGTCCAAAACTCTGGACCAGGATTTGATCCGTTAGGATAAAACTGTGTTACATAACTTGATGGTGTATCTGTTACTGGATTAACTGATAAATGATTAACATATTGTTGTGTTGGTGGTCCTGCCGTAAATCCAATTCCTGTTACTCCATTATAATAAGAGAAATATTGTGATACGTTTGATGGCGCAGTTGCTCCCGTTATTCCTGTTATTGGGGGGTTTACAAAATAAGGAATACCAGCGGCGCCTGATGCCCCAGCAGTTGGTCCTGGAGCAGTGTGTCCGTAATTTAAATATAATAGTAAACCTGATGATAATCCATTTTGCCCTTGAGGTCCAGTTGCACCAGTTGCTCCTGTAGCGCCAGTACTACCAGTTGCTCCTGTAGCGCCATATCCTGTTGCGCCTGTACTACCTGTTGCGCCTGTTGAACCAGTTGATCCAGTTGATCCAGTTGCGCCAGTGTCACCCGTAGATCCCGTGGCGCCAGTTGCTCCAGTCGATCCAGTTGCGCCAGTGTCACCAGTTGCGCCAGTTGCACCTGTAGATCCAGTTGCGCCAGTCGATCCCGTTGCACCAGTTGATCCCGTTGATCCAGTTGCGCCAGTCGATCCCGTTGCACCAGTCGATCCCGTTGATCCAGTAGCGCCAGTTGATCCTGTACTACCTGTTGCTCCAGTATCACCTGTAGCGCCAGTAGATCCTGTACTACCTGTGGCGCCAGTGCTACCTGTGGCACCAGTGCTACCTGTGGCACCAGTGTCACCTGTGGCGCCAGTGCTACCAGTAGCGCCAGTAGATCCTGTGGCGCCTGTAGACCCAGTGGCGCCTGTAGACCCAGTAGCGCCAGTTGCTCCAGTTGATCCAGTTGCTCCAGTTGATCCCGTAGCGCCTGTGGCACCAGTCGCGCCAGTTGAACCTGTGGCGCCAGTAGATCCCGTAGCGCCAGTGTCTCCAGTTGCTCCAGTAGATCCAGTTGCTCCAGTTGATCCAGTTGCTCCAGTCGATCCAGTAGATCCCGTAGCGCCTGTGGCACCAGTGGATCCAGTCGCACCTGTATCTCCAGTTGCTCCAGTTGCGCCAGTTGCTCCAGTTGCTCCAGTGGATCCCGTTGCTCCAGTTGCTCCAGTTGATCCAGTTGCACCAGTACTTCCGGTTGCTCCTGTATCTCCAGTAGCGCCAGTTGATCCCGTTGCTCCAGTGGATCCCGTTGCTCCAGTGGATCCCGTTGCTCCAGTATCACCAGTTGCTCCAGTTGCTCCAGTAGCGCCAGTAGATCCAGTAGCGCCTGTCGATCCAGTTGCTCCAGTGGATCCCGTTGCTCCAGTTGCGCCAGTTGCTCCAGTTGCTCCAGTTGATCCCGTTGCGCCAGTTGATCCCGTTGCGCCAGTTGATCCCGTTGCTCCAGTTGCGCCAGTTGATCCCGTTGCGCCAGTTGATCCCGTTGCGCCTGTATCTCCAGTTGCTCCAGTGGATCCAGTTGATCCAGTTGCTCCAGTGGATCCAGTTGATCCAGTTGATCCAGTTGCTCCGGTGGATCCAGTTGATCCTGTACTTCCGGTTGCTCCTGTATCTCCAGTAGCACCTGTTGATCCAGTGCTGCCAGTGGCGCCAGTGCTACCAGTTGCTCCAGTAGATCCCGTTGCTCCAGTAGATCCCGTTGCTCCAGTAGATCCCGTTGCTCCAGTAGATCCCGTTGCTCCAGTAGATCCCGTTGCTCCAGTAGATCCCGTTGCTCCAGTTGATCCAGTACTTCCAGTTGATCCAGTTGCTCCAGTTGCTCCAGTACTTCCAGTTGCTCCAGTTGCTCCAGTTGCTCCAGTTGCTCCTGTTGCTCCTGTTGCTCCTGTGGCACCGGTGGATCCATTTGCCGTATATGACACTGTTACTGGTGTTCCAACTGGAAATGTGTTTACAGAAGAAGTTATATATGTTACATGATCAAATGAATAATATTTATTTCCAAATGGTCCATATGGTTGAAATGGTGAAAGTACTTGACCCGGTATATTAAAAATCATATAATTTCCTGAATTGTAATTTTCACTTATTCTAACAACACCTCCATTATTTAAAACAAGTGATTGAATCCATAGCGGCGTATTAGGATTTCCTTGAGCGTCTGTTACACTTAACGCTAAATGAGTTACAGTTGTTGGGTCATTAAATATATTAAACTCTGGTTGTATATATCCTTGTGGGACTCCTGATAATGGATTTATTGTTGTTGTATCAGGTTTATACAAGTATAACAATGTATTACCACCAAAATTTCCATTTGCTCCAGTAGCGCCAGTAGATCCAGTAGCGCCTGTATCACCAGTTGCTCCTGTACTTCCTGTTGCGCCTGTACTCCCTGTGTGTCCAGTAGCGCCAGTACTTCCTGTGTGTCCAGTAGCGCCAGTACTTCCTGTGTGTCCAGTAGCGCCAGTACTTCCTGTGTGTCCAGTAGCGCCAGTACTTCCTGTGTGTCCAGTAGCGCCAGTACTTCCTGTTGCTCCTGTACTTCCTGTTGCTCCTGTTGCTCCTGTACTACCTGTGGCACCAGTAGATCCCGTGGCACCTGTTTCACCAATAGATCCTGTGGCGCCAGTTGATCCTGTTGATCCTGTTGCTCCTGTGCTACCTGTGGCACCAGTAGATCCCGTGGCGCCAGTAGATCCAGTAGATCCCGTGGCACCTGTACTACCTGTGGCGCCAGTTGATCCTGTACTACCTGTGGCGCCAGTTGATCCCGTAGATCCCGTGGCGCCAGTTGATCCTGTACTACCTGTGGCACCTGTACTACCTGTGGCGCCAGTTGATCCTGTACTACCTGTGGCGCCAGTTGATCCTGTACTACCTGTAGCGCCTGTAGGTCCTGTAATACCAGGAGTAGCGTCAAACGTTGTTGAAATATAAGAATATGTTTGAGTAGTTTCATAATAAGAAGATAACACTCCAGGGGTTGTTCCAACACACTTACCAGTAATAATAACAACAATATATGTATATCCTATTATAGAAATATTGCTTGATATAGGCATTGACATAATACATTGATTAATTACTGGACTTGGTGGCACTGCCGTTGTACTCGGAACTGGTGTAGCAAAAGATGAACCTCCTGGTACTAATTCATAAAGACTCTGATTAACTAATCCATATAATCTAAATTTGAAAGAACTATTATAACCCATATCAGGGGTTGAAGAAAACAAATACATATTCCATAATCCTTTTGGAATAAATGTTGGTGTAATTGGGTTCGCTAAATTTGCAATTGGAATAGCAAATTGGGTACTCCAGTCTTCTTGATTTTGAATTGGGAATGTTTGAGTAACAATTGACTGTGCATTAGTTGATATAGTTGGAGATAATTGACTTATATAATCTGGGTCTAATGCCGGTGCACCATTATAATATATTGTCTGATTTATAGGTAATGGATCATTTGGTGGAGGATTTAATATATTATAAGGTGGTGAACCCGACGGATTTTGTAATATGGGAATACTTGTTAAATCGTGATAATTTAAATATAATAACCGTCCAGTGGAAATTCCTTGATTGCCTTGAGATCCAGTAGCGCCAGGAGTGCCAGTAGCGCCAGTAGCGCCAGTAGCGCCAGTTGATCCAGGGTCGCCCTTAGCGCCAGTCGCCCCAGTTAAACCAATAGGTCCAGGCACACCCTGAGGACCAGGCATGCCACCACTTCCTGATGTATTACAACAGCGTTTTGCTCCTAAATAATTTGTATATGTGTTGTATGACATTTATAATAATATACAATATAATAATAGCAGTTTTTACTTATTAAAATAATAAAATTAATACATTGTATTTTATTATTTTTATTAATAAGATATATAAATTAAATGCCTGTTTACTCTATAACAAGAACTAATCAATATACTACAGTTGCACAATTACAACTAAAGTCAAATCAAGATTTTGCTACGTGGAGTGGAAATGATGGCGAATCATTTCATTCAAACTTTGTTGTAAGTTATTTAACAGTTTGTCCAACAGCAAATAGAACTTGGAATTACGCTACCCCCGCTTCTCCAACTTCTGCCCATGTTTGGTATCCTTATAATTTGACAATGGCCTGCTCAGGTGGTAATCCTGATGGATCGGCAGATAGAAATGGCTACGCATATTTTAAATTATATACCTCAACTGGTTCATTTATTATGGGTTCATCTATAGGAGTTCCAGCATCTCCATTAGTTCCAGCGTCTTCTATACCAGCTTATAACGCCTTGGCCAATGGAGGTAATATTTCTGCAGGAGCTTCTGTGCTGGCAACATCATTTCCTTTTATTAATTCAAGAAATACACTATCATTAACTGCTAACACAACGTATGTTGCTGGTTTTACAGGTGTTTATACATCAACTGCATTTTATAATATTTTTGCTAGATCAACACAAACTGGTCAAAATGTATACATAAGTACCGGCGAATTAGCTGCAACAAATGTATCGTTAACAGTACGTAATGCTGATACCTCAATTATGGGATATCTTACATATAATTCTTCTCCACCACAACCAACTAATTTGGTGATTACTACTACGAGCACTGGTATAAGTATTACTTGTCAAAGTAATGAAGTGCAGAGTTTTATTTCAAGTGTAACTGAATCAGCTGTTGTTTATGTTCGATTTTTCTATTCGGAAACTTTGGGAGGAACATACAACTATGTGGGCGCTGATACATCTATCACTAGAACACTCATCTCTGGTACAACTTATCAATATACAGCAACATTTGAAGGCGGCACAACATTAACTCAAGGCAAACAATATTATTTTAAAGTGGCGACAATGAATGATGTTTGTATTCAATATCAATCAGAAAACGCCGGATCTATACCTGCGAGTGAACAGAGCACAGCAGTTTTAGCTCAATATGGTAGCGCTAATGTGGTTCGAGTCAGAAACTCAAACAATAATGGATGGACAACTATTGATGTTAAAGTAAGAAATATCAATAATACTTGGACAAGCGCAAATGTTGCTGTACGTAATGTGGATGATGATGCTTGGTTATATAATTAAATTAAACGGCAGTAGTATTTATCCAAATTGAACCGGCGCCTACAGCGCCTGGATCAGTTGCTTGGACATATATTTTAAATGGTCCACTTGCGGTGTTTACTGAAAAATAGTTTTGGGTTACTATTAAATAGGTTTTGGTTGCGTCTGTTGTGATTACTGCTGGATCTGACGTATCGGCGGAAGATTGTCCTGTTCTGTATAAAAATGCGCCTGTTACGCCTGGAAATGTGCCGGCAGGTCCTGTTGCTCCAGTGGATCCAGTTGCTCCTGTGGATCCAGTGGCGCCTGTTGCTCCTGTACTGCCAGTGGCACCTGTACTGCCAGTTGCTCCTGTACTGCCTGTGGCACCTGTTGCTCCTGTATCACCTGTGGCACCTGTTGCTCCTGTATCACCAGTTGCTCCTGTACTGCCAGTGGCGCCAGTTGCTCCTGTGGCGCCTGTTGCTCCTGTATCACCTGTGGCACCAGTTGCTCCTGTACTGCCAGTTGCTCCTGTTGCTCCTGTATCACCAGTTGCTCCTGTACTGCCTGTGGCACCTGTGGCACCTGTATCACCAGTTGCTCCTGTTGCTCCTGTTGCTCCTGTATCACCAGTTGCTCCTGTACTGCCTGTGGCACCTGTGGCACCTGTATCACCAGTTGCTCCTGTGGCGCCTGTTGCTCCTGTATCACCTGTGGCACCAGTTGCTCCTGTACTGCCAGTTGCTCCTGTTGCTCCTGTATCACCTGTGGCACCAGTTGCTCCTGTACTGCCAGTGGCACCTGTTGCGCCTGTGGATCCAGTGGCACCTGTTGCTCCTGTGGATCCTGTTGCTCCTGTATCACCAGTTGCTCCTGTACTGCCAGTGGCGCCAACAACCGTAGTTTGGGCGCTAAATGTTGTTGACAAATACGAATATGTTGCTGAACTTTCATAATATGTTCGTCCAGTTTGTGTTCCACTCACAGAATTTGCTTTACCTGTTATTATCACAATAATATGAGTTGTTCCCGGATTTAAAGGTGTTGTTGGGATAACAGTAGTAATTGTATACTGTGATATTGCTGGATCTGCCTCAACTATAGTTTCAAATCCAGAACCACTAGGAATAATTTCACTCAAAGATGGTACTGTCTCATCATATTGATACAATCTAAATTGATAAGACACATTAGACACCCCTATATGATTTGCAAATAAATTAAGAGACCATATACCAGAAGGTATTAAAACTGGATTGTTAATTTCATTCAAAGAAATTGCAAATTGTGTTGACCAATATTCAGTTCCTACATTAGAAAATGTTTGGGTCACAAATCCTTGACTATGTGATGTTGGATCAACTGATAAATGCCTTACCTTTAATGGATATGTATTTACTGGATAATCATCAGTTGTTCCTGTAAAGGATGGAAATGAACCAATTGCTGGGTCTTTTGGTGGATCTGGTAACAAAGGAACTGTGATGTTTGTAAATAATGATATATCGCTGGGGTCAGGTTCGCTAAAATTTAAATATAAATTTAAACCAGATGATATTCCTTGTTGTCCTTGTGGTCCTTGTGGTCCTTGCGCTCCAGTCGCGCCTGTTGCTCCTGTTGCTCCTTGTGGACCTAGAGCACCTCTAAATCCTTGTGGTCCTGTTGCTCCAGTGGATCCAGTGGATCCAGTAGATCCAGTAATGCCTTGTGGTCCTGATGGACCAGGAGGTCCAGTGTCTCCTTTTTGACCAGGAATTCCCTGTGGTCCAGGTATTAATCCATTATTTGTATTACAACATCTTTTTGCTCCTAAATAATTTGAATACGATGACATTAATATAATATATAATATATTTACATTAAACTAACAATTTGAATTTAATGTAAAACTAAAATAATATAATCAGCAATTATTGAATCTTAAATAGAAACTTTTTGCGCTGTTAGTATGACACTTGGCGTCTCTGGTATTGCGCCTGTTGCTCCTGAAGCAATTATTCTCATACTAGAATCTGCTGCTCCCCACAGTAATTGAAAAGTTTCGTCTTTATTAAAATTATACATATAATTCCACGCCGCAACATGTTTACCATTGTTAGTTTGAACCAAAACACTTGTATTACTCCAAGGCACCGCTACACCGCTTTTAAGAGGCCAAATATTAACTGTATCGTTTCCTGAACTAGTTTTATCTAATTGCGCTGAAAATTGGATATTATATGTTCCTGTTGATCCAAATGTTAAAATAGTACCTGTTGACCCAGTATATCCAGGTCCCGTTGCGCCAATTGTTACACCAGGAGAAGAAGCAGTCATACCATTAACAACATCAGTGTTTTCGAACAACATGTATCTAGTTGCTAATGGAAGAGAATTATACATGGATATTTTTGAATAAAATGACCCATAAATATTTGTACTTGACGCACCAGTTGCTCCTGTTGCGCCAGTTGCTCCTGTTGCGCCAGTTGCACCAGTACTACCTGTTGCTCCAGTGGATCCTGTTGCTCCAGTGGATCCTGTTGCTCCAGTGGATCCTGTTGAACCCGTAGCGCCAGTACTACCTGTGGCACCTGTTGCTCCCGTTGCTCCAGTAGCGCCAGTGCTACCTGTGGCGCCCGTAACACCTTGAATTGCGCTAAAGGTTGTATGTAAATGCGAATATGTTGATGTACCTTCATAATAACTAGTTGCTTTATCAGTTCCTGCTGATACACTATTATTACCACATACTATTACAACTATGTGTGTATAATTTGTCAAAGGTGTTTCAGGAATTGCTACCGAAATTGAAATTGAAGAAATTTTTGGAGATTCTGTTATAACTGGTTTCGAAACAGAACTTATAATTTCAGTTAAAACTGGACTAGAACCACTGTTATACCCATAAACAATGTAATTATAAGATATATTTGGAGAACCTTCATGATCACAAAATAATGTCAGTTCCCAAATACCTTGGGGAATTGATACTGGATTATCTAATTCACTCAATGGAATGGCAAATTGGGTAGACCAATAATTATCAGTATTTGGTGGGTTAAATAATTGTTTAACATTTGATTGTGTAGCACCTGAATGTAATAGAGATAATTTACGAACAAAAGTTGGTGGTCCTGATGATGATGTGCCTGGTACATTACTATATTCTTGATCTGTGGCGCCTGGGTTTAGTGGTTGTGTTGCTGGGAATGGATTGGAAATTGTTGACTGTTTAAACCAATCAATAGCAGTTGGTTCGCTCATATTTAAATATAGTACAAGACCACTTGATATTCCTTGTGGTCCTGTTGCTCCAGTTGCTCCTGTTGCTCCAGTTGCTCCAGTAGATCCAGTTGCTCCTGCACAACTTTCCGGATAAGGTAGACATTGTGGACACCCATCATCACAATTGTAACAAGTGTCTACTTGATCACATGGGTTACCGGTCCCGCAACCACTACTAGAACCAAAAGAAGACACAGGGGTTCCATTAATATTTTGTACAGTCAAATTGGTAACAGTTATATTTTCTGCGTTAATACTGCTCATATTATTATAAATATATATAATTAATATAAATTTATAACAAACTATTACTAAAATGATGATAATCTATTGTGGTGATAATTATTAAATTAATAATTATTGTGGTACAGGAAATGGTCTTTGATTCTTTGGTACGACCAAAGGCACAGGCATGAGTGTATCCGGTTTGCCATACAAGTTGGCACTCTGCAAGCATTTTAATTCGGGTCTTAGTGGCGGCGCAGGATTGACTAAATTAGTCGAGTTAATACCAAACAAGAATGACTCAATGTCGGCAGGATTGTGTGACAATGTGTTCCAAGGCATGTGTCCTTGGTTAAATCCTCTGCCCGCTAAATTTGTCTCATATGCGTAACCACCTGCGCCATTTTTGTATAATTGCCATGATTCAATTTGTACATTTTGTCTGTGATCCAAGCAGAAATTGCCTGGAGTATTTTTATTGCGTGTGGATGCCATTATTATATACTTTATATAATAAAATATATAATATAAATTCATTTACATTCACCTTTATTTTTCCGGTTTTTTATCGCTGATCTGAAATATCTTCAGCGTCCGCTGCTTCAATTGGTCCATCATATCCGGTTCCACATGTCCCAGCGTCAGCATTTGGCATAAACATTTGTGTGTCAAATAGAATGATTGTTGACTAAATAATGTAATGAATAGCAAATAGTCGGTATTGCGTTTCAAATTTGCCAACTCGGTTTCAGTCTTCGCCTTACTTGGATCAGATAACAATCCATTCATCTCCGTAAGAAATGTTTGGAACTCTTCATTTTTAATTAGCGCCTCAAATATTGCCTTGATACCTTCGTCCATTTTGGGGTCATCAATGGATTCTGCGCAAAACACCGACAACAATTCGTCGCGATATAACTTCTCACAAATATAGGTTACATCTTTTCTTGTGTATTTATAGTCTTCTTCATCCTCTTCTTGGTCTTGGTCTTCTTGATCGTCATCTTCTACATCTGCGTTTGCTGCTACACTATTTACTACAACATTTTCATTAACGTTATCATTTGTACTAGCGTTAGTAGTAACGTTAGTATTTTGTAACTTTGATCTACTACTATTAACTACTTCAATTCGTCGTCCTCGATTATCATCATCACTATCACCACTGCCGCCAACCTCTACATTGATCACAATATTTTCATTTGAATGCTCACCAGCGTTTCTAAATACAGATTCAATTGCCGCGGTTATTTCTGCTGCCGCCTCCGCCGCCAAACGCACTTCTAAGCGCCGGACTAATTCATTTTCTATATCATGATATCGTACTATAAAATCTGTTTTGTACATTTTATAGTATATAATATGAAAACCTTTATATCTTAATCAATAATATTTATGAAATTATTTATTTATTTTAGTTTGTTAAATTATTTTGTTACTGATTAGAATACATTGAGCGATCTCTTGTTAGTTCACGAGACGGCACACCGCCTCGAATCCAACCCTCTGCCGCACTTGATTCAATCAAATTATTTGGATTCTGAATATTTTCCTTAACTGAAGGAATCATTGGTGTAGTGTGGTACTTCAAGTGACTCTTCTCAGACAACTGAGTAATAGTACGCTTGCTAGTTATTGCCTCACCTTGTTGAATTTGTGATTCCAAAGTAGGATCGACTGCACCTCTTCCTAAAAATGGAACGGTGGCAAATGGGCGTTGAAACAGATCAATTCTGGCCTTGGGGTGTGTTTGAACTGTTCCAATAAGCAACTTGGAACTGTCGTCAATGTTGGAACCACACATGTCTGAACCCATGCTTCCAGAATAAATGATGCCGGGTTGTGTTGTCGCCAATTGCTTCGCCTTCGACATATTGCAGTCCGTTGTAAAGTAATTTTGAAGCAAATAGGAACACGCTTGGGCGTTCTCAATTGAATTTATGTCTTGCGAGCAACTATCGTTGCCAATTCTTCCCATTGTATTAAATGTAAAATCTGAAACGTTAGCCATTTTTATATATTACTACAATAAAAATAAATTATTCAAATTAATTTATATTTATTCTTTCTTTAATTATTATTATTGTGTTTATGTGTTTCTAAATGTCTGTCGTACAAAATACTAACAACATTTGTTTCAAAACTTAGATTATAATTATATGTGTAAAACTGTTCGCAACAAATTATTGTAATATCTAAAACATTTTGTTACGATATATGCTGACAAATTATAGCAATATGTATCGATAACTGTCGGCATAACGCTGCATATTTCCGGCTGCGTTGTCGTCCTTTGATGACGGCATGTTTCCGTAAAGCCATTGCCCATAGGCGCCTTGATCATTCGTGACCCTACTGTTTGCTGTTGTGTAGAACCGCTGCATCATATCGGTATCCAATTGGTAATTATCATACAAGTCACCATATAGTTGCTTATTGGTGTTTTTAATACCCGGGTAAAGCATTTGAGTCTGCTTCTTAACGGCGCTGGTGATATCATCGGATACCTCGGGATTAAAACTGGGCGCCGCTGCTAGTCTATCGGGATTGTCCATGATATCAGTTAGCAAGACATTGCCAAACGGATTCTTCTTTGTGGTAGGGTAAAATTCGCTCCTTAATACATTCTCCAGAGTGACTGGGTTATTTACTACAGACGCCGGAACTGAATCAGACTTCTTCTTTTTTTGCGTAAAATTCTCCTTTAATCCAGTAACAATGGTCTGCTTACGATAACGATAAATAGAGAAAATGATCGCTAATGTAATTGCGCCAATAATAAGAAAATTGAATTTCATGGTGAATATAAATCCTAAAGTAGAAAGGATAATAACAAGGCGACTAATCGCGTTCATCTTGGATTCAAAGGTCATGGTTGGAAACGGCCAAACCTGGAAAATGGCGTCTTTGTTAAATAATATTGTCGGATCATTTGACCAAAATGGAGTTGTCATTATAATATATATATACTTTTATAGTTTATATTTTGTCTTTTGTTTTTTTAAAGTATACAAGGGCAAGTTAAGTTGTTAGTTTAAACTTAACTAACATCTATGGTTCCAGTGACTTGAAACTGTAGTCACTTAACCGACTTGATCTGCTTGATCTATTTGACTTATTCGACTTGTTAGACTTAGAACTTGACCTTGACAAAAAGTTTTGATTTTGATTTGGACTAAATACGGACTTAGAACTAGATCTTGATTTCGACTTTGATTTAGAACTAGATCTTGATTTCGATTTAGACATTGGTTTAACTGCCTTTGTATTACCTAAATGTTCCTCATTCAATTTCCTTGTTAGTTCATCAAAATGTTTTTGAAGATTTTTACTCAATGAACTAACAAATTTATTATAAGTATCCAGTTTGGTGTAAGTATGAATGAACTCTCGGCATTTTTTAACATCCAATGAGTGACCACATATGTTGCCCCAATCGTAAAATGTGCCGTTTGACATCATGTGCTTCAATTGATCTCGCATCACGTCATCGGTGCACGCTTTAAGGCATAATGGAACGCACTCTGTCTTGCGACTTTCTAATTTATTTATATTGTTAAGAAAGGTTGTTTCCATGTCTTTCAGTTTTATATTGCCTACTTTTTCATGTAAATCTGTTAGTATGACAGTTGTATTTTTTTTTCTACTAAAAAAAGACAATGACCCACCTTTACGCATGGTCGTTTTATTGCTCCTGTTTTGTCTCTTATTTGTTCTTGTTTGTCTTGTCATTAAAGTTATATAATAAAATGATAATTTAATTAATTTATTATATGAATTTATTTCTTACCCTTCTTCTTCTTGGAAGAAGTTTGCTGGTCACTAGTTGTTTGGACTGGCGGTTTAGCGCCTCTCGGTGTTCGTTCCGCCTTCTCACCACTGCTAAAAATCTTGATCAATTCTTCTTCAGATAGGGGTTTTGTCGAAGGTGAGGACGCAGGTGTTGCTTGAGGTACAGATGTCTGCGCCTTTTGTTCTGACTTCGCCTTCATTCGTTCCTTCATTTTTGCCATCTTCATGGTCTTATTCATTTGCGCCTCCATTGCACCCATATTTACCTTGGTATTCTTATCGAGTCCAGGGATCCCCATTTGACTAAATATCTTCGACATATCTCCCATTCCCGGCATACTCTTCATCTTATTCAAAAGATCCATACCTTCGCTCATTAATTCACTCTCCTTGATTTCACCCGACTTGATTTTGCTCTCAATTTTGCCGCCAATGTTCTTAACCATGTTCATTAATTTACCCGGGTTCTTAAACAACTTCTGAAAGACATCCTTGGGATTCGAAGTGTCGTCCATATTCAAGTCCAATTGTGACGCAGTATCTTCTGCTAACTCCATCGCCAGTTTGCCCAACTTTCCACCCATAAGACTATTAAGATGTCCATGTAGTTCTTCTACATTGGGCATATTTTCGGGTGTAAAAGGTACCTCCTTTGAACTATCAGTATTACTTTCAGTATTTTCCTGACCTTTTGACGCCTCCTCAAAAAAAGATGACATATTATCTAAAGTCTCCGATAATTTGGTCTTCAATTCGTCTTCATTGATCGCCTCAAACAGTTTCGCAGTATCACCAAATTCGTCACTATTGTGTACCGATCCAATCACTGAAAACAAAATTAATTGTAAGTACTTCCAGATGGTCTCTCGTGTGGTGTCACTAATGTCACACTTCCATAGTTGCTTGAATACAATGCCGGGTAAAAACTCAGTATTGGTCTCCGAATCATCGCCAAACATATCGGCGTTCTTGTACAAAATATCGAAGAAACGTTCGGGAATTGTCTTTACACAATGCCTAAATACAAAGGTCTCTTCTTTCTGTTTTCTGGATTCATCATTTGACCACCAGCGCTTAATTAGACCTGTATATTCGGGAAATGTGGTTAAAATATCAGAAATAAAATCGTTAATTATCTTACTGAATTCGGCAGGAACAACTAGATCTTCAAATGATTTGAATGCGTTCTCTCCTTTCTTTGGATTCTTTGCGTTCTGGTTCTGTTTATCTTGGTCAGTCATATATATTTTTAATAAAAAGATATATATTTAAATTAAACTAACAAGAAAACATTATTTCTCAATAATCACGGATTTTGTAATATTTTTAATAATTTTTTCAATATTGTTGCATTGTTCTTCATTGGATCCTCCTGACATGGAATTCATTACTATTTTGAGGTATTGGTCATTTTTTTTGGAATCCGAATTCTTACAGTCTGGATTCTTCTTCATCCATTCTGGAATCTGTTTAATATTCTTATTGGCGACATCTTTGATCGCCTTTTTAATTACATGTTTATCATCATCTTCTTTTAACCATTTATCATCATCTTTTATGTACAATACTTCGCGTTTTAAATCGCTACAATGAATTGGTCTTTTACATGTGTCTAATTCATTCAGATTCTTAATAAGTATTTTGGAAACACCTTCTACGTAACCTGTATGACCAAACATTTCTAGGTCGGATAATTGCATCTTAATATTTTCTACAAAATCGCTAATATTAATTGCGTCTTTACATTGCTCGTTCAGAAAAAAGTTCAAATTGAATGAATTGTTGTTATTCGAATTTATGTTGTTGTTGTTATTATATATTGTATTATTTGGGGTTTCTTTCTTAATTAGTTCCATGATGAGTCCCTTAAATTCAGAGTTTTCTTTGATGAGATATTCAATTAAATTATCCTTCTTGGAAAGTTCGCAATTAATGTCTACATTGTTGACATCATTCTTGCATTGAATACATGTGTTTTTATGTTTCCACAGTCCGCTTGTAGATTTGTATTCTTTACCACATTTACACACTAAACTCGTTTTTTTCATTTCCGACAAATTTCCATTGTGACTGTCTAAATGTTTACGAGTAGACAAATGTCGGTTAAAATCAGATTTGAAACAGCATTTAAAGTCACACGGTTCACATACATATAATTGCTCGTTTTTTTGTGTAAAATTTATTTCCTCGTTTTCCATTCTCGCCTTAATATACAAAAATATTAGTTTTTTTGCAAAAATACGAAAATTTTATCGTCACACTTTTTTCACACAAAAAAAATAAAGGTGATCATCTCAGTCACAATCGCGTTTTTGACCCATTTTCAAAACTTTTTTCGGATTTCCAAAATTGGACATTTTTAAAAATGTCCAAAATCCATTTCCCTTTTGACTTTTTGGAAAGAAGTTGTTACTGAGAAATACACATGAAAAATGATATAAAATATGAGAGCATATATAGTCACATATTTTTTAAATAGAAAAATACCCTATTTTTCAATCATAACTGTTTTGGTAATATTTTTAATGATTTTTTCAATATTATTATTTTGTTCTTCATTGGATCCTCCAGACATGGAGTTCATTACAATATTTAAATATTGGTTATTCTTTTTAGATTCTGAACTTTTGCAATCAGGGTTCAAGTTAGTCCATTCAGTTATTTGCCGAATGTTTTTATTGGCCACATCTTTGATGGCCTTTTTAATCACCTGTTTATCATCATCTTCCTTTGACCATGTATCATTATCTTTAATGTATAACACTTCACGTTTTAAATCACTGCAATGTATTGGTCTTTTAAATGTATCTAATTCATTCAAATTCTTTATGAGAATTTTGGAAACACCTTCAACATATCCCATTCTACCTGTATTTTCAAGATCTGTTAATTGCAACTTGATTGAATCCACAAATTCACCAATATTCAAAGCATCTTTACATTGTTCATTCAGAAAAAACTGCAAATTGAATGTCTTGTTATTTGAATTGACAATTGAATTGATATTGTTATTTGTTATATTATCCTTCTTTATTAATTCCATAATTAGTGATTTGAAATCGTGTTGTTGTTCTAACATAAATTCCTTTAATGATTTATTTTCGTTTACTAACATGTCAATTATGTTAGTATCATTAGTATTAATTGTATTAATAGTATTATTAGTATTATTAGTATTATTAGTATTGCTTGTATTATGGTGTAGACATTTTTGTTTATGTTTCCACATTCCACTATGAGTAATGAAATTTCGCCCACATTCACATTCAAAATTGGGAGTTTTTGGGGATTTTTTGGGATTTTTTACTTCCAAAATACTTCCATTTTTGTGTTTTGCTGTGGACAGGTGTTTTATATAGTCCTTTTTGTTATTGGTTATGTACTTACATTTTTCGCAAAAAAATTGGGGATTTTTTGGGATTTCCAATACTTCCATTTTTACTAAAGTACCCAAATATTATATTTTTACTGTTTTTTTGTAAAAAATTAACGTCACAAAATTTTCTCACAAAAAAAATAATTGTTACTGTTAACATCACAATCGCATTTTTGCCCTATTTTTGAAACTTTTCTCGGTTTCCAAAAAATGGACATTTTTAAAAATGTCCAAAATCCATTTTCCTTTTGGCTTTTTGGAAAAAAGTTGTTATTGAGAAAATACCAAGATTTCTAACTGTTATTTTTGTTATGATATATGGTAACAACCTTAAAAAGGCAATTTGTGACCATATTTTATATTCTTATATTATTATATCCTGGATTTATTCAAAATTTGAAGAGCTCTTTCTTTTCCATAGACATCGCCTATTTTTATGAATTTGTCAGTCTCTCCATCTTTGTAATGTCTTAAAAAATACTTGATACAAATCAAATCATGTTCATTGACATCTGCAATGTCATTAAAAAATCGCGATTTTGGATCCGATTTCTCTACAAGAACAGCGATAATTTTATCATCACCGCCATTTTCATCCTCCGTAAAAATGCCACCAATCACTTTACAATAAACCATTGTTCCAGGATGTATCATATAATCACACAAAATGATAATATCAAGTGGATCACCATCATCTGACAATGTATTTGGGACATACCCATAATTATAGGGGAACACATTAGAATTATGCAGGATACGGTCTAAGACTATACACTGATTCTCTTTGTCGAACTCGTATTTCAGGTTTGAACCCTTACTGATTTCAATAAACGCTTTGCAATCCATTTATATAAATATTTAAACAAATATCTATATATGTTTTTTATAATCTTTTTTTTGGTATTTAAAGAAGTTCCGCAATTTTGCACAAATTCTGGATATATTTCATTGTTTTTGCCTTATTACCAATACTCATTTCCTTCACCGGTTCGCGTATCATATTAATGTACTCCATTATGTTGTTCGAGTGCCCATGATTCTCAAATTCTTTGGAATAATCCTTCTCAACAAAGAAACTAATATCACCCTTTTCGATCTGAGACTTGTATGGATTACAAACATACTTTGTCCAAATTTTAACAAGGATCTTTGGATTGGCTTTACGAATCGTAATTAACGCATTCTTGGCGCTCAAAATCTTGACATTATCTGGAAAAATATTACAAATATCTGACACAAACTCGATAAAGTGATCATTAAATATTGTTAGTATATTAGACGACTGAGACGACATAAATTACAAGTTTAGATACCTTTAAATCTTTTGAATATATTTTCATAATATATAATAATGGCAACAGATTTAGATTTAACATTTAACACACCTAATGGATTCTTAAAAACAACTTTTAATACACCTCCTACTGAACCTCTACCACAAGATGTTGGTGTTTCCGTTGTTATCCGTTCATCAGATGATAGAATAGTAATGGGTGGTTATTCGCAATATACATTAGGATCATATATCACTCTATCGTGTTATAATACCGATGGATCTCTTTATACATCTTTTGGAGTAGGAGGTAAAGTGTTAGCATCTCCGACATTTAGTAGTTTTATTGTGAACGATGTTATACTACAACCAAATGACTATATAATAGTTACAGGTTCATTTTCTTCTCTTCAACCATCTATGTTCGTGACTCGATTTGATTCCTTTGGTGTTTTAGACACCTCATTTGGTATCAGTGGTTACGTTATAATTACTCCTAGTAATTTTGGAACACAATTTGATCAGTGTTATTCTCAATCTGTTATTTTACAATCTCTTCCTCCTAATAATTATATAGTTTTAGGAGGTCATGTCCGTAGAAATGTTATTTCTAACAAAAATTTTATTGCTTTAGTTCGTTTAGATACAACTGGAGCATTAGACACTTCATTTGGAACAAGTGGTAATGGCACAGTATACACTGCTTTTAACGCATTAAATAATAATGAAGATATTTGTAATTGTCTATCAATCCAAACAGACGGGAAAATAGTATCGGGAGGTGTAAATTCTCCTACATCTGGTCTCAGTCAAAACCTTTCTGTAGTGCGTTTTACTACGAGTGGTATCCTTGATTCAACGTTTAATTCGTTAGGTACAAATCCAGGATGGTTAATTATTCCTAATTTGCCAAGTTATAATTATAATTTTTCGAGTGGTCTTGGAATAAATAGTGTTGGGCAAATTATTATTAGTAGTTATATAACAAAAACAGGAGGTGAACAATGTTTTGGAGTAGCTGCGATTACATCAACTGGAATATTAGATACTTCGTTTGGAACCGGCGGACAGACTCTTCTTGATTTGTCCCCCACTTATAATCTCGCAGGTACATCATTTAGTAGTGCCGCTAATGCTTTGGCGTTACAATCTGATAATAAAATAGTCATAACAGGTGGATTTTTAAATACAACTTCTACCGAAGGATTTTCATTGGCGCGTTTTGATACGAATGGGATATTAGATACTTCATTTGGATTAGCCGGATTAGGATATATACTTTCGGACCTGGATTCGCCAAATACTGAAATTGGTTACTCTGTTGCTATACAGACCGATGGTAAAGTTCTTATAGGAGGAACCGAAATTAATTTTGCTGATGAAGCAGGGAGTAAGAATTTCATTTTGGCAAGGTATTTTGGATTTCCACCTTTTCCACCCGATCCTCCGATTCCACCGGAACCACCTACACCAATACCAGTTGTTCCTATTTGTTTCCCCGCTGGAACACCAGTAATGACAGATCAAGGTAATATTGCAATTGAAGAAATAAACCCCAAAATTAATACTATACATAATAAACCAATCATTGCAATAACCAAAACTATTACAAACGAAGATAATATAGTTTGTTTTGAAAAACACTCATTAGGTTATAACAAACCAACTCAACAAACACTCATAAGTATGAATCATGGTATTATTTATGATAATAGATTAATTCCAGCAAAACGTTTTGTAGGTAAATTAAGAGGTGTGTATTATAAAAAATATAATGGAGAGTTCTTGTATAATGTATTGATGGAAAAGCATTATACAATGTTTGTCAATGGGATAAAAGTGGAAACATTATATCCAAAGAGTATGGTTGCCAAATTGTATTCAACAACAACCAGTGATAGCGAAAAAACAGCAATTATTTCTGAAATAAATAATCGTTCATCTAATAAAAATAATGAATATCATAAACCTCAAAACAACCATAACAGTTATGGGCAAATTGTTTCATATAATAAAACAAAAAGGAATTATGAAATACACAAATACAATCCATTAGTTTACAAATTACACTTTCAAACAAAGAGGAATTTTTCATTTTTGAAACATGTAAACAAAGTTAATGTTAGTAGTTTAAGTAATCATAATCATAATCATAATCATAATCATAATCATACTATAAAACATCATGTACATATACCACAAAAACATCATAATCATTATAAAATTAACGCACACACATTCCGCAGGTTAGGTAGTTACGGACGCAGACGGCGTTAAATGAATTAAAATTGATTTATTATATAATGTATTGTAAAATATAATAAATAAAACAAGAGATACTAACAATAGTAAACTTATATCGTAAACTTATAAATGGACTTCAGTACTTTACTCAACGGACAACGATATTTGTTTCATATAAAACCTGAGCACGGGTATAAACCGTTTCGGGCTAATTTAATTGACATCCTTTACATCTATCAAGGAACCATTCGGTTTACAAAGGTACGTTTTGCAAATATACAAGATGACACAAAAAATATTACACATTCCAGGATGGTGACAATGCCTTTGGCATGGATAGAAAAGATAGAAACACTTGAAGAAATATTAGATACTAACAATAACAACAACAATACTTTAACACTAGTCCCATCCGAGATCTTATTGCAAGTTGACGATTTTCTTTAAATAAATATAAAACAAATAAAAAAGAATATAAAAATACTTGTTAGATATAACTTATAACCAAAACAAATGCCACGAGTACCCAAATATATTTTTTGCCAATGTATGAAACCATGGAAACTCTGCATCAATAAACCAAATAGTTACAAACTAGATGCGCGAGATTTGTTAGATATATGGTCAATTAATTTATATTCTTATAAAGGTAATACACAATTCAATTTGAATTACGATTTTATTAATTTGAAACCATTACAGAAACCATTTGTCTGCCGATTTGACAATAAAACTAATAAATAATATACTTAATCAACTGTAAACTTAATCCAATCATTATCTACAAAATACCATATTTCACTTGATCCTCCTTTTTTGTCAAGGAATTTTTGAAATCGATCATATATACTTTTGTCAATATTTGATGTTGTTGGTTTACATGCGCCGCAATACTTGACTTTATTGACAATTGTTATGTATTTTTTCTGAACTACACGGCACCCACAGTCGTCGCATACTAAGTCTTCCAAGTCTGCGACTTCCTCGTCTAAGCTTGCGACTTCCTCGTCTAAGCTTGCGACTTCCTCGTCTAAGCTTGCGACTTCCTCGTCTAAGCTTGCGACTTCCTCGTCTAAGCTTGCGACTTCCTCGTCTAAGCTTGCGACTTCGCCGTCATCGTCTTCTAGACCAAACAATTTTGATTCATCGACAAAACAAAACTCGTGATATTCCATACACGTCTGTAAAACGTTCATGAATGTTTCTTGTAATTTCTCTTTATAATCAGACTCACATTCCATATGAACATCGGTGTTTCGCCTATTAATCACAATATAAGGGATCTTTTCTTTGGTGTCTTCCATGTTATTTATATTTATTTATACTTACAATATTATATTAATTTTTAGTTCAATTTTAATATAATAATACAGGTTTTATTCAGACTTAATTTTGATGTAATTTGTATAATAAAACTGAGAAAATAATACAACTAGTATTGATACATACCCAATAAAAAATTTAATTAAATTATAGTTAAAAGTAGATTCTATGGGTGGCGCATAATAATATAAACAAACAAAGTTGGGAATAACTAATTGAGTTAATTGTAGCGAGGTTATATATTTTTTAATAAACCGAACTTGGTTGATTTTAAGTAAACATCCCAAGTAATACGAATACATTATTGTATGAACAAATGAGTTGGCGATGCTTGGAATCCAAACCGCGTCAACTTTATAATGATAATGTAAATGCCAGCAAACAACTGCTCCTATATGATGGTATTTTTGAAGAAATATTGGCGTCTTACCATTTAGGTATAGCAAGAATGTATCAAAAAACTCGTAATATTTTGACATGTAAAATAAGTAGATTACTTTATCAAAATGGGGTTTTTGAAAATAGTAATTTGATTCAAAAACAAATCCGTCATTATACAATATTTGGGATAATGAAACAAAGGTCCAGGCGCTAAACGCTACTAACAACCCGTTGTGAGCAACAGACAGAAAATATAACAATGATGGGTTTATTCGCAATTCTTTAGGATATGCTAAATAACCACCAATTGCAATAAGTGGAGTTATATGAGACGATATATGAGGTAGTATGAGATCCATTATAAATACTATTGACAAACAATATTTATATCATTTTAATAATTATATACTACATCAAATATAATGTGGAATGTTTGTAAAAAGTGTAAAAAGTGTAACTAGTTATACTTAATATTTGTCAAATCCTGATCTCTCTTACGCTGTAGCGCCTCCACACTCGTCTCACCCTCCTTCATTTTGTCTGTCTTATATTCCGTCTCATCTTGCGGCAACTGCATCGATAAACTCATTGAATCATTGAGTGACACATAGTTGTGCATTTGTCTGAGACCACCGTTACCCTTGACACTCAATTCGTCGTCATTTTGATCCAGGAAACTGTAATTATCCGACACAATTCCGCTGCCAAATGCGGATCCATAACCACCAAATCCAAACGCAGATGGTTCCATGTTGTTTTTAGTTGCTTGCTGAACTTGAACCTGCTGCGCTGGTTTAAAATGCTTGTAAATATCGTCACCATAAATGACCTTGTAGTTCTGATTCAGTAATAACAGCGCCGGCACCTTAGTGACATTTTCAGGCATAATAATTTTTTGCCCATTTTGTAGAACAATAAATATCTTGCCCGAAGAATCTTTAACTCTATTATCAATACAAATAAAGTGTATATCTTTAGCAACTTGCGTTTTGGTGATCGTCTGAAGTATCTTCTTTGAAGGTTCACAGAAATTACTATAGTATAATATGCTACTCATTAAATTATAATAAGGTTATTTCAATCTTATTTTTAACTAATTATTATTTGAAATAATTTATTTTTAAATAAAATTGAATTAATATTATTTAAAAATAACTACATTATAATATAAATACAATGAGCGCTAAACTAGTTAATTTAAAGGAATCCGATGATATATTAACATTCACTCTTAGTGGTGTAGATGTAAGTTATGCGAATGCTATTCGGAGAACTATTCTATCAGATATTCCCGTCGTTTGCTTTAAAACAACACCATACGCTGAAAATAAGGCAAATATTTTAATTAATACAACACGTCTAAATAATGAGATTATCAAACAACGATTGAGTTGTATTCCAATTTGTATTAAGGATTTGGCGATCCCTTTTAAGAATTACTTGCTAGAGATTGACGTTGAGAATAAGACAGATACTTCCATATACGTTACTACTAAAGATTTCAAAATAAAAAATGTTACTACAGATTCATATTTAGAGGAGGAGGATCTGCGTAAAATATTTCCTCCTTATATTCCGCCAACTGGAAAAGGTGAATATTACATTGATTTTGTGAAATTAAGACCAAAAATGTCAGATGAGTTGCCTGGTGAGCGACTCAAGTTAACATGCGAACTGATTGTATCGACTGCAAGAGACGACAGCATGTTCAATGTAACGGCAACTTGCGCTTATGGTTGTACTCCAGATGACGTTAAGATCAATACTGAATTGGCAATTCGAAAGCATAAATGGCAAGAGGAGGGCAAGTCAGAGAAGGAGATCAACTTCGAGGCAGCAAATTGGAAACTCCTTGAAGGCATGCGATATGTCAAGCGCAATAGTTTCGACTTCATCCTTCAAACAGTCGGTATTTATGAGAATACTGAACTAGTTATAAAGGCGTGTGAAATCTTATATGACAAGTTTACTGAGCAACGGCAATTATTGGAAGACGATCAAATGGAAATAAAACTGGCAAATGTGACCATGGAAAATTGTTATGACGTCGTCCTAGTCAATGAGGATTATACAGTTGGCAACATATTGAATTTTGAGATTTACGATATTTATTTCACTGATTTGAAGAAAGTTTCATATGTTGGTTTCAAGAAGATGCATCCACATGACAGCGACAGTCTGCTGCGTATTGCGATTGTAGAACCCAATCTAGGAAAGGATTATATTAAACAAATATTGAAAACTACCATGACTCAAGTACTTGATAACATAAAGCAGATTAAGGGTCTATTTGACGGCAGCAGAGTTAGAGCGTCGGAAACAAGAGCATCGGAAACAAGAGCATCGGAAACAAGAGTATCGGCAGCAGATGGCGGTCCTTAAACTAAATAAACCAAATATTAATTAAACATATTAATAATTTCAATATCAAAATCACTCAAAAAATTGGTGCCATATTCTTCTTTGGACAAGCTGCGATAATGATCAATGTATTCGCTCGCTGAGAAGTTTTCAGTTTCCAAATAAAGCGTCATATTAATCTTCTTTTTTCTATTGTTACCATTACTTCCATTACCATTTGTAACTAATTTATATTGCTTGATAATTTTGGAAATATTGTCATACATGTCGTCAACTGAGTCTTGTAGTTCCTTTTTTGTTAGAAACTCGGTTTCACTGCCATCTTTGAAGTCAATTAAATATACATAAGATCCAATTTGCGCCATTTAAACAGAATAATATAATAATTGATAACAAATTCTTATATTATTTTTAATTAATATCATTTTCAAATTATTTAAAAGATGTTTTGTAATGATAATATATAAACCTTTTTATGTTTAATAAAACACAGTATAATTCTTTAAAGGAAGAAGTTAAAGTGCGCGCAAAAAAACATGAGTATGGATCTCAATTTATTAATTGGATTGACAATTGTGGGTTCGAAACAACCCCTAATAAAAAACCAACTTGGAAGTCGGTTAAACTAACAAATGAAATAGTCTTGTTACTAAATGATGAAAAATACTCTGAATTCAAAGTAATTCTAAATAAAACACCCGAATTTACCAATTGCTGTGATATAGGCGATTTATATAGTTTATGGCATATAATCTATATAAAATGTTCTAATCCAGTTCTAATAATTGGCGCTGGTGTTTCCGGATTGACAATTGCTTCAAAAATTGAGAATCCATTGTTAGTTTTAGAAGCGCGAGATCGTATTGGCGGTCGCGTATTTACTAGTGACACAAATATGGATATGGGTGCGGCGTGGCTTCACGGGTCCGATCAAAATCCATTGAATTCACTTCTAGATTTCAATAATCTGATCCCAGTTTCAAAATGTAATCCATGGATGCATTCGGAGAAAACGTCGATTGAATATATGTCGTCAAACCATAATATTTCAGAAGACAAACGACAGCAATTGGCTACAAAATGGAATAATCTGGCGTCTAAAATTGCGAGTATACCCAACAAAACAATTATAGAGGCATTTGAGCAACTAACAAGAAATAATTATCATCTTGATCTAAGTAATGAAGGTTCTGATGAATGTAAGGATTATGAATCTGATGATGATTTATCTAGTTTCCTTTATATGATAGAAGTATGGAGTGGTGGCAGTGTAAAAACATTATCAACTGATTTCTTGAAAATTGATTTAAATGCTACTAATAACTTACAGTATAATAACGCACTATTTGGTGACTATGGTGGATCACATTATTTATTTAAAAATGGTGCAAAAACACTCATAGATGCGCTAATAAACTCATCAACTATATCAAATTTACGCGATCATATTAAATGCAATCAGATTGTGACAAATATAAACTACACTAGTTATTATGTAGAAGTCTGTACTAGCGCTGGAAAAGTGTATTATTGTGACAAATTATGTATAACTATTCCACCGGGTCCTTTAAAAAACATATGTTTTAATCCGCCACTTGAGACAAACAAATCAAACGCGCTGTCTAAAATTAAGATGGGATCATATAAGAAGATCCAAATTGAATTTGCCAAGGAAGATGTGTTTTGGAATACAGATGTTCCAATGTTTTTAACATACAATCCAAAGACAAATGGATCAAAGTATTATTTGAATAATGACAATAAATTAAATACAAAAGAGAATGAAGATGTATGTCCCTACATATTATGGAATAATTATAAGTATTCCAAGAATAAACCTATTCTAGAGGCAATTTGTCCCGCCAATATTGGATGGAATTTAGCGGGTAAAAATGATGAAGAAATTATTGAAATGATGATGTCACAGTTGCAAAATTATTATCCAATTGTTCCCGAACCGAAAGCTTGACACGTGACTCGGTGGGAAGAGGATGCCTTCAGTAAAGGCGCCTACTCTTACCATGACGCCAATATTACAGATGATGATATTCAAAAGGTGTATCAAAATATTGGCAATACAATATTTTTCGCAGGCGAGCACACGGATCCAATATATTACGGGTCTTTACATGCGGCGTATAATAGTGGGTTAAGAGTTTTAAGTGAGATGACTTAATAAATGAAATATTATATGTAAGAAAACTTACAAATAATATATTTTACTTCCTAAGAACCTTTAAACAGTCGGTTCTTAAAACCTTTAAACCAGATCTGCCTTTACCATGTCCACATTGCGCTTCCTCATGTTATGATTCAAGCAGAACATTAATAGACTTGGTGGCAACGCATTCACGTAACTCATAACATACGTGTTCGTAATTGCCTCCTTCTTCTCTCGCAAGTTTGCCGTGTAGTGTTCATGGATCTTGAACATGTGCGTCTTGTATTGAGTAGGGAATTCATTCAGAGGTTTCTCCTTCTTCACATAGCACGAAATATAATTCTTAAATAGTGTGTTTGTGAACATGTGTAGTTGATCTCGGTAACCCGACATTTCATTCTTGGTCTCCGGGTAGAACTTCAAGAACTCAGGAATCTTGCCCGCCTGTCTCAAGCACAAATACTGGTACTGCATCTTGGGTTGATTGCCGCGCAAGTGACGCACCTCCTCGTAAATTGGATTGCGGACCTTCATGCGTTCATTTGTGTCCAAATTACGCACAACGACGCCTAGAATGTTGTAGGGCGTGTTTGGACTGGCGAACTTCTCAATTAATTCGGTGTAGGACGTAAATTCGTAGGTCTCAGGGAATTTAATAGAGGTTAGACCCCAGTAACCATATTGCCTGACATCCGACATCTTTTGACTATACACTTTGACTGATTCTCCTGCGTTGATAATCTGGAACACATCTACCAAATAGAGTTGTGGTTTAGAAAACGGCACAACAATTCGGTTGCCAGGGTGCTGTAGAACAAAACTGTAGCAGAAGTGTGGGTTAAGAGTATTAATATATAGATTATTTGCAGAACACGCCTCCATAAACATGGTATTAAATGTTTGAGTAGCGCCTTTAAAGAAAGTTACATCGGCGCCAACTGTGCTGCGAGTTGCAATTTGCCAGCAACCTGTTAGACCAACAGATGGATCAAAGAATACGTTGATCATTGTCCCCTCAATAAACTCCTGTGCAATGATGTTCTTGTTAGTTTTTTCTATGTCTAAGTCTCCGCGTCCATCTCCGTCTTCTTTTAAATCAGTTTGTAAAGGATACATCTCCATAAACTTGTCAGCAGGAAACGATTTAGGAGGTGAAAAGCAGACAACCTTACCGACTGAATTGATAATGACAGATCTGAAAAGACCATATTTACTGATCGAATTGGATGGCAACATTTTCTTGTCATACCGTACAATTTTATATTGTTCATTTGATTTAGTAGAATAATTAGTTGAATGAATGTAATTATTCTCTTCAACTTTGTCAACGCCATTAGTTGTCGAAGTGTTCTTCAATAGTCTAGCAAACTCAGGGATCTCTGTTAAATTGTAAACGCTCATCAGTGACATGATTTATATTAATTATTGAAATTGTCTTTAAACTATTTATATTAATTTATAGACAATAGATTTCCGTATAGATAAAAAATTTCTATTATAAATATAAGATAATGTCACAATCATCTGACTCAAATATTAAAGACATTAGTAAAGAAACAGCGCCAAAACCCATAGAAGACATATTACAACCTGCTGCAAATCCAGAATCTGAAGAAAAGTCGGACGAGGGTGTTTTAAGTAAAATATCTTCGGCAGCAGACTCATTGATGAATAAAATAACGGGAAATAACACGGACTCGACAGAAGCAGTAGCGCCTGAAGCAGTAGTAGCGCCTGAAGCAGCAGAAAAAGAAGGTTCATCCGGAGAAGAAAAGGAAGAAATGCCAGCAGTCCTTGACATATCAAAGGAATCGGCAGCAGTTCAAGAAGAGAAGGAAGTAGTGTTAAAGTTAGGCGATATTATCTATATTTTAGATCCAACCAATGAAGTATTAAACGAGAATACATTTGTGATTAATTACATAGACCCTACAAAGATAAAATTAATAAACACAAAATCCTTTGAACCCACACAATTAAATGTTAAGGAGAATGGTGCAATTGGCAATGGAACAATTACAGAAATTAAAATACTTAGTCGGAATCCAAAGGAAGGGTTTGCTAAGCAAAACGATTTGTTGCCTGGTAAATGGGTAAACATATATTTTGGTGGCGATTATCCAGCAGTCATTACCGGAGAAATTACTAATTTAGAAGAAGATATGATTGAGTTACGAACAACAGAAGATGACACAATTTATATTAACTTTGCGTATCAAGGCATCCCTGAAAATTTGCCGATTGAAACTTTTGAAATAAGACCAGCGCCGGAAGGATCTCAAGGTAAAGAAAAGAATGAAGGATTAGAAGGCGAAAGAGAAGAATTAGAAGAGGGTGAAATCATGGAATTTGGCGATGAACCGGAACTGGAACCAGAACCCGAAGACACTGCACTTCCAAAGCGCGAAGTTAGAGATAAAATTAAACAATTTTTGATTGAAGGAGACCAAATTATATTTGGCGATGTGGTTCAAATCCAGGAATTTGTAAATATTGATAAGGACAAATACAGATACAATATTGAAACGCAAACCAATGATTTGCTGGAGGAGATGGTTTCAACAATTCCCAGTGCAAGACGAACACCTAGTGTCTTGAATAGTATTCACATTATGATCACCCGGTTCCTACAATTAAGAGAATTGTCGTCGCAATTTGATGTCAATAAAAATATTACCGGGATCGTTAAAAAGACTGCTGATGATCGCCCTCTAGCAGAATATTTATCAAAGTTTCAGAATTCACTTTACTGGATTATGTTAGCTGCAAAGAATGTAAAGAAGATTTATACTCCTGAAACCAAGGAAAATGAAAATGACATTCTTTTTATTAAGCAGAATGATGACTTGCTAGAATTATCAACATTATTTAAAAACTATCGCGCAAATGCCAGTGGTGAAGGTCAGAACAAATATAGCGAATTATATAGTTCACTGAATCCATACATGACGCCATTTGAGACATTACCAATAGATACAACAGACACTGTGTTTACTTCGGCAAATGGTGTCATAGTAAATGGCAATGTAACCTCAAACATAAACGTAATCATAGACAATTTGACAGAATTATATTCATCCATAGTAAACAATGACCAAATAACAACACGTAAATTTGTCATAGAGAAATACAATTTGGGTCTAGATAGATTAGAGGCGACCAATTTTAAGGGCGGAAGAATGATTGCACATCGAGTTAAACTAACACCTAATGATAATATTTCAGTGAATTCCATTTTAACACTTCCGGAACCTACTGTTCGATTCTCACAAATTAACTTGCCCGGATCGGATTTGTTAGTTAAGGCGAGTCTAAACTTGAATTTTTTGAACTATTGGCAACTGTTAAAACAAAAGACTAGTTATTCAAAGGTAAATATAAATGAGTTGGAAATAGAATTAGAATATGAGAATGATAATTTTGTGGATGATATAAAAAATTACGTGCTTGATTTGTCAACATTTGAAAGACCAGAAGGCATTACTAATATGGACATTTATGAGCATTTTTTGAAAATTATTATTCCCAAAATTCGTGTTATTTTCAATTTGGTTAAGAAATATATTAAAGGTAAACTGTCAATGGTAAATCTCATAAATTATTTGGAACCATTTTTAGTTTATTCAAATGATTTGACATATAAGCAATATATTGATTTTAATGCATTTATACAACAAAAGATTGGGGAATATAACAAGACTTATGTTGATTACAGTAGAGCATTTACCTCGTTAAAAAACATGAATATAAAGAGTAAATATAACAACGACTTTTTTCAAATTCTGGATTCTAATCCAGAAATAAAGGCAATTGTGTTTGAGGTGTATGACTTGGATGTGTCGAAAATATATTCAATGACTACTTCTGAATTGTTGAAAAAAATTACACTAGATGATTATGGAAATTTATTTAATAACGCAGTAGCGCTAAGTAATTTAGAATTAATGTATCCAGATGAGTTGAAGAGCATTTTTGAAGCAGATAAGGAAAGTTTGAAGGCACAAATGGAGAAAAACGCCGCCGCGGATTCGTGTACTTCCTATGTGATCGCAAAGAAATACTATTCATTGGATAAACTTGAAGCAGATAATGGACAAGACATATATTTTGATAAGGATTTTGATAATACCAATTATGACATGATTGATGTCACTTATAAAAAGGAGCGAGATACATTAAACGGTGAAGAGATGATCATTTTTCTGACAGACCAACTAACAAAAAAATTTAAAAAGGATGAGCGAACTGCGGCGTATATGGCGGAAACTCTTGTTAATCGCGCCAAAAAAGTGGCAAACGGTCAATATGCGATGTTAGTTGATTCTTCTCCAGACACTTCAGAATTGAAAGGGATTGAATATTATATTCGAAAGGATGATGAATGGTCAAAGGTAAAAGAAGTGGATCCAAATTGGTTCATAAATAGTGAAGACTTGTTATGTAACATTCAGACGGATTGTCTGTTTAAACCCAGTAAAACAGATGATAATTGTGAGTCGGTCGAAGTAACACGTGACAGCATATTGTCGAATGCGTTAAAAGCGATCATGGATCAGTTTGATAAAAATTATCGCATGACTAAGGATGAGTTTCAAAAAATTGTAACGGCGAAGGCGAAATATTATGATGAGATTTATAATCGAATTCAACAACAAAAGAAGGTCTCTTTTTTGAAATATAATATGCAGCAATATGATCTGGGTCTACAAGTATTAGAAGAACAAAAGTCGACAGTTGTTAGTCCATACGTAAAATTGCGCGATTTAATTATTGGTCAACAGGATTTTGTTAAGAAGCAATATGATATATTAAAATTTGCTGAGTTATATACTCGTAATGGTGATCCAAATACACCCAATGTTCATGACGGAGAAATGGAAAGTGAATGGTGGGTATATTGTAAGGATACAGATACAAAATTAATGCCTCAATTTAGAGCAATTTTAGCGTACAATTTTGTTAACGACCGAAGCAATTATGAAAATGTTTTAAATATATTGAAACATGATATTGGTCGTATAAGTGACAATGGTGACGCCTGGGTTGATGTTCATAGTGGCGAGGTAATCTGTCAAATTGATGCAGATGTTGAAGAAGGGTACAAAGATGGATTCAAGATGAAGAGTCGTGATATTTTAGAACAAGATGAGTCCAATGTTACTGCGGCAAATGCAACTAACAAATCGAAACAATTGTCTCCCGATGGTCAAATGGTATTCAATATTATTCATTCAATTGCATCAAATATGGGTATCAAAATTGATCAAGTGAGTGATTTTATTATCAAAGTGGTTACAGAATTAATGAGTGATATCAAGGTCATTGAAAAGGAGTCGTCTTATAGAGAGAAGGAAAAGCAGGCCGCAATAAAGGGTAAGAAATTGCCCGAATATGGTCTTGTTTATAGTTCCACTTTAATGATGCTCACACTGGGTATGTTTCTAATTGGTGTTCAAACAAGTGTACCATCAATCAAGACACGTAAGACGTTTCCTGGTTGTGTACGCTCTTTTAGCGGGTTTCCTTTTGAAGGAGAAGGGGATGATACTGGTCTGAATTATTTGGCGTGTGTTGCGTTCAAAATGAGAAGCAAGACCGTCCCATGGGATTCTTTAGTCAGAGTCAAAGAAGAAGAGTTGGCAAATCGCATCAAATTGTTCACACTTAAATTTTTGCTGCCATATTCAGAAGTGGAGCAGAAAATTAAGGAGAAGGTTGAATATTTGCTACAAAACCCGGAAATAGGAATTCCAGAAGAGCATAATATGGCAAAATGGACAAATTTCTTACCTCCATTGCGACGTTTTCATGTGAAAGGACTACAAAATATAACATCCGGATTTAATGACGAGTTACTTCATGAGATTAAAATAGGAAGTCCTAAGCAATTTGAAAAGTTGTTAGTTATTGAGTCCAAAATCATTTCATATTCGATGGCAATACAAGAAGAGATTCAGCATATTGTTGAGAATAAAGATCTGTTATTAAAGTCATCAAATCATCCTTTTATGGACAACGCATGTTGTAATGATAAGGAGAATTCAACACTAACAGCGTTACAATATTTTGTTAAGGAGAACGTCAATATTGAAGTGAATAATAATGTAGTAAGAGAATTGTCGAAAGTCATGAATGATCTTAAATTACTAACAGAGAGTTCTATTATGTTGAGTACAGTGGATACGAAACGCATATTCCCAACAATTTCTACTGCGTTCAGTGAAGAGACCATTTATATGGCATTTATTGATTTGTGTAAGTTTCAATCATCAGTGCCAATTAGTCAGGAATTGGCAACAGTATGCATAAGCAAACCGGATTATTTATCAAAGAATGACACATTATTAGAGAAGATCGCCAAATTGAAACGAGATGGGCGTAATTATTCTAAAGAGGCGTTCTTACGTCTGTTTCAAATAGTGAGTCGAGAAAATATTATTCCAATTTCATTGTCATTTAATAAACCATCATATTCGGATATTTTGAGTAAAATACTAAAAAAATTAGATGAAACAGATGATCAAGTAATTCATCGAAATTTCAGGGATAAAATGGAATCATTATTAGACACATATGACGTTTCTATACAGGAAGATACCGATGAACAAAGAGATATGAAGAACTACTTAGATCGATCAAATTCATCAATGAGGAAAGAAATAGTGGATTTCCTTAAAAGAAAGTCAAAAATAGGAAAGAATGAACTTAAAAAGGTAATCACATTTTTTGGACAACTAACAAATTGGGAATCCGATTTAAGTCCTAGAAAGGGAAATAGTATATCTGATGATGCAATGTATAATTATATTAATTATTTTAAGACTTTTGTTTCGCTCATGTCTGTGGTCTTACCAACAATGATATTAAACAAGCAGATACAGTCAATTGAGTCGCCATCGTATTGGGGTCTATCACAGAAACATGCACAAGACTTAAAGAATATGGTAGAAAAATATTACGAACCATTGAAGAAATTCTATGACAATAATACAATTAAGAATGTGTTGTATGAGATCCAAATTAAATGCGAGTCGATTGTTTTACTATCAAATCAGACACCTGCACTAACAAGTATTAAGGTAGGTGACATAGATACTTATTCAATCTTTGACAAACGAATGTCAACATTATTATATGAGCATTACACCTTGTTAGTATTCTCAGAGTATATTAATCTAACAAAAGATCCGACAATGCTTACTAGGATGTTAGTTGCTCCTGAAAGTGACAAAGACGATATTTTTAGTTCGGACTTTTTGGTTGAGCAGCAACTTCGTTTTTCTGAAACTGAACAGCAATTTATGGAAGGTGATGTGGTCAAATTACAAGAAAATGTTGCGTCTTTGTTAGTTGCTTACGCTACAATGATGATGGATTCAAAGGATACTATTGACATGTCATATGATACTGTTATGGATCGGGTATTTAAGTTGAAGGAAACTGAAAAGTACACATTTACAGATAGACTTAAGAATTTATCAGAAGAAGAACGTGAAGTTGACACAATTTTGAAGATTAATAAGTTGGGTGTTTGGTCAAAGGGATTATCCAAGAGTGTAAAGGAATATGATCCAGAAAACTATGATCAAGAGAAGGAGATGACTCAAAAAATTGCCCAGGTAGAGAAAACTGTAAGACGAAACGCAAATGTAACAGATCAAAATGTAGATATCTTTTTACAGGATGCTTTAGATGATATGGATACAGATGAGTTTATCAACCGTGATGAGTTTATGATGGGTGGTCTAGACGCAGATGATGATATTAACGGTGATCGTGATAATGATGACGGTGATGGTGATGATAATAACTATGCATATGATGATTAGATGTAGTAATTTCTTAACCACTATTTAGACAACAGTAATATATTATATTTTAATCGTAATATAATATAATATACATCAATAATGAAAAACGGAAACAATTCAAATGACTCATCGACTCCAAAACCTAGTCTTTCTTGGCGCACTTCAAAACCAGTGGAGTCAAAACCGGTTCAACTAACACCAATGGAGTCAAAACCACAAGCATTACGTTCTGTTTTTAAAATACCAACAACAGCAAACGTAGTCGAAGCAAAGGCGCCTGTAGTTGAAACAAAAGTTGCGGCAAACGTAGTCGAAGCAAGAAAAGAAAGATATGCATTTGCGATCATCCATTTTGGAAGCAACCCAGTATATTTAGAATTAGAAATGTATTTTTTCAAAATGCTGCGTCAAAATACCAGCAACGATATTATATATTTATATTCCGTAAATGATACACCACAAGCATTTGTAGACGCTGTAAGACCATTAGTAACCGAAGTGGTCCCATATGATGACAAACATATAACATATGACGTAACTTTTAAAAGTGGATACGCCAATTTTAATACATTAAGAACATGTAATTTTATTTTTGCTTACACATTAAAGAAATATAACAAGGTATGCATTATTGAATCGGATATGGTTATTATGCGCAATTTAGACGACATTTTTAGTCTACAGACGCCTGCTGTACTAACATATTATATTGGCAATGAGAATTTAAAAAAAAATGAAAAAATTAGAAACAATCCATCGGAAGTGCTCGCCAAATGTAAAGAAATGGGGCGTATAAATGGCGGCGTCATGTTAATATATCCCAGTATGACACTATTTAATAAATACAAGGAAAAAATACAAGATGTTGTCCAACATGAGTGTAAGTATCCAAATGAGACATTATTTGAATATGTGAATAATTCGTACTATAATTTACCAGTTCAATATAATTTATCCCATTATTTGGCAAAATCACATACATTACAACAATATGGACTAACAGCAAGAGATATTTATGTTTATCATTTTAATGAAACCAAATACAAGCATCTTGATATTATCAAAAATCCGCTAGATGAAAATGGTGAAAACTGGTTAGAAATTATTCAGCGAGATAAAAAATATGAGGTTAAGAAGTTACCAATATTACATTATAAAACAACTATTTATGATAAATATCAATCTATAATAGAACCCATTATGATAGAAATAAAGAAAAAACCTGATTCTCCTCTCCCTACTCCAAGTCATTCACCTTCTCCACCTAAAGATGAAATTAGACCAATATCATCACTATCTCCGCCTAAGGAAGAAATTAGACCAATATCACCTTTACCAAAGTCAAAGTCTAAATCAAAGTCTAAATCAAAGTCTAAATCAAAGTCTAAAAGTTCATCAAAATCAAAATCATCATCTTCATCATCTTCATCATCTAAATCAACAAAAAAATCTAAACCAAAATCTAAGATCAAAAGACCTAGGTGTCCAAATGGAACAAGACGTAATAAGAAAACAGGTAAATGTGAACCAATATAAATTATTTAGATAAATTAGAAATTGAAAATTAGAAATAGAAAAAGGGTTAATAACCAATAGTTTTTTAAATATTTATATATTAGAAGACAACTATGTTACGAGTATTTATATCAGAAAATGTTACAACAGCAGCAATTATATTATTTATAATATTATTTTGGATTGTTCATGTAACAAAACCAGCGTTTCTATATAAAACAGATGGCAGTCTACGCGAATTTGGTGTAGGTTATCGAAATAAAACAATTTTACCCATTTGGTTATTGTCAATAATTATGGGCATTTTATCCTATTTGTTTGTATTATATTATTTAGCGTATCCAAAGATTGTCTAGTCCGACAATTGTCTAGTCCAAAAGTGTAAATTTTAACTGTTAGGTTTCAAATTTAATAAATATGAAACCAAACAAATGATCTTAATTCATAACAGTAGTTACAGTATTATCTTGTTTTTCTTTTTCTGCCGCCTCTTGGTCTTTCATATATTGATCATACCCCGCCTTTATTTGCGCCACACTCTTAACACAACCCCGATTTGCCAAAGTGTAATATACAATTGATGATATTAGTATAGCAGTATACACATACCAGAATGCCTCGCCAATATTGTCCTTTAGAACTACCATACCTAACAATTCTGACTGTTTAGCAGTTAATAATGCATTATCTTGTTTCAATTCATCTTTCATAAGTGGTGTTAACAATTGCCAGAAATCAAGAAAATTATCCGGAGTAACTTGATTAATCAATATGGATTTGTTTCCAAGCATTTTAGTAATTGCTTCGGCAGCTGCCATCAAGGAATTTTTACTATTACCATCTAAACCGTCCACTTGCTGTTTAATGTCAGTATTTACTAGAATATTTGAAAACAGTTCTTTTGCACCCCCAGCAATGACAAAATAACCAATTACATCCGAAAACGCACTCTTAAACCCAGGAAAAATAATCAACACAGCAATCATGATTCCAAAAATAATTAACCAGGGGAAAAATGTGTATAGCGCAGCAGCGCCAATATTGTTATTAACATCACCACCACATTTACTTGTCAAATACGCTGTATTCAAAATAAATTGGACAAGACAAACAATTAACAAATATAACGCCAATTTAGGAAATATAGAATTTTTATAATCATTATAACAATGAGGTTGCAGTAACTCCAATGTTAATTTGGGTTTTAAAACCATAAAATACATAACAGTGATTAGTACAAAATATAATAACGATTGCAATGATATATCCATATAGATAATTGGTATAATTTTTTTTTGTTTTTTAAAGGTATTTAATATGAGTTTTTACGAAGAACATTCTAAACCTATGTTGACTGAACCTGGCGTAAAATACTTCTTAAATGAAACATTAAAACAATGTCATACTTTCAAAGAAAAGCATAACAATACATTATTTAATATTGGGTTATTTCTAGGATTTCTTGTAATTTTAGGAATTCTGTTATTATACAAGTACAAGGGTAAATTGACTAGAGAAGAGATCAGAGAAAAGGAGGAGGAAAAGAAGCGATATATATTGTCTAAAATAAGAAACTTTCAGCAGGCCAAGTTGCGTGCGCAACAAGAATTAATTACCGGATTGCCTCATTGGGAGAGTGAATTAGAATCAGTGAACAAGACAATTATTAATCAAATAAACCAGAGCATGTAATTTATGAATAAACAAATTAGAATTTATATATTTATATATTTATAAATTATAATGAGTGAAAAAATAAGTGTTGATGACGCCATGAGTGAGTATTACAGACTTAAGAATGTTTATGAAACGTCGTATTATGAGAAATATATTAAACCAATTGTTAAGGCGGAAAAAAAGAGTAAGCGTGAAAAGCGTGTAGAATTTTCAAAATTGCCTAAAGCAGAGTGTATAAATTGTAAGCGAAATGTTGGATCCATTTTTTCAATTAGTTATAAAGATTCTTCGACTCGAAAATTTTCGGTTAAATGCGGAGACACCGTAGCGCCATGTCCGCTAAATATCGAAATGTTAATTGGTAAATATGAGACATTTGAAGAAGAGATTCACAAATATGAAAAAGATATTAATAAAACAAAAACGGATATCATCAAGGAGAAATACAATATTATGTTTGGATATATTGACGAAGAAAATGGAATTAACAATTTCACTAGCATGTCCAATGAACTTAAAGACACAACTGAGTTGGCGGGGCAAAGAATTGAAAAAAATATAATGGTAAATGATAATCCGGAAAAGAATTCGTTGCTGGCAAAGTCTGTTACCATTTTTGGTAATGATTATGTTACACAATTTAAGCAGATGGTTTCTCAATATAATGAATCTAGTGATGAAGGAGTCATAAATGAGGCAGTCAATTTCTACAAGAATGAAATGATGCCTCGTTTAAAAGAAATACAAGCGCTGCGATTTGATGAATGTTTTGTTGAATATAATCCGGATAATTTAGAATACAAACTTTATCAAATAAAGAATAGTTTACATAATTTAGAAATATCCGATAGTTCAGAATCAAAAGTCGTGTCATTTGTTACAGGGTTAAAGGAAACGGGTATTGATACAATGGTGGCAGCAGATAAATCGCAAAAGAGGAAGAAAAAGAAGAAGTTAGAGTTTGTTATTGAAGGCGAAGAAGAGGAGGTTCCTGATTATGTTCCAAATTCGCCAGAGTACAATCCCGACTCACCTCATTACGTTCCAAATTCACCAGAGTACAATCCTAGTTCACCAGAGTACAATCCTAGTTCACCACCGCAAACAAATAATAACTTTACAATTCACGGCGAGGAAGTCACATGGACAGATCCGGATCCAGATTACGCTTCAATTTGGAGGGCGTTGTCTCCAAAATACAAGTCCATATTAGTTCAAGATCCCGCATGGATGAGAAAAACAATGGATGAATTTGTTGCTGTAAGACAAAACTCAGGAAATGTATCTAGAGACTTTGTATTGCCTGACGATATTGTATTACCACCTAAAGTGTCAGAAGACAAAGAACTGGATTTTGGAAACCCAGTGTTAGATGATTTGGTTGCGCGTTTGAATTTATCACAACGAAACATTGTAATTGACGCGTTGCCTAAAAAGGAGTCGCCAGATGAAGCAGATTTTAATTCAATGTTTGGTATTTTGAAATCTATGCTAAAATCAGTGGTTGATTTCAGACCTCAATTAAAAGGATAAAATATTTACATAATATAAACCAATGTTATCACATTACATAAATTTTAAATTGTTTTTAATCAGTTTCGCAATTGGGTTGTTTTTTGTATATATTTTAGGACCCGAAACAAAGACAATTTACATGTATCCATCACCGTCGAATTACACAAAAATCCAATATAAAGATAATTCAGATCAGTGTTTCAATTTTACACCCACGGAGACAAAGTGTCCGATAAATCCATTTGAAATACATACAGTGCCTGTCCAAGGTTAGAAAGGTTAGAAAAGGTTAAGATAACAACAATAAACTTAACACACCTACAAAATATTATTATAAATATATAATATAACTAGATTATGTATTTATTAAAGTTTGTTCATAGTGAGACAGGACGAAGCATAATGTCGATTATATTAGGTTTAGGATTGGCGACGTTTTTCAGACAAATATGCAGTGGTAAGAATTGTATTGTGTCAAAAGCACCACCCCTCGAAGAAATTGAAGACAAAATTTACAAGTTTGATGGCAAATGCTATAAATTAGAAAAAAACGCCGAAAAGTGTAATAATCAAAAGAAGGTTGTTAGTTTTGCGTAATTTTTAATTTACAGCAATCTTTAGTTAATATATTATGTCCGAATTAAACACAACTAGTATCCATGATTTACCCACTGATCCAAGTGGTGGTGGAAGTATTGGTGGAAATATCTCTTTAGTCGCAAATGAGACGGTTAATTATAAAAATCAAGTAATCACGCCTCAACCACAGATGGGTCAAAGTCAAGGACAAGGACAAGGTCAAGGAATGTCTCTTGATCAAACTACAATTAGTCAAATTGTAAATGGTCTACAACAAGCAAGTATTGCCGGTGCAACTTCGCTTCCTAGTAGAGACATTCCACAAAACACCCAACAACTAACACATGATCCGGCAGTTCAGGTAAACTATGTTCCACCTCCTCCACCAAATCAAAAAGATTATATTAATGATGAACCAACCAATTATGATTATCCGGAAGAGCGAGTAAAGAACTCACTTGATTCTATATACGATGAAATACAAGCGCCGCTACTATTAGGCGTACTATACTTTACATTCCAATTGCCAATTATGAGAAAAATAATATTCAAATATATGCCTTTTTTATGTAACAATGATGGCAACTATAGTTTAAATGGTCTCATTTTTACAAGCAGTTTGTTTGGGTTCATTTACTTCTCCTTGACCAAATCAATGGCGCAATTTAACAAGTTTTAATTATAATATTTATATAATATAATATAAATATTATAATGACATTATTTCAAGAAATATCACTATATCAGGCAGACTTGTTGAAATCGGTCGCCATATTTTATTTATTAATACTAGGAAATTTTATTACTGGACTATTCACATGTAATCAGAAGAATTTTGTAATGCATAATAAATTGGTACAGGGAATTATTGCATTTGGACTGTTCTATTTTCTAGTCACGTTGGTTTCAAATACAGGCAACCTTGAGTTTCTTCCTCCCATTCAGAAATTATTATACACGTTTGTCTATTTTGTCGTATTTTTACTATCTATTCGTTTGGATTTTAGAGTTATGATAGCAATTATATGTCTCGTAGTCGTGGTGTATTTTATTGAATTAAACAAAGAATATTATTTAGAATTTGGCGATACTATAACAGACAAAGAGGATAAACAGGTCTATGATGATCACGCCTATTGGATAACATTGGATTATCCATTTAGAGTCAGATTGTTTCCGATAAATTCAGACCAGTTTTCTATCATTAACAAGGTTGAGAATGTTTTGTATTATTTCATTATAATATCCATTGTACTAGGTATTATCGCTTATCGTGGTGAAATCACAATTGCTAGTCACAAACGTCAAGATCTTTCTTGGTTTGAAGTATTTAATGATACACATACATGTAAAATAGCGCAACGTCTTCCATTCATGCAATATGTTGCCGTTGGATTGGGTCTTAGATCACCTTCTAGCAAATGAAATGAAAAAATAAAATGAAATTAATATTCAATAACTAACATATATTTAAACTAATACTTAAATATTATACACGCTATAATATTTATATCAAATTATAATTATGGAAATCAATACAGCAGCAACAAGAAGCGCTACAAATATGATATTACTTGATAACATACAAACTGGAAACCGAATCTTAGACACATTAATTTTAACTATTTTACTCAGCACTATGAGTTTTTTCTTTAAATGGTTGAATAATAATCTATTGGAAAATCTAGAAATAGGCAAAGTATTCAACTATGAGTACATTATTCATTATTTTACAAAAAAAAATGTAATTGAATATGAGGGTAAAATATCGTGTTGTACAGGTTATTACGATAACCAAATACATCAGACAACTTCATTCAGTGACTGTTTCAAGGCAATTTGGTTTCATATTATAGACAATATCAAGGAAAATAAAACAATCTATTCTATAAAAGAACATACTATTTCACATAATATTCATTCTAAAGAAGACAAGGGTATTTATATGGTAACTCAGAAAGATAAGTTCCTAATTTCGGAAAAACTGGATATATACGCATATACATATATTGATAGCGAGACATCGGGTGATAATGAAAAAAACGGATCGGTAAAAAGAACAAATTCACAAAAGACTGAACGTATTATTATTCAATTGTATTCTTATAAAAATGATGTTGAAACCATTAAACAATTTGTTGAAGATATAACAAATAAATATGTTTCATCTTTGGAGCAAACACGCAAAGATAAACGATTTATATATACACTAACAAACATAAAATTTGAAGACAGTCCTTCAGAAAGATGGTCTGAGGTAGTGTTTGAAAGTACACGTTCATTTGACAATTTATTTTTTGACAATAAATTGATCGCAATGGACAAGATTAATCACTTTTTGAAAAACAAAGAATGGTATTACAATAAAGGGATACCATATTCGCTTGGCATTGGTATTCATGGACCGCCTGGAACGGGCAAGACGTCATTTATCAAAGCACTAGCAACTTATACTCAAAGAAATATTATATGTATATCTTTGAAATTAATTAGGACTAAAAAACAATTGGATAATATATTTTTTGAAGAGCGATACAACGATGATAATAAACGACACAGTATTACATTTGACAAAAAGATTATTGTGTTTGAGGACATTGACTGTATTGGTGATATTGTGATGGATAGAGAGAAGAAGAAGAATAAGAATAAGAATAAAAATGGCGAAGATTACAGTCTTGGTCTAGGACGGAAATTGAATTTGGATGAGATGACAATGACTTCCAAAGTCAATATGGGGGATTTACTCGAGACCATTGCTGAAATGGATGAATCATCAAAAAAAGGAATCTTGACAACTGCTAGTCCCAAGGCACTAATAGACGATGAACCAATTACATTGGATGATATATTGAATTTATGGGATGGAATTCGTGAAACACCTGGACGTATTATGATCATATCGTCGAATCATTACAATGATTTGGATACTGCATTAAAACGCCCGGGGCGCATTGACATCACATTGGAACTGTCTTATGCAAGTAGGCGAGTAATTTCGGAAATATATAAGCACTTGTTTGAATTAGATATGGATCTTGACGCACTAGAACAAGTTAATGACAAGTTTTATTCACCTGCTGAAATAATTAATATTTACATGAATGAGGAGCAGAACAAGGAGCGGTTTATAAAACGACTACAATTGAATGAGCATGTCTAGTCCACCTTTTCACGAAGTTATGAAAGGTGGATTTAAAAACCAAAGAATCCTTTGCGTTTCTTAGTCTTCTTTCTCCGCTTCCGTTTGGATTTGGTCTTTTGTTTACTAGAAGAACTTTCCGCAGAACTTTCTTCGTCTTCGTCTTCGTCTTTGTCTTTGTCTTTGTCTTCCTTATCCTTCTTTGTGTCGGCAGGTCTGTAACGTAAAAACCACGCATCATATTCAGCAGTTCCCTTTTTATTTTTCAGTTCCTTGAATTTTTCCGCCTTTTCGGCGCGCATTTCTTCAATTGTTTCCTGGTGACCCATACAATTGATTGAGAAACGTCGCAATACACCTTTTTGCGCCAACCGATTCTTCGCCTGCACTTCAAATAAATATTTGGACATACATAATATACGATCCTTATCATAGTAAGGTCTATCGGCATACAAAAACGCCAAATAAAAACTCAACATGGTGTCAATGGTCGCCACTTTAACGTCGTATCCATTCTCTTTGATAATATTATAACTATGGCACGCTAGTGGTTCATAAATAAATACAACCGTATCATTTCCAACACGGATCTCATAATGTGGAGCAATAATTTCACCCACTGAAGGTCTTTTAATAATCTTCACATTTTTGATATTAATATCACTTAATCGTTCCTTTAAAATTTGAGCAGTAACTAATGGTTCCTCGGATAAGACATCAAAGTCGGGAATCTTCTGTAATTTTCGCTGTAAATGATGAGGCATATATTTTGCGTAAATAGATATAGCGTAACCACCAAAAAAGACCACACCTTGATCTACTAAAGTTTTCTGGACATTTTCATAGATCTCATCTGCTTTTTGGTTATCCGCCATTTTACGTTGGAAGTCGACATGCGCACACTGGTTTGCCGTCAATGGATAATTTTTATTAAGAAGGGTTAAGCGCTTCATAACCTTCTCCCAACGCGATACGTCGCCAGCGGGACGCGATAGTTCTAAATACATTCCCATCCGAAGCAAATTGGGAGGTGCGTAAAAGATCCCTGATATTTTAATTGTCTCCTTCTTAATCGCATTGAAAAGTTCCTTTGGTAACATAGTAATATCGGCGACAGGAATAAAATTTACAAACACTTTAAATGTGCCATAATGCTGCCCTGATTTGGCTTCCACTTCAACAAATCCCTCCTTCACATAAATATCAGACAATTCTTTGGCGTCATTCAGTGCACTTGAACTGTAAAAATCGTAGTCAGGGATTTCAATATCCTTGTTATAAAATTGATCTTGTTTAGGCAATATATTATTAATCGCAGTACCGCCATAGCAAATTAGTTTTTTCTTGCGTATAAAGTTCTCCACAATGGTAATTATGCGTTTAATATCTGGTGAATTAGCGTCCTTTCTACCTTGACGTTCCTCGGCTTTATCAACTGCAGAACGAAGAATTGCCAATTCACATTCTTCAAAACTCATAGTTGGATTACATATTCCTTTGTCTTTTTTCATAATAATATTTTATAATATATACAGTTAAAATATTATTTTGGTAATTGTCTTTTGGTAATTGTCTTAATTGTTTTAAACTTTTAGTTCATAATAATCTGTCTTTAAAACTCTATCGTTGTAAAACAACTTGGGATCTTGTACTGGAGGATCTTTAAGAGTAACAACTTGTGGTCTCATTCCTTCTGGTTTCAACACAAATGCTTTACCCTTTTCATTAAAGAACAGATCATTTTCTTCTACATTTGCGTCAATTTTCTGGTATCGCATGGCAATCATTTGGATACCCATTTCACGCATAACAAGAGCGCTGGGATTGTCAGGACTGGCGCCCTTATTTGGAAGACCAATTGACATTGTTCCGCTATTTTGAAGTATTAATTCATCTGGTGTTTGGGTATATTGAATATCATCATATCTTAATAATTGCATATTTGGTGAATTACTTGTCATATTTACATACTCATAAAAATTTCCACAATCTTCTGATTCTGAACAATCTTTACATAAACAAGTTGGGTTACTTCTGTCTACAATAATAATAATTTTACCTAACATTTTAGAAATATTAATAGATCCAAAGTTTGTATTATTTGCGACATCAGTTTGTTCATAACTAAAACTAGGACCCATTAATAATCCTTTGCCGTTTAGTCCATCAAATAACTTACTTAAATTTTTATACATCGCCTTATTCTCACTCTTTATTCTTAAATGAAAAATAATTGGATCATTTTGATTTGGAACAGTTTCTGAAAAGGCGTTATTTTCAATAGTTGTTACTACATCACTAAACTTAACGTAATTAAATGTTTCTTTCACGCAATATTTGTCAACAGTGGATGTGGCGACAACAGGTTGATCATCAATTGAGTATATTTCAAAATCAAGACCACGAACTCCCTGTTTTAGTAGGTCATTTAATCCACATAACGAAACATAATCGTTTCTATAATCGCCTCCACTGCAACAATTATACGCTGATTTAATATAGTAATAACACAAAGGAAATAATTCCGATTGTCCGTCTGAAGTAGAACCATTAAAACTCAAAGACGATATCGCTGTATTTTTTTCTCCATAAACATTATCCATAACATTACAATTTCGCGTATCCTTACTGCTTGCCATTTTACGAAATACTGTCATACCCACTAAAATTCCAATAATACATCCAGCAACAACTCCAGCGTTACCCATAACTGCCTGACCAACTACGCTGAGCATAATTGTTATTATTAATATTATAGCAATACCACCGACAGTACCAGCGCCGCTATAATAGAAATAATACAAAAACGCTAATATAATAATAAAAAATGTCAAAAATGTTAACAGTGTGACTGCTGTATTTTCTTTCATTTCTAACAATTCATTTACAACTGCTCCTCCTTTTTCTTTTATTGAGTCTATTCCTCCTGTATAATTTGGTGTTGTTGATGCCATGATTCTTTATAATATATTATTGTATAAAATAATAAATAATTAAATTATATTCAATATATTAAATTTATATAAATGCCGTTTATAATTAGTTAAAAAAATAATATGTTATTATTATAATTACAATTAAATGCCAGGAGGACTAATGAATCTTGTATCAGTTGGACAACAAAATGTTATTTTAAATGGAAACCCTTCTAAAACGTTTTTTAAAACAACTTATGCGCAGTATACTAATTTTGGTCTTCAGAAATTTCGAGTAGACTTTGAAGGTTCTAAAACATTGCGTTTATCAGAGGAGTCTACTTTCACTTTCAAAATACCTAGATACGCTGATTTGCTTATGGATTGCTATTTGTCGGTTGCTTTGCCAAGCATTTGGAGTCCGATTCTACCACCTCAACAAGATGCTCGCGCTGAAAGTCAAGTGTGGGCGCCATATGAATTCAAATGGATTGAGAATTTAGGCGCCAAAATGATTTCAAAAATCAGTATTACATGTGGTAATTATACACTTCAAGAATATTCCGGTGATTATTTATTGGCTGCTGTTCAGCGCGATTTTTCTACTGATAAGAAAGAACTATTTGACATCATGACGGGCAACACAAAAGAACTTAATGATCCCGCCAACGCTGGACCACGTGTTAACTCATACCCAAACGCATATTACACTGAGGCCTTAGCAGGTCCCGAACCGTCCATTCGTGGACGTATTTTATATATTCCGCTAAACAATTGGTTTGGATTAAAATCACAAATGGCGTTTCCATTGACGTCACTTCAATACAATGAGTTACATATTGTTGTTACATTAAGACCAATTAATCAACTATTTCAAATTCGTGATGTGTTTGATCATATATTCAATTTTCCTTATGTGGCGCCCAATTTTAATGCATGGTATATGCAGTTCTATCGTTTCTTACATCCGCCACCCGATCTTGAACTTGGGTTCGCGTCTTACGTAGATACTAGATCACTGTGGAATGCGGATGTACACTTGAATTGTACGTATTGTTTCTTATCGAATGACGAAGAGCGTCTCTTTGCTTTGGAAGAGCAAAAATATTTAATTAAACAGGTACATGAGCAGCGTTTTTATAATGTGACGGGTCCTAATAAAGTGGAATTGGACTCCATCGGAATGGTTTCTAATTGGATGTTTTATTTTCAGCGCAGTGACGCCAATTTAAGAAACGAATGGTCGAATTACACGAATTGGCCTTATGGTTACATGCCTTTAGATATTACTCCTGCTTCAGCAGAAGGTAATTATATAATTTATAGAACGGATACAAATGGTAACCAAGTTGCGACTCCAATTGGTCCGGGTGTAAATGTAAATGGCAACCTGACTGGTTTGCTAATTACATCTAATTATTCTCCTGAAAATGAAGAGCAAATATTGGTCGGGATGGGCATTTTATTGGACGGATCTTATCGTGAAAACATTCAACCAGCTGGCGTTTATAATTACATTGAAAAATATACTAGGACAAGTGGTAATGCGCCGCCAGGTCTTTATTGCTACAATTTCAGCATCCATTCTAATAATTCAAATTTACAACCATCGGGGGCAATAAATATGAATCGGTTTACACAAATTGAATTGGAATTCACAACCATTATTCCTCCTCTAGATCCATTGGCGCAGAGTTTGACAATTTGTGACCCGCAAACAGGCGCCATTATTGGTGTCAATAAACCTACATGGCGCATTTATGATTACAATTTTAATTTAGTGTTGTTTGAAGAGAGGATCAATATTGTTTACTTTGTTGGTGGCAATGTGGGTCTTATGTATGCGACCTAAACCATCTTGTTTATATTTATATTTAGATTAATATATATTTAATATAAATATATTTTATGGGAGTCCAAAATAATATTTTAATTGGTAATATCAATAGCGGCGCTATTCAAACTGAGATTGAACTTGATACGGAAATATTATTTCCTATTTTCTTCAATTACTATTATTACGAAATATTTAACGGGAATGATCTGTGTGAACTTATTTTTGATTCAACTTATGAAACTGTAAAAAATAATGTAACTAACCAATTTGGTGTTAGTTCAAAAAATTCATATTTGTACGCTATTGTACCTAATAGACATACAAAGGCATTTGTTAGATATGACTGCGCTGATTATAATTCAGTTTGTGTTATTGCGCAAATTAACAATTCAGCGAAAACTAAGGAAAAAGTTGTTATACCTTTTAAAGAAATACCCAAGGCAGATTTAGATAAATATTTCTTATTTTTAAGAACTCAGGAAAATAGTGTTAAAGAGGGGCGCTGGGGTGTACCAAAAAAAGACGCTAACGGTAACACAATTTATCTTGTTGCTTTATTTGACACTAATGGAAAGGTAATTCGGACTAAGGAAACTATTATTAAGGATCAAAATGTAACTTTTGAAGAAACTGACTCTAATGGACAAACAATTAATGTTGTATATGAACCTTATTATAGACGCAGTAAAGCACATTCAAATATTCAAGATCCAAAATATCAGAAATATAATTATACACTAGATTTACAACAAAATAAAGTTCAATGGACTATAGATACCACAACCGGAAATACTATTGTTAGTAGATGGTATCTACATCAAGATTATTTAGGATTTAATACAATTGCTTATGGACACAGAATATTAGATGAAGAGATTAAAACTAACAAAATGCAAATATCAGATACAGAATTTGTTACTGACTGGATAAATAACGGGTTGACTGATGAGCAATCGTTTAAATTACTGATTTATGATTATTTAAAACACGCAGCAGAAGTTAAAAAAATGATTGAAGCGCCTAGGTGGAACGCACTACCAGTGAAGCATCTATTTCTAGCTATTGATTTAACTTATAATGGTGGATCCAAAGGTTTACGTGGATGGCCAAAACTGTGTACTGCTATGGGAATTCCTCCAAAACTAGGAAATACCTCATACTTTTGGCCTTCTGTTAAAGAGTTTAAATTAGAAAACGTTGATGAAAACGAAATTAATAATGAATTTAAAAGAAACGATGTTCCTAATAGAGACGCTGCGTTTAAAGAATTGTTTCTCAAATAAACTATTTACACTACACACTGTGGAAATTTGCTGGTGTTGGTCCTATATCATAGAATACCCCGGTAACTGTTGTGGATACGGGATAAAATGGCGCTGTTCTATATTCCTCCGGCGCTGCCGAATATTTATACGCTAATTCGTCATTGACCATTTGCGCCTGCTTATTATACGTCTCTTCCCATACAGGGATGCCTTGATATGGTCTTACAAGTTCGGCATCTTTATTAATAACTGTCGCATTTGTACCCATATCAGTTGTCAACACTGAGTATTGTGGTGTCTGATTATAGGTCAATATTCCAGCGCCATAGTCAGCGCTAGGTTCATCTTCTACCTTATCTACTTGTTTTTTTGTTGGTGGTTTTAGCAATGATTCGCATCCATATTGCTGACAATCGATATCATCGGCACATTGCTGTCCTGTTTTAGAACATGTAGCAGTTGACGGATTACAAAAATTGGAACAAGTATAATTAGTATTAATTGGTAAGTCAACACTGTGACTAGTTAATGGTGTATTGGGATTGTCGTATGAGGATGTATTATATATGTTTGGTTCAAAACCTTCCTTTCCTTTTATTCCTTTCATAGTCGCAATGTTAGTCCCGTTAAAAATATAATAATTATTAATTAGGTAACGAAACCAATTCATGATTAACCATGCAAATAAAATACATAGCGCCGCTAATAAAATATTGGTTTTATTCTCTTTAAAAAATGATGATATTGTTGATAAATTCATTATACAATATGAAAATAATTTATATTTAAGGAATGGGATAATAAATTTAATATATATTTATTATAAATAATGTCAACAGAAGCAATAGATAATTTACTAAAAAACAAAGAGACAACTGATGATCCTAATTTTGTAAAATTTTTCATGAATTTCGGTATATTGACAGGCGTTATTATTGTTTTTGTCATTATAGGCGCAATTGGTCTATATTTAACTAAAGTTGCCGAGTCAGGTGTTTTACCAACAAACCCGTTAAGTAAACCATATAACTGTACAGGCGATGATATGAAAACTGCTGGCGATTATATTAAAATGAATATTGTTCGAGAATATGGGTTGAAAGGATTGGCATTTCTTGTTGGTATGAGTCCAATAAATACATATGCGCAATTTGCCAAATTTGACGCCAAATCAATGGAAAAGAGTTTCAAGGGAGGATACATCAGATCGTTATATGATCAAACGGTTAATCCAGATCCAGATAATAAGAAATGGAAAGCATCAAATATTTCAATATGGCGCTCAGATGTTATGAATGAGATGGTCGCATCTAGTTTCAGTTTTTTTCAAAACGTTTATGGCGCCTTTGGAGTAATGCCTGAGTGGCTTACTATGTTTTTAATGGGTCTAGCAGGGTTTATATTGATACCATTTTTCATGATGTGGAATTTTGGTACAAGTCTTTGGTACCATTTTAAAACACTTGCCTCTGAAAGAGTTGCTTTTTCATTGACTGACGGAATATCATGGTTGAAACCCAACACTCGAAAGGAAAATGGAGAACCTGGACCTTGGCCTAAAAAAGATGACTCTTTTTTCGCCTCAATTTCTCCGTTTGGTCAGAAACAATTAACCGGTGATGAAATTACTGACGGTGAGAAAACGAAGAAGTTTCTGTTAAAACTGCTTGCAATTATTGGTTTAGCTATATACTTCATTGGTTCCATGTTGTTCTTTTCGCCAATATATTTGCTATTTTATGTACCATATAAAGCATTATTTTCTACAAAATATAAATTAAAATTAGAGGAGGATTTTGCCGGCGATAGTGAGAAACGCGATTCAGGATTAAAGAGTGTATTTACATTTATTAAGGACATTTTCGCTTACAAGAGAACTTATCTAATCGTCTTGTCAATTATTAACGTTTTTATGAACGCAAATACATATTTAGGACCCAATTATCTTGTAGCGGTGGTTGTTGCTGTGATATTGGCAATTGTTTATTGTAATATTTTGGTCTCCAAAAAAGGCAGTGATGATAATACTTTGATTCGAGTAGATCCCGCCAAATTAGGTACTCAAGACAGTGAAGATGAATTAGAAGAAGATGACGAAGATGATTGTCAAACGGAAAAGGCGTTAATGCAGAAGTTAAAAGATAATATTAACGAGTTGTCTGTTAAAATATACAGGAAGCAAGGCGATAGCGTTACTGTAATTAAAAAGTCTTACGATTTTGTGAATAAGATTAAAGAAAAATTAGGTCAACCAATTGCTACTGCACCTGAAGCAGTAGAAGAAGAAGAAGAAGTAACAGTTACATTGCCAAATGGAGATATAAGACTTAGTGAAAAGCAAATAACAGAAATAAAAGAGAAAAAGGTTGAACTTGAGAAACAAGTGTTAACAATAAATACTGCTTTTTCCAAAGAATCTGCTGCCAGCAAGAAAGTTCAACTAGAGAAACAGAAAAACCAAAGGGAAGAACAATTAGGTGTTATTGAAACTGTTTTGATGACTGGAGTAGCGTCGGCAGCAATTTTGGCGACAATTTTAGCGCCACCTGCTGGTTTAGCAATTGGATCTGCTGTTGCAGGTCTTGGATCAACTTCCGGATCATCTTTTAACCCATTTCGTAAAAAGGGAAAACAAAGTTATAGTGAGATGAGGATGTCGGACGGTCCAAACCAATCGGGAGGTGCAAACCAATCGGGAGGTGCAAACCAATCGGGAGGTGCCTTAGACACATTAACTAAACTGCCAGGATTTGACACATTTAATAGCGACTTAAACGCTCTTATAAAACAGTTTTTTAATACTAGCGACTTTGGACGAAAAAGTCTTATTTTGAGCGTTGATGACGAAAACAGTGTTGCTATACAAAAATTAAAGTCTCAAAATAAATACCTTGAAATTTACTTGAATACATTGGAGTTTAATTTGAAGAAGGTTCTTGATTCGCAAATAAAATTTGTAACTGCCTTGAAAACTCTAACTGACCCACCTGGAATATCTGAATTAAAAATAGAAGATACACCTAATCCTAATGATAATGGCATTCCATTTATTCAATTGATGAATATATATAGAAAATCGGAACGATATATCTACACTATTAGACCAAACATCATTGAAATTATAAATGACGTTGCTGATAGTCAAACAGAGTTGAATACCAATGTTGAACAAGAAAAAACATTACTTCAAAAACTGAGTATTAAAAAATCGAATCCTAAAATGAACGCCAAATATTTTAATGATGTGTTCCCACTAGAGAGTAATATTAAACAATTAGATACTGATCTGTTTGATAGTGTTAATAATGTGTTTATGGATTTGTTAGTTAATCGTGATGTTTCGCCTAATAATAAATACAATACAATTATTACCAGATTTATTGATTTAATAAATGAAAAGGGTGATAAAATAGTCAATGATGTCATGTTTAAAAAATTATTTGAGGGTAGTAGTGTTACTGCTTCTAGTGCGTCTAAAACTGGGGCAGGAGCAGGTGATAATACTAATGTTGTTTCTAGTGCAACTGGTGATAACTCCCAAGTAGATTCAACAGCAACAACAGCAGGAGGTGAAGCAACGGTTGGTGGCGGTAAACGACGATCCAGAAGTAACCGTACTAACAACCATCTAGTTTCTGAAGAAAAACAATACAACTTTCGATTGGTTTAAACTTGAAACTAACTAACAAACAAACTAATTAATAATTAAAACTAATTTTACATTGTAATTATCTTTCAATTACAATTTAAACAAAAAATACTTATATAATTTATTAAAGATATGCCAAAATCTAACAAAAATAAACAAAAGAAGAGCAAGAATAAGAGTAAAACTGCGACTAATAATAGCAACGCAGTAAATATCAGTTTACATGTTGGGGAAATAGATCAAGATGATTCCGGATCTGAATCCGAGACTTTGCTGCCATTTGTTAGTATATGTACTCCAACATTCAACCGAAGACCATTCATTCCATTCATGATAAAATGCTTTGAACACCAAACGTATCCAAAAGATCGCATAGAATGGATTATTATTGATGATGGTACAGATCCAATTGAAGATTTAGTAAAAGATATTAAACAAGTTAAATACTTTTATTATGAAGAAAAGATGCTTCTTGGTAAAAAGCGCAATTTGATGCATCGCAAATGTAAAGGTGATATCATTATTTATATGGACGACGATGATTATTATCCTCCTGAGCGAGTGGCGCACGCTGTTGAAACACTACAAGAAAATCCATCATTTCTAGTTGCCGGCAGCAGTGAGATGCATTTCTATTTCGATTCAAGAAACAAAGTTTATCAATGCGGTCCTTACAAGGAGTTTCACGCAACCGCGGCAACATTCGCCTTCAAAAAGGAGTTATTATTGGAAACCAGTTACAACGAGGAAAATGCGCTAGCAGAAGAGCGTCATTTCTTGAAAAACTACACGATTCCGTTGAAACAATTGGACACATTGAAGTCGATCATGGTTTTTTCGCATAAACACAATTCATTAAATAAGGAAAAGATGTTGGAAAACATGGAGTCGACTAGAACGAAGTTGTCACGCTACACAGTTGATGATTTTATCAAGGATCCGGAATTGAAACAGTTTTATATGGTAGATATGAACACATTGTTAACAAATTACGAACCTGGTAAACCGGAAAATAAACCTAAATTACTGGAACAAATTAAAAAAATGGAGGAGGAACGGAATCGACGACTAGAAGATCATAACAAGATGCTCATGGCGCAGAATCGAATTTTTACACATCCAAATCAGAATCCAAATTTAAATCCAACCTTGTCTCTTCAGATAGACGAAATAAGAAAACATTATGATAAGCAGTTGTCTGATAAGGTATATTTAATTAATGAATTGCTTAAAAAGATTAAGGATCTAACTACAGAACTTGGTCAGTACAAGAGCAAATGATCATGTTAAGTATCCGATTCATACTATAATTATATTATTTTATTTAAATAATATAAAGACAACTACTCTTATTAGTATATAATAGCAAGTAAAAGATGCCGTATTACGATAATGACAACGCTGACGCCAATTCGTTAAACACCAATGATAGAATAATGGAGGCGAAAAGACAGTTACAACGCAATGACAAGTATTTTCAAAGAGTTACGAGAACCATCACTGATGTAGACACCACTATTAAGATGGATAATGGTAAGCAGTATTACAAGAAGGTGTATGTTAATCTTTATGGAAGTGGGGGTCTTGGTACGCGCATCAGAAACGCAGTAACTGGTGAGAGATATGATTACAAAGTTGGTAGCGCAGAGCAAGATCTGTTTTATTCGGTTGCTCTTTGTACTGGTGAGAATGGCATGAAGGAGTCGTTGTCATTATTCTATGACTCACCGGAGCAATATGAGAACCATTTGTTCCAACAAATTGATATATCATCAAAGAGTAATTGGCACCATGAGTGTGTTAAGTTTAAGAGGGAACTAGGAATGATCGCCTAAGCAACTTTTTTTTCACCTTTGAAAAAGGTTTTGCTGCGCTAAGAGTCAAACCCACTATTTGTTTTGTAAATTTTCAAAATAATAATTTATGCTTTAAAGTATAAATTATTTTATAACAAAGTCATAATTGAAATACTTATTAGTTTGTTTGGCGCAACCTTTTCAAAGGTTGCATTAGGCGTCATGTTCATCCTCCGATACTACAATATCCTCAGTGTCTTCTGCATCCTCCTTGGTGTACTTGTCTAAATATCGATAAATGCGATTGATATCTAATTTAGATATTTCATAATTCTCAAATAGCGCCAAGATCTCATTATCTCCTGATGGATATTTATTCTTAATATCTAAAAAAAAGGCGAACATGTCCTTTTTATCCATGCCCAATTGCTGGCACAAATTCTGTATAAATATGGAATTATTGTATTCAGTCGAGTATTTTGTTAGTACCTTTGTGAATCGTACTTCGGCAGGATTGAACTTCTGTTTGTTCTTCTTCTTTGCATTGATTTGTTGAAACAATTCATGATACAACCGATTATTCTTAAATGTCTTGATTAAAGAACTCATCTCATTGAATTGCCAGATTTGCTTCTGAAATGTGATGCGATCAATGTAATCAGCGAAGCACATATTATCTAGAATCTTCAAATAAAAAGGTATTGCCTCATCTTTGTCTAATTTGCCTAATACATCAATAATATTCTCATGCCACAAAAGACCTACAATTGTCCTGTCAGTCTCATTCATAATTGTTAGATGATCGTCAATTGGGTAATGATTATTAATCAACTTTTTTGTGATTTGTCGTGTGTCGTCATTGTACGACTTCATTAGAAAAATATTCTGTATAATATTGTTATTCAATATGTCCTGTTTGTTTTTGTACAACTCATAAATGGTTGTCATTTTTCTTAAATCGCCTTGAATAAAGTTAATTATGTTAGTTCGCATGCTTTCATCAATGGTTGGAATCATTATATTTAATATATTATTCATTTGAATCCTAGATGGCGGTTTCAATTCAATCACATTACACACCTTCATAAGTTCTTTGATTTTCTTGTCTATATGGTAATTTCCAATACAAATAATTGGATTCAATGTGATCTCTTCTTGCCGCTGTTTTTTCGTCTTCTTGGGTCTGATAATTTTAATAAGCGAATTAATACCACCCTTGTCACCATTGTTCATGCCGTCAATTTCATCCATGACAATTGCAATACGTTTGACCTTCTTATGAAACAAACTCATAATATTCTTGTCCGACATATTGTGCTTAGTAATGGCGTCAATAATAGATTTATTACGAATATCACCAGCGTCATATTTGACAATATCGTAATCCAATTCCTTCAAAATATTAGTAACAAACGTTGTCTTACCTGAACCCGGATCGCCGTAAATATAAATACCTTTTTTTGTTGTTAAGTTGTGTTTATTAAGTTCAAAATCTTTTAGAATAGCTTTCATTTTGTTGACTTCATCTTCTCTGCCCAACAAATTATTGACGTCAATTGTTTCCATGTTATTATTGTATATATTTTATTAGGTTCTTTTTATGTTGATTTTTACTCAAACCAAGTTCTTCTATTTTTTCTTGTATTAATTTGCGGCATTTTGAAGAACTATTATCAATACAATAGAAATTCAAAAAGATCAGAAAATTCATGTAAATGCAATCACGGAACAAATAGTGTCTCCATTTTATCCATTTGTCAATGTTATGAACTAACAAATTTTGAAATACAAATGCATGATCTTTTCGAATAATGTCTCTAATATAGGTTTCAAACTTTATTGTGTTTATATAATTCTTTATAAATTGATGGTTTTCCAAATACAAGTCCTTATTAAGAAACATTTTTACCTTTGTTGGAATGAATGAACTAACAAAATCTTTTAATTCAATAGGTAGTTTGTTGATATTAATTAATAATATTACTTCATAACTAGGATCATGTTTACAAACACTTGAAAACATTGTAATTCTCCTTAAAAGTATAATACAAAAATTTTATATTATATTTTTTAATTAACATTGATATTTGTAAAATATAACAACTAACAAATTTTGTTAGTTCATTTACGTAGAAGGAGGTTCTTCGGTACTAGTATCACAAGGATTCTTAACACCATAGGTGATTCCATCCCAAGTTACATTACACGCATTTGCCCATTGGTATTTATTACATGTACTGTATCCAGTAAAATCCATTGTTTTCTGGTTTGGACATGTTCCTAAATCCTTTACATTTTGGCACGCTGCGCCATCCCCCTTTAAATCTAACCAATAGTCTGGACAAGATCCTATAACTGGCGGCCAAACAATTCCTGAAGTGGTTGATTTAGCCAACGATACTCCTATTATAACTAACATAATTATTAAACCAATAACGGCAATTGTTAGTATTATTGTCTGAAAATTCATTTCCATTTCTATTATATAAATAATTATATATTTTTTTTATGAATGTATTATAATATGAATAATAAAATGGTAAAAAATTGCAATACAGATCGTGGATCTAGTAATGGTCGAATCGATTTATTAAATCCTCCCGACATATCTAATTTATTTGCCATGTATGATAAAATACCAGCGAATCAATGTACAACTTTTAGGAACGCAACTTTAGGACAATGGGATGAAACACCTTTATCTACAGCATTCTTTTCTAAAGAAAATATTCAGATTCTTCAAAATGGTATTCGCGCCGGCGTATATCATAAGTCTAATGGACAATACGTAATTGGACCTCAAGATTGCGACTCATTAAAGATCATTATGAGAGGCATTTTTCTTCAATACGCCGCCAATTTACCAACTAAAATTTCTAAACAAATCGAGGAACTTAACAAAATGGTTTTGGAATTTGCTGTACCCAAAGTGTTTGGTGAGACTAAAGGATATATTAAGTATTTATATGACGCCAGCACATTAGTTGTACCATTGGCGCAACCTGTTTGTGAGACGCAATATGATAGGACTGAACATAAGATGCCCAATTGGTTTTAAAGCGAAGCGACAGTTAAAGCGAAGCGACAGTTAAAGCGAAGCGACAGTTAAAGCGAAGCGACAGTTAAAGCGAAGCGACAGTTAAAGCGAAGCGACAGTTAAAGCGAAGCGACATTTAAAGCGCAGCGACTAGCAGAGCAACTAGCAGAAAAAATAATACTAGCAAATTACTAGCATTATTATAATTTATTTTAGTTAATTAAATGTCAAATTTAAACAATTTCTAATTGAATCTTTTTACCGCCGCCAACTTTTTTGACTACCTTCGCCTTGCTCTTTACTTCGTCAACCTTAAGACCATTAATCGCAATGTCTCGCTCTGATCTGTAATTGGTATATTCCTGGTTCAAAGCATCCAATTCTCTTAACCACATCTGCTGACAACTTGTTGCTTTAATTTCTAATAACTCATGTTGCTTTCGATCATGTTCCGCATTTAACTTATCAACATTCTCCGTAGACACAGAATCCATCGGCATTCTAACTAAATACTTGTACTCTTCATCTACAACATTATTGTCATTTACAATCTTTGCATAACCTTTACTTTCAAGCATCTGGATAATCTCATCCTTCTTCTTCTTACGCAAGTCGATCGTCGAATCTAGAACTTCCTGAATATATTTTGCCTTGTTCGACAAAACGATCAATTCTCTTTCTAAAACATCAATTTGATACGCCTTTCTCGTACCATAATATTCAAGTCTGACATCATAAAAGTCATCAATAATTTCTGAAACATTGTTGTATTTCTTCAACTTGTCCTTCTCATCAAATAAATTCATGTTAGTTGTACTGCTCGTATTATACAACTTCAACAGTTTTTCCAATCCATTACATCCATGATCACCTGCCAAAGATTCTAGTTCTTCCAAAATACCTTTGTTAAATGTAATAATGAAATCCACATTGGTATCCTTACTGTTGTCAGCATATTCCTTTACATAAGGAGCAATCTTTTTCTTTTCATTTTCCTTTGACTTACTCACTTTAACTTCTCTTTCTTCCTCTAGTTCTTCTAGCAGTTCCTTGAAATCTTCTGTCCAGAAACCAACCGGCAACTCAGTTACACGAATCTTGTCTTGACCAAGTTTCTCATATTTACCCTTGAACAAGAATCGCGTCTCACCAACTTTTGAAATAGTACCATTGAACCCTTCATAATATGGTGTAAATTCTTGTTGACTCGTTTCTTTCTCTTGCAGTTTGTTCTTAAGATACGCAATAATATCCTTTGGATTGTAACACATGATTTCAGTGCTGAAACCAGTACCGATTCCCTTAGATCCATTGACAAGAACCATCGGAATAATTGGCACATAAAATTGCGGTTCAACTGGCGTTCCGTCATCTGTCAAATATTTCAAAACATGATCATCTTGTTCGACAAAGATACGTCTAGTAATCTTTTCAAGACGCGTAAATATATATCTGGGAGACGACGCATCTTTTCCACCTTTAATTCTTGAACCAAACTGACCTGCTGGAACAAGCAAATTAATATTATTTGAACCCACAAAATTCTGCGCCATACCAACAATTGCCTGATTCAACGAATCCTCTCCATGATGATAACACGACTTCATCGCAACATAACCGGAAAATTGCGCCACCTTAATTTCAGACGACTCACGTCTTTGGAATTCTGAAAACAAGATCTTTCGCAAACTGATTTTTAAACCGTCCATCAGATTTGGTATACTGCGGTCATTGTCATATTTCGAGAAATGAATGAATTCCTTATGAATGAACTCCTCATATGTAATCATGGGTTTACTCGTGTCTACATAACTCTCTCGGTTGTAAACGGTTTCCAACCATTCCTTGCGATCATCTGCACGTTTCTTATTGAATACCATATCAATCGCATTGTCACTTGCTTCTGTGTATTCAAAACCAACGAATTTCTTTTCCTTGAAATAATCAACAAACTCGGCCTTGGTAGAAGTACCTAAACCCTTGTAATATTTAATATTCCATCCTCTAGTATCCGTTGCCGCGTTGTTCTTCCAAGCATTGTATTCACCGTCATTGTAGAAACGCAACTCTTGTTGACCTTTCTTCGCCTTCAAAATAGGTGTGTTCATAAATCCAATAAATCCTGGAATACGCACTAAACTTAACCATTCATTCTGAAACAAGTTAATACACAATCCTTTAATATGCGATCCATCTAGATCCTGATCCGTCATGAATACGACCCTACTATATCTGAGTGATTTATTTACATCCTCAATTGTACTATATTCTTTGCCCGTTTCTAGACCCAATATTTTCTTGATTTCAATGATCTCTTTATTTGCGTTAACATCCTTACTATTTCCACCTCGAGTATTCATCACTTTGCCTTTCAAAGGATAGACACCAAATATATTTCTGTCTTCTGGCGACAGTCCAGATATAACTCCAGTTTTAGCAGAATCTCCCTCGCAAAAGATCAATGTACAATCCTTGGATTTTTCAGTTCCCGCCCAGTTCGCATCAGTCAACTTGGGAATGCCTTTAATTGATCTGGATTTAGTGCCATCTGTTTTCTTAACTGCCTTGTTCTCTTTAACTTCAGTCAATTGTACAGCAGCTTCCATCACACCCATCTTTGCAATCTTTTCAATGAACTTGTCACTTACTTCGCACTTAGATCCAAACTTGGATGACGGTGTATTCATAAAGTCTTTGGTCTGACTATCAAACGCAGGGTTCTCAATATCACATCTTATAAACAAAATCAGTTGCTCTTTGATCGAATTCTGATTGACTTTGACTTTCTTCTTCTGCTCAATAAAGTCGCACAATTTTCTGGTTATTTGACCTAGAATGTACTCGACATGTTTTCCACCTTTTGCCGTATGAATACCATTGACAAATGAAACTTGAATAAATTCGTTACTTGGTGTTAACGCCACCGCATATTCCCAGCGACCACCAAGTCCACTGTCTTCATATGCTCTAGGCGCCTCTGATTTGTCACCAATATACAAGTCAATATATTGCTGGAAATTCTTCACTGGAATCACTTCTGAATTATACTTGACTTTGATTGTTTTATCAGTAACTGCCGAAATATCATAAACACGCTTCTTCAAAAGAGCAATCAGATCTGGACTAAGACCATCAATTCCAAGGCGCTTGTAGTCCGGTTTAAACGTGATTTTTGTATATGGTTTTGTCTTACATTTAGTAATAGTTGGTTTACAAATTTCATCCAAATTGTTCTTAAACTCTTGGACATACTTTAGACCACGCACATGATCTACAGTTTCGACTTGTCCATAGGTCGACCAGATCAGAACCAATTTGAAACCAAAACCATTCTTACCACCGACAATCTTCTTTTCATCTTTGTTGTAGTTTGTAGAAGTTCTGAGATGTCCGAAAATGAGTTCAGGAATGTAAACCTTGTATTCCGGATGTTCAGCAACATCGATGCCATTGCCGTCATTTACCATGATAATTGTGCCATCTTCTTGAATAGAAATGTCAATATAACTCACAGGCAATGAATTTGGTTGTCCTGCTTTAACAGCAGTTTCCATGCGAATAACATGATCACGACAATTAACAACGCCTTCGTCAAACAACTTGAACAAACCAGGAATGTAGGATATATTTCTTTCAACAATTGATATTTCATCTTTTGCACTTTTTGTCGCTTCGCTTTTTGTCGCTGCGCTTTTTGTCTCTTCGCTTAAAACCCACAGGTTGGCGTCAACTTTCTCAACAGATCCAATATAGGTATCCGGATTATCTAGGATATGTTGCTTATCAGTTTTTTGCTGGTATTTATTGGCGAGCGCCTCTGACTCTACGTTAGTCACAGCAACGTTAGTCACAGCAGTATTAGTATTATTTTTCAAAGTTTTACTCATCTTATATATTCTATTATAAATTCAAAAATATTGTTTAAATTATTTTCAATTTTATTTTATAACAACAATTAAGGTTCAGATTTTCCAATATCTAATATCTATAATTAATAGGATGTCATATTCATATCAACGTTTAACACCAGGCAGAAAACCGAGTGTAAAATTAACAAATTTAATTAAAAACATTGGTCTATGTCAAAATAAGGCACAGGCACAGGCACAGGCACAGGCACAACAACCAATACCTTCTATTCCATTTATTGGAAATGGTTATACATATTCATTTAATGATGACACTTATATGATTCAATTCAAAAATAATGGCATTATTAAATTTTTGAATGATTGTTTTATTACATATACTTTAGTTGGTGGTGGCGGAAGTGGCGCTGCACCTAGCAGTTTTGGCGGTGGTCAATCAGGTGGTGGCGGTGGTCATGTGTTAAATAATACTTTAGGTATTATTGCAAATAATGGAAATACATGGAATATTACGATTGGAAATGGCGGTATTATAAATGATCCTATAAATAATGGTATTGGAGAAGATACTCAAATACAAAGTAATAGTTCTGTAATAGCAACTACAAATAATTCATTGTATTCAGGAGGAGGTGGGTTAGGAGCGTCAAATTTCAGTACTAATGGTGGTGGAGGACCAGGTGATAATATTACCAGTGCCAGTGGTGGTAATTATTTTTTATGGACATATTTTTCAGTTACATATGGTTTAGGTGCGGGTGGAGGAGGTGGTTCATTAACTTCTGGAGCACTAACAACATTAGGTGGAAATGGATTAACAGCAGATTCATATTCCATCGATGCCGATGGTGGTAATGGACAACAAGGAATAGATGGTAACTGGTATGGTGGGGGAGGAGGAGGTGGAGTTCAAAACAATAATCCTTATTTTCAGAGTGGTAAAGGTGGTATTGGTGGCGGTGGCGGTGGTTATAGTATATACACTACTTATCCAATAAATGGTGAAAATAATACCGGTGGCGGTGGTGGCGGTGGCAGTAATGGAAATCTACCTATTATATCTTCAGGCAATGGTGGATCTGGTATAGTAATATTGTATGTAAAAGTTATTAATAATTCAACTAACAATTCAATTAATTCAACTAACAATTCAATTAATTCAACTACTGATTTCAATACAAGTTGCACTTTTTATGAGGATTGTCAATGTATTCAGGAAAAAGTGGCGCAAATTAAAACTGGATATAACGATCCAACACAAACGCAGGCGAAGAGGGTTTCGCGAGCAATTACTGGAACTTTAGGAGGAAGAACAACCTTTGGTAACGCTGGTGTATCAGCAATTGTCACTTATTTGGGCGGTATTGAAGGACAACCTGGCGGTATTCCTCGTCCACTTAGAAACAAATTTTAATTTGTTTCCATTTTATTTGTTTCCATTTTATTTATTGCGTTTCCAAAATAATATTTACCATTTAGAAATATTATTTTTTCTTCTTATAAATTATAATGAGTGGAACTAAAATGACTGTTGGATCTCGCGCCCAAGTTTGGCATGGAACTGCTAAGCATACATCTGGTGGACTTACTAAGACCCAATTGATGATGAATAAAGCTGGTCGTATTGTGTCTCGTAAGAAGCACCACTCGGCCAAGAAAGATAATCGCCTTGTTAAGGCGGGATACAAGACCAAGAAGGGACACTTTGGTTTTGTCAAGGTTGGATCCAAGAAGCGTGGATCTAGATCTAAGAGGAGAGGACACAGAGGCGGCGCTGGTTATGCTCCGTTGTCGCCTGCTGAACTCAACGCTCAAGGTGATGGCATCGCCGGTCAAGGAATCACACCTGGAGGACCTAATACGATCGCTACTATGGCAGGTGGCGCCATCTACGGTTCTGACGCCATCGGCGCTAATTTGTCGGATGTTAATAACGCATCTAGCAGTACTTTAACTGGCAATGGCATCGCCGGCGCTGGTATTACTGACTTTGGTCTCGGATCTATTGGCGCTCAAATGAGGGCGGGTATGGCTGGTGGCAGACGCAAGAAACATAGAGGTGGTACAGGTTCTCAACCAACTTGGGGTCCTAATAATCCCCAACAATTAGTACTGAACGCAGCAAGCGGTGGCAAGAAGAGAAGGATGATGGGTGGCACTGGATCTAAGGGACCCATGCCGCAATCTGATCCTGAAATGATTGCTACTAATTATTAATAATTTACTCCTCATTCAACCACTCTGAACTAACAAATTTATCAAATTGAATATATTGTTGTAGTTCGTGAAGCAAAAACTTCTCAAAGAATTGCTTGCTTACAATTGGCGACACTTGCTTGTCTACAATATGCCGCGCTACACTATACGATTTGTAACTCTTATATAATTCATCAAATGATATTAACTCCTTGTTACTATTATTAATGCTATTATTAATGCTATTATTAATGCTATTATTATTTATTTTCTGTGTCGCCTTAAACGACTCCAAATGCGTCCGAACATCTTCATGTTTAATCCACAAATTACAGCAAATATTCGTAATATATTTATTTTCAATGACATCTACTTGCGGCGCATAATAATGATTAATCATTTTGATAATATCTTTATCTGAAATTGTCACATTTTTGAACTCGGATGACTTATATAATGTTAAAATCTCATCAACCTCATATTCATCGTCAAAACTAGCGTTGTTATCCAAAATGGTAATATGCTTCTCCCAAAATGTCAAGAAACTACTAACCGATGGTAAATATTTACTGGTTACATTTAGAAATATTGGATCATTGTTAGTTGATGTCTCTGAATTGACACTACAAATCAACTTACTCTTTAGCAACTCTTTGAGTCCATTTGTGTAAAGCATATTGGGAATATTTACAGATGATAAATATTGCTTCCAAATGTAATGCATATTCTTCCAAGACAATGTATTCGTATTCGTATTTGTTGTCGACAAATCAAGACACTGCTTGATAAAGTCTGTAGCAATTTTGTCAATCGAATTGTTTACAAAAAACAATGAATAATGTTTGTTAGTTTCTTCTGAATCAGTAACCAAAAAATTGTCGGAATTGTTATACCTATCCGAATAGTGCGCCGCAACACAAAGCAAATCAATTCCAATCTTATTTAGCATATCTTTGATAAGTTCCGTCGATATGTTGGCGTCATTAGTCTTGATTAGACGATAACAAGAGAGGTTATGTGTGTCGTGATACTTGGAAATGAAATTGCCCATGATGGAATTTCCAGTTGTTATGTATGCAATCGAGTCAATGAGTAGCACTAGTTTCTTGGTGTTCGCATTAATAAAGTATTGTAACGGGTTTTCTCCAACATTCTTCTTCAAAATACAGTCGCCAATAATCGTCAGGAAATACTTGCTTTCTGACTTGTTATCAAAAATGGTCTGTAAAAATCCCAGCACATTTTGAATCGTATAGGTTTCAGGCACAGATTTGAATAATGTTCGCTCTTTTATTTGCCTGATAATATTTTGCTTCGTCTTATGCTTCCACGCCATCAACTTACCTTCGTCGGTAATGGTTGACAACAAGTGGTGATGTATATCATCATCCTTGATGATCTTATATGACTTGCCATCATATTCATAATAAATATTATTGTAGGGCATGTAGAAATACTGGTGCTTCATTAGAAATACCTTGTAAAAATTGTCTTGCTCAATTGTTAGTTCATTGATTCTAGATAATCGCTCTTCATACTTCTTATTCTCAGAGTCTAAAATTGTAGGCAAATTGGTAATATATGTTTGCAATCGATTTAACATATATGGATTGTCACTATATTTGTCAAATAATTCGGCAATAATGACATCTACCGGCGTCGTTTTAGGTGTTAGTTCCTCCATTAATTGTTATTACTATTATAACATTAAGTAGTTTTTATATTAAATACAAATTATTATTTTATATTATTTAATAAATACAATGGACAACATTCTAATCATACTAACAACCACGGTTCATGTTAATTATAATAAATGGTTTATACACCAGGGGGATCCAAATGAGCGCCGTGATTGCTATTTAAAGGCAATCAAGCAATGGTTAGAGAGGACGACATTTAAAATTTGCCTAATTGAGAATTCTGGATATACGTACCCTGAGTTGTCTACTGAATTACTATTATATCAAGACCGCTTTGAAATTATTTCATACAATGAAAGTGAAATGCCTGAATTGTTACTATTATTTCAAAACAACTCAAAAGGATCCAGTGAATTATATTCAATCAATTATGCATATAATCATTCCAAATTCAAACCAACAACTGACTTTGTTATTAAAATAACTGGTAGATATTTTATACCTGATTTAGAACCATTTCTTATTGAAAATTGTATTAAAGATAGAAGTAAAGAACGCGGGTTTTATAATAGCAGTGGTCGAATTATGGCGTTAAGACAAAATTGTGATGAAAGATGCGAATTAGTTGGGTCGCATGTTGATCTATTTTCATTTATATTTAGCAAGAACTTGTGTAATTTTGATGGCGGATTTCATGGACATGTTGAAAGTGTTTATTGTAATCGAATTAAAGTATTAAATCCATTGAATGTTTTAACTTGTAATGAGTTTAAAATAGAACATACTATTCGGGGCGGCGAAAATATGTTTTTTGATACTATATAAAATAATAATAAGATATTACTTATTATTATTACCATTTTACTTCTTCTTCCAAACTTCAAAGAAATTGTTGTAACATGGTCCCCAACCACCTGCTTCAACATAATCTACGTAAAAATTGTTATTCTTTAAAATTTCGTCAATATAATTCTTTTTAGATATATCATAATAATCATTCTCCATAATGATCAAGTTCACATTATTTAATATTTCTGGCATATCCATTAAAATATAGTAAAACGCTCCTTCGCAATCTAAAACAAGAGTATCAAACTGTATGTTATATTTTGAATATAATTCTTCTAGTGAAATGATACTTATATTTTTGTAACCATCTAGTACTACATCAGATTCCATAGTGTCCCAACCTTTTTGAATTAACTTCCTTTTTGACAACGCCGACTTTTCAACATGGAATGTGAATTTATTTAGGTTTCTATTTTCAATCAATTGATTCGCAATATCAGGATCTGATTCAAGTGTAACAAAATTGTTATTTTGGTTTTCTCTCAAAATATGAGCAATAACTAACGAATTTCTTCCTACATTACCACCTATTTCTAAAACCTTTTCGTTTCCAGTTAAATATCGAATTGCCATTTTTTGTTCTGGCAATTCGTCTCTAAAACTACCATATTTAATTTGCAATTTTGAATGAATCATAGACACCTCCATATCTATATTATTCATTGTAACTGTATTATCAATTAAATTAATGATAATTTCTACTGAACTATCATATTCTACAAAATTGTTATCATTATTATTAATAAATATTAATTTATGATGTCCAAAACATGGGTCTGTAAATAACGCTGCTCTATTAAAATCTCCCGAAGGAATTGTAATTATATTATTATTGACCAATTTAGAATAACAAATATCAGTTACGTCAATGCTCGAATCTTTTATTCCATATAAAATTTTCATTATATAATTTACTAATATTTTATTTTTATATTTTAAACAAATAAAACAAATTACATAATTTATTAATTTTTAGCGTAAATAACTATTTAAAGATTTGCGTTCAAAATTACTTATATTATACAAAATGGCGCAATTCACTAATAAAACTTCTATCTCTAATCCGTCGTCTACAAATGACGGTAATGTATTGACTATTAAGACTGTTCAAATTGCTCCTTTTAGAACACTCATGACTGCCTTGAAAGACATTCTTTTAGAAACAAACATTTCGTTTCAACCCGATGGTATTCGTATTATCAACATGGACAAGTCGCATACTATTTTAGCGCATTTGTATTTGGCGGCGCAGAATTTTGAATCATATGAGTGCAAGAAAGAGAAGATTATTATTGGTGTCAATATGTTTCACTTGTTCAAGTTGATTAACTCCATTGACAATGATGATACTTTGACTATTTACATTGAAAACGCCGACTATTATGACGGCATTGTTTCTCATTTGGCGTTGAAATTTGAGAACGGCGACATTAAGCAATGCAAGACCCAGAAACTGAAATTGATTGAACCGGATCAAGAGGAACTCGAGTATCCTGATGTGAAGTTCTCCTCAATTATCAACTTGCCGTCCGCTGATTTTCAAAAGATTATTCGTGATTTGTCATGTATTTCGGACAAGTTGGAGATCAAGTCGGTTGGCAATGAACTCATATTCAAGTGCCAGGGGCAGTTTGCTTCGGCAGAGATTCACCGCGCAGAATCTGATGGCGCAATGGGTTTCATTTTGAAGCAGGATTCGTCGAAGATCATTCAGGGTGAGTTTTCTTTGAAAAATCTTGGTTACTTTATCAAGTGTACTAATTTATGTTCCCAGATTGAGGTGTATTTGGAAAACGATTTGCCACTTGTTGTGAAGTACGATGTTGCAAGTCTTGGTTCGATACGTTTATGTTTGGCGCCTCTTCCTTCTACGTAATTAACAAATATCAGAAAAACACTACAAAATACAAAATAATATATAAATTATATTGATATATTATTATAAATGAATACAAATTTAGGAAAAAATCGCTGCTGTGATATACCAAATCCACCAAAAGGCGCAACTGGAGACCATGGAAAGGATGGACTTATTGGTCCTATTGGTATTCCTGGACCTGATGGACCTATGGGACCAACTGGCGCCACGGGTCCTTGCTATCGAGGTCCTAGGGGTCCTCAAGGACCTGTTGGTGGATTAACTGGCGCTACTGGACCTTCTGGAACACCCGGACCTTATATTATTAATCATAATTACTATTTTTCAACAACTGCTGGCGGCACATACAATAACGCGAGTGGATTTGTTACTTTAGGAACTACACCTATAACGTTGCCTTTAAGTGAGCAAAAATGGGCGATCAGTTGGGATATTGTAGAAAATTGGTCAGATCCCAGTAATCAATTTTATATTCGATTCGATGAATATTATAACCCCGGCGCTTATCATGAACCATACACTTTTAAAAGTAATCATCCATATTTTTTATATGGAAATGGAGGTACTAACATGTATGGTTCAGCAAATGATTTTTTGGATCTAACTCTATCAACTGAAAGTGATTTTACACTTCAACTTAGACAGACAACAACATCTTCTAACACGATTCCAATTGGTTCATTAACATTTAATATCACATTTACGCAAATCATTTAATTTATTTTTTCAATTTTATAAACTATTTATAATATATAATTTATACAATGCTTGGCTATGTAAACTATTATTCTAGAAACAGATGCTGCAATATTAAAGCAAAGGGAACTCCGGGAGATCAAGGACCTGTTGGCAATACAGGTCCGATTGGTCCGCAAGGTGTTCAAGGCGCAACGGGACCTACTGGACCGACTGGACCGACTGGACCATGTTGTGTCGGACCGACTGGACCGACTGGACCCACTGGACCTGCTGGCGGACCCACCGGACCCACTGGACCTGCCGGTGTTGGAACTATTTTTAATTGGACAGGTATTTTAAGTGGTATAACTATTCCGGCAAGTATTAACATCATCGATAATACCGTTAATATTACTTTACCTCCTCAAAAAAAATGGGCGGTATCATGGTCAATTCAAGAAAACAAACATATTCCTAATAGCAATTTTTATTTAGCGTTTCATGATAATTATGCGGCGACAACATACTACCCTATTGTATTTAATAACACTCAATATTTTTACTTGAACTCTAGTGTTGGTTCTGGTATTACTTGTGGTAGTGGAAATGATGTACTTGATTTAACTGGAACTTCCAATACATCATTTGATATTGAATTATGGCAAGGAGGAGGACTAAAAGTTGTTGATGGTTATTTTTCTGTTTCATTAACCTTGTTACCACCATAATTAAATATTTGGGATTCTTTTGCTTTGCCTTTCGATTTGCTTTTAAAAACCTTTTCTAAAGGTATATTATAATGTCAAGTTATACAACTTATTTAGGCGCTAGACGTTGTTGTGAAAAAAATTTAGTAGGTCCTCAGGGATCTAATGGTAATCAAGGTCCCGGTGGTCCGATTGGTCCTGCGGGTGTGACTGGATATACTGGCGCTACCGGACCTCGAGGACCGACTGGTTGTAAAGGCAATTCTGGACCTGCTGGACCACCTGGACCTCAAGGACCTACTGGACCTAGTGGAGGTGAGCAAGGTGTTACAGGTGCAACAGGATCAACAGGTGCAACAGGATCAACAGGTGCCACAGGATCAACAGGATACGGTGTTACTGGTGCAACAGGATCAACAGGCGCAACTGGTTCCACAGGTGCAACTGGTTCCACAGGTGCAACTGGATATGGTGTTACTGGTGCAACTGGTAGTACTGGTGCAACTGGTAGTACTGGTGCAACTGGATCAACTGGTGCAACTGGATCAACCGGTGCAACTGGCGCAACTGGATCCACAGGATCAACTGGTGCCACAGGCGCCACCGGTGGTAGTCCATGGATACCAATGAATGGTCTAGGAATAACGGGCGGATACACTGGTACAGGTTACACAGGAGACGTGCTTATTTATGGCAATTTATTAGTGACTGGTGGAATTGATCCAACTTATTTAGCATTAACACCACAAACAAGCGGTCCAATCGGATTTACAAATCCTTTATGGGTAGATAGTGTAAATCAAAATGCTTTGAGGTCAGAGAAAATATTAATTAGTAACGGACCCGTTGGAACTGGAAATCTAACCATTAATAATTCCCTCGGAACAGGAACGTTAGGGTCCTTATTAACCCTTAACCAAACCAATCTATCTTCGGTCATTTTATACACCGAAAAATACAATCAGAGAACCGCCTCGTTCTCCACTTCTTCTATCCAAGATAGTTATTTCGCAAAAAATGGAACAGGAACAAAGACCGAGCAAGCAAGGGTAAGAATAGATACACCCACCAGCAACAGCGGACAATACACTATTGCGGTAAATCAATCGGGAGTAGTGACGAATTATCTGACCGCTAATGGGAGTGCGGGCAGTCTTGATATGTCCGCACCTTTTCTTAATATGACCACTCACCCTATCCTCGGCGTGACTACAATAACCGACTTTCAAGCACTCCCCTTTTTACCGCAGGGGACGATTGAGGCATCCAGCAATAATCCAGTTCAAATTACTGCTTACGGAAATAACCACCAAGTTTTATTAAAAGCAAAACCAGTTCCCACTATTGATACACTCACCCAGCAAGTTCCATACATTACGAATGCTACTATTCGTTGCTCTACCGTTTCTGCTTCATACCAGTGGTTGGGGTTAGATAATGGTGAAGTATATGTATATGACTCAGGGGTGAATAATTGGGCGTTGTATGCCACATTTACAGGTGCTTCTGGACAGAGCATTTCCGCTCTTCACTACGATTCCTACCTCAACCGCCTATACATTGGAGGACTATTTGATAGTCAAGTTTTCGCCCAACCTGATCCCCCTGATCCCCCTGTCCCCCCTGTTTCCGATTTACATAATGTTTGCTACGTCCAGGCACCAACAACAACAACACCAACAGTCACGAAACTGTCGTGGGTTGGTGCTACAGACCCTGGGTTCAACAGTCAATGCTACGCAATTACAGGGAACAATAGTGGATATATTTATTTCGCAGGTGATTTTACATACACCTTTAATAATAGTATTCAACTTAGATATATTGGATTTTACGACCAAGTCCATAATATAATCTATCCTCCCAACGGCAATGACATTGACGGTTTTAACGGGGCAGTGTGGAATATAGATTTTCTCTCGGGTGCAAGTTATATTTGTGTTACTGGAGGATTCACCACTTTGACAAGCGGAAGCGGAAGTAATTACAGTCCCTATTGCCTCTCTTTTAGCGTTTCAGGTAATAGTATAGGGTCGGTGACTTTGTTTGATGGTGGTAATGGAGTCCTTACAAACCCTATTGATAATTGTTGGGATTGTATTGATAATAACGGGTCGAACTTCTTTGTCGCATTAGGAAACAATACATACGGTAGTGGTGTAAATTACCTAGCAGAATGCCCTTACGCAACGATGACTCCTGCCGTTGTCGGTGCTGGTGCTTTCAACGCAAAAGTGACGAGTTTATACTACAACTTCTCTTCTGGTTATACAGAGGTCGTGACCGCATCAAACAGTCAATATATCCAGAATGGGAGTCTGTATGCGACCATTCCTTGGACTCCGTGGGTATTCAGGTTCAAAGAAACAGGAGTTACCTGGTTCAATCGGCAAGGTGTTGGAACGCAATGGGCGTTTCTCGGTTCTACTGCTAATACCTTTGTCCTTCAATCAGGGCGGACTATTAAAAGCGGTGGAGTAACATACACTGGAGGTATTTCTAATACCACTCCCGTTGATGGATACACCCTTCTTCTCAACTGGAACGGTGTGGAATATTTTATCGTTTCGCAGATTGGAACTGGTTGGAACCCATACACTTAAAATTTTCAATATATCCTGATGTATACTTGAGAATATTTGAGTGTTGCCTTTGAGTTTTGATATACTTTTCTTAAGCGAAGCAGAATTAATGAAATAAAAAAAGTATATATATATAATAATAATGGCATTTACAAGATTTCATGATGATCCGGCGAGGGTTGCAAAACAATTACAACAACAAACAGATCAAGGACGATGGGTTTTAGATGTGCCCGGTAATGGCGACAAACCGTGTTACATGTTGGACCCACAGATCATTCCGCAAAAATGGGGCGGCAATTTGTGGACAAAATCGATCGACATCCAAAGTTCTCTTTTAGGAATAGATAGACCTTTGAACAGAGATTGTCTAGCGCCTAATTCAAAATATGTCAAGGGATCAGAACCGATTGTGTATCCGGTTTGTGAAAACTTGACGACAGAAGAATCCAGGGCAATTATGCCTGCATGGACTGCTCGTGATCTGCCTCAAAATCACGCTTACATTCTGCCCATTGATCCCCAGGCGCATACTGAAATGAACTTTAGAAATAATGTTAGTACCAGAATTTTAGAAAAAGATTACTTTCAACGCAATCTAGAATGTGGCATACCGCAAAATGATCAACGATATACCCAGTTGCCAACTAAGACAACAGAAGGAAGCAAAGGGAACAAAGGAGGCAAAGGAAAGGAAGGTTTTATGGGCGATGTTGGCGGACCCGCTGCTTCACCCGGACTAATATCTGAAACAAAATCTGTTAAACCTGATTATAATACAAATATTAGTAATAACCACGTAACTAGTTATCGAAAAGAATTAAAACAGTAAATAAAATTGGTTATTTAAGAGTTATAGTATTTATAAATACTTTTATAAATACTTTTATAAATACTTTTTTATAAAAAGGTATATATAATATATAATGGAATTAGCGATACCTTTACTAGCATTAGGAGGAATGTATGTTATTACAAATCAAACAAAAACATCTTCCAAAAATAATAAAAATTCAGGATCAAATAACAGCAACACTTCAAACAGTAATAATAACAATAACGCTAAGCAAGAGAACTTCACTGGAATGGGTTCCAAGGTGAACTACTTACCTAACACCAATGTGCCTCCCTCAAACTATCCTATTATGAACAATAAAGAACTAGTTGACACTGTTCAGGAATATCCGAATGCAAATGTCGCCACCGATAAGTATTTCAATCAGAACGCCTATGAACAAAAACAGCGATCCGGTGGCAAAGTGGACAGCAATATTCAGCAGGTTTATTCATTAACTGGAAATTATATGGATACTGAACAATTTAGACATAATAACATGGTGCCGTTTAATGGCGGCAAACCCAAGGGTCAAATCTATAATAATAACAACGCCGAGACCATTTTAGATAATTACGCAGGCACTGGATCTCAAGTAATTAAGAAGATTGAGCAGGCGCCGCTGTTCAAACCACAAGACAACATCCAGTGGGCGTATGGTGCGCCAAACATGAGTGATTTTATGCAGTCGCGGGTCGCACCTGGTTTAAGGAACAACATGGTGAAACCATTCGAGTCTGTTCATGTTGGTCCTGGTTTAGGAAAGGGTTTTACTTCGGAAGGCAGTGGTGGATATAACTCTGGAATGGAAGACCGTAACGCCTGGTTGGATCGCAATGTTGACGAGATGCGTGTTAAGACAAATCCCAAGTTGGAATATTCTTTAGACAACCTACAGGGTCCCGCTTCCACTTTAATTAAAAACATTGGAATCCAAGGCAAGGTAGAAAAATACAGACCAGATGGATTTTATGTTAACTCACAGGATCGTTGGTTGACGACTACTGGCGCCGAGAAGGCGACACGTTTGGTTGCCGATGAAATATTCCATACATCTAATCGTAATGAGACGACTAAGCATGTTCATGGAACACCCAATTCTACTTTGAAAACTGCGGGTTACGTGCCAACAACACACGAGGATACCAAACGTATTCAATTAGAGTGTTTTGATGTATCTCATTCAAATGCAGGAGGTCATGGACCTCACACTGACGGCGAAGAATTTTTAAAGAGTCACACAAATTATACTAACAATAGAAGTGTAAACCAGCAACCTCAGACATTTGGTTCTGGATTCTCCGGTGCAATTGGCGCTGTTATTGCTCCTCTAATGGACGCATTTAAACCCTCGAAGAAGGAAGAATACAGTTGTAATATGCGTGTTTACGGAAACGCTGGTGGTGAAGTGTCTGGAAATTATGTTCAGACTGCCGGTGACGCTCCCGGAACAACAATTAAGGAGACTACATTGTATGAACCCAATGGTTACATTGGAAACCAGATTAACGGCGCTTATCAGGTTCATGAGCACCAAACTATTGCTAATCAACGTGATACTACAACTGACTGCTACCAGTTGATGCCTGCCGGCGGCGCTGCGTCTCGACACGGGTCCAAACAATACGACTCTGTATATCGTCAGACAAATAACGATAGCAAGGAAAAATTGGTTGCTGGAAGAATTAATCAAGGAAACGCCAAGAATTTTAATTCTTCAATTAATATGTCAATGTCTAAATTGGATTCTGATCGTGAAAATAACCGGTTATGGGCGCCAAGTGCAACGACTGCATCCGGTCCATCTGTCCAAACTTATGGAACAACCAATACACCGCAATATGTGAACGCATATCAAGATAACAACCGAATGGCACCAGATTTGCTACAAGCGTTCAAGGACAATCCTTACACACACAGTTTGTCGAGTGTAGCGTAAAGCAAAATGACTGTAAAGCGGAGCAACTTGAAAGCAAAATGACTGTAAAACAAAGTGAAAGAAATCAAGGAAAATGTGTTTATTTTTTATATGTAATATTATTAAATATAAAATGTATTTGCGCAAATGTTATGTTTTGACGTGTAATGAAAAATCTGAACGCACACAATTTACAAAGAGTGTACTAGAAAAAGTCGGATTCCAAGTGTATTTATTTCGCGCCATTCCACACAAAGACAAGGTCCTTTCAAATAAAATCAGCATGATGGGCATATATCAGTTTATTGTTAACGGGGACGATGAATGGGTATATGTCTTTGAAGACGACATTAATATTTTAGGGAATATTACATTGGATGAAATTATAAAATACGAAGCACTAACACCACGTTTCTTTTATTTAGGTGTTTGCGATTATGGTAAACAAATTAGACAAAAACATCCGATCAAAATTTGTAATCATGATATAAGCGTTATAAGAGGAAATGTCAGAGGTTTACACGCGATTGGTATTTCTAAAAAGGGCGCCAAAGAACTACTCACATTTGCGCGATCTGTAACCAAACAAAGATATATGGATGTTTGTGTAGAAATGTTCTCTATAATTTATCCTACATTTGTTGTAAGATACGATTTGGAAAGTTACATTAGTGGACACCGGGGTGTCTTTTTTCAAGATCGAAACAAGTTCCCTTCAAGTATTTGAACAAAATATAATACGCTTTATTTAAATATAAAAACACTATTTTAATAATAGATAACTAACAAAGCAAATGATAAATATTCATCAAAATATAAAGGAAAAATTGGATTATTTTCACAAAAACAAACGTATTCCTAACATTATTTTTAATGGACCTTCTGGCAGCGGTAAGAGTAAGATAGTAAACGATTTTATTACACTAATTTACGACAACAATAAGGAAAAGATCAAGGATTTTGTCATGTATGTCAATTGCGCACATGGCAAGGGCATTAAATTCATTCGCGACGAATTGAAGTTCTTCGCCAAGACGCATATCAATTCGAATGGCGGCGATATTTTCAAAAGTATTATCTTATTAAATGGCGACAAACTAACAATGGATGCACAATCAGCGCTCAGGCGATGCATTGAGTTGTTCAGTCACAATACGCGTTTTTTTATTATTGTAGAAGACAAGTATAAATTGTTGAAACCTATTTTGTCGCGCTTTTGCGAGATCTATATACCAGAACCTGAGCATAATGGTGAGATAATCAATCTTTACAAGTATAATTTGGATCAAACGTTTAAAATGGAGAAGATAAAGCAGCAGCGACTTGATTGGTTAAAGGCGGAGTTAGAGAAAAATATGAACGGGAATATGAGTGAAACTGCTATACTAACATTTGTGACCAAGTTATATGAAAAGGCGTATAACGCTTTAGATATTATTCAACTGCTCGAAGATGGTAAACTTAACGTGTCGGGTGACAGACAATATGAGTTACTGATTGCGTTTAATAAAGTGCGGAAGGAGTTTCGGAATGAGAAATTGCTGTTGCTATTTGTATTGAATTTCACTTATTTAGATAGCAAAATTGTCTTGGAAAATATCTCATTTATGTAAATACTTGAAATGTTAAGTTAACTGATTTATTAACTTAATATTTATATTTTGTTATATCTTTTTTGTTCGCCTTTTTTTAATTCTTTTTGTTTGCCTTTTATTGACCCGTTTGTTTGTCTTTTGTTTTCTTCGTTTTGTTTGTTTGTTGTTCCTTTTAGTTTTTCGCCTTTGTCGTCTGGGTCTTCTTCCACCGTATCTGTCTAGAGGAAGTTGAGTTCCCTCATCCGGAAATTGAGATCCCTTATCCGGGTCTTCATTGTATATCCATCCATAATCATAATCATAATCATCATCACGTTGGTGTTTATTTTTATTTTGTTCTTGATCTTGATATTGATCTAACTTCCTTTTCACACGATCCAAATCTTTTTCTTTTTCCGATTTTGGTTTGTGTTTTGCTAATACTGCTTCATATTTCTCCGCATTTTCCGCTGCCAACTCGTTTGAGTCGCGATAACGAACCTCAAAAGGATTCCTAGCACTAGACGCACTTTGTTGTATTGAAGAGGATATATGAGGTATTCTTTTAGATGTCTGTTGAGACGCTGTAGTCAGTTTTTCATGAAGACTCTGTAATTTGGAAAGATCATCTCCCTGAGAATTACGTATTTTTGCCTCAATCACTTGAGACAGATGTTGTTGTACAGCATCGTCTTCAATATTTTGAGAAAGACCCAATAATGTTCTACGTGTAACTATTAATTTATCTTGAGATCCTCCTACACACCTTGTATCTTCTACTGGTGCTGCTGCTACTGCTCCTGCTAGTGCTGTTGTT